ATTAATATATAATTTGATTGGCTCACGGTTATAGCATAATATTTTTTTATCTTGCTCTCCATCTTCTCTAATTAAGTATAAAATATCCCACATAAGTTTACCGGCGGATTCATTATCTATATTATCCGCCAAAAAAAATGTTCTTTTATTAATATCAATGTATATATTATCTCTTGTTGAACCCATATATTTCTCCTCTTGAAACTCACAATTCATCGTGTTTCTATCACACGTTTACATTACTCACTTAACACAAGCCAAGTTTATAATCGTTGGGTGTAAACCTGCACCCTTTATTCCATTGATAAAAATCTTTGGAAATACCTTCTTCATAATTTGATATGCCCCATTTACATCTGCATTTATTTTCTTTCCACAATTCGCAATAAATAATCCTCTATATACTCTACGTTCTTTTCTATAATTCTCTTTTATAGGATCTTCATTGTCTAAAAACGATGTCCCAGAAGTATATGATTCTTCATTCTCTATAAACTTAATTCCATTATTCTCACACTTATATGAAAGCATTTTTATAAACAGTTCATAAGGAATATATGTGAAATTTTGCAGACCCTGTTTCTTTTGTTTCCATTCATTGTTATACCCTACAACTAAAGTGTCAATTCCATATAGAACACACCAATCAACTACATATTTGCTAATACAATGCATCTGATATTTAATCATTTCGTACCGTTTATTAGTAAATTTTTGTAATTTCTTTGACCATTCCTTATCATTTACCTTCTTCAATTCTGATTGAATATTTGCCTTTTGTTTATTATAAAACTGATTAATTGACTTAATAATTCCACCTTTAACAGCTATCGGATTTTCACCAATGTTGTTTACCATAGTTATAAAATTATTAACTCCCATGTCAATAGCAGCTATCCTATCAGAATTTTTTGAAATATCAGGTGTTTCAATTTCGTATACAATTTCCATTATATATTCCCTACATCTTGGAATAAATCGACATTGTAGTATTCTATCTTTCGCATTAGTTCTAAATAAGTTATTAAATTTTTTGAATGGTTTCCATGCAAAATATACATAACCATTCTTTAATTTTACTTTATTACTATCTAAAGAAAGAACAAATCTTCCACCTTTTGCTTTATATTTAGGAATTTTAGGTCTTCCTAAATATTTATTTGGATATCTTGCCCAATCTTTAATAGCAACAAAAAATGATTTCCACATTTTATCAAGAATTCTCAATGTTCCTTGACCTACATTACTTCCAATATTCTTATATGGATTGGATTCTTTTACTAACCGAAATAATTCATTATAATGAATCCATTTTCCATTGTTTATAAATTCTTGACGTATTATATAATTTGCATAATTATATAGATTCTTAGATTTAAAACAATATTCATCTATGAATTTATAAAAATCTGACCCATACTTAATATTGTGTTGTTCTGTTCTTTTTATTTATTATGCCATATCCTTTCTTTTTCATTTTTTATGGTTTGCCACTTAACCAAAATAAACATAATCGCAACTATCCGGTTCAATTAAATGCAAATCAATAATCATTTCTCCGTTAATATCTTCTCCATCAACTTCGATATTTTTGATTGTAATAGTGTTCTCTGTTATTTCGGTTATTTCACCTATGTAGTGGTTATGACAATTTGATTTTTCATTATATATCATAAATGCAATATCCTGCCCGACAGAAAATTTCAAATTATTATCTGCATTTAAAGTCTTTGTAGTTTTAATACTATATTTCATATGTTACACTACCTTCCTAATAAAGTGTCCTAATCCTTATCCAAATGTAATCACTCCGTCGGGATATTTTTCAAAGAATTCTGAAACCTTGTCAAGTTGTTCTTTGGTTAATTTAAAATAATCCTTACGCATCCAACGTCTTAGATTCCTACGGTTTGTAATTACTTTTCTTGGATAATGTTTAACTCTAAAAATATCTTCATATTCTGGGATATCGACAAACAATCCGCTACGACCTCGTATCTCATAAATATAAGCTGAACCATTTAATAGTTGTGGATTTCCTGCACCATAACCAAGTTGCCACCAATACTTTCCATATACACATGGAATATTTTTAACAAACGATTTCATCAATTGCTTATATAAAAATTCATTGTTTAATCCCAATTCCATATTTTCTTCTGAAGAGCCAGTCAAATTAAATATTTCTATTGGAGCATATTCTTTCATTAACTGAAACTCTTTATCAGTTATAGGTCTACTGAATGATGTATGACATCCCATTATTTTCACTCTCCTCTTAAATATTCGGCTACAATTACCATGTTGTTCTACTGTTCCATATAGACTTTCAGAATATGAAACATATTCAAATGTTCTCGCCTTACAAATAGGACATTTAATAATTTCATATCTCAAATCAGCCTTTTGAGCCTCTCGTTTCATGTTATTTCACCTGTTTAAATCCAAAATCTTGTAATATCTTAATCAATAATTTTGTAGTTTCTCTTTTACAATCTTCACATAATTGCATAGACAATTTATAAACATTTTCTTCAATGTAAATTTTTTGTTCATATTCTCCAGGATCATCATAATATCCGTCATCGTATTCTTCCGAATCACAAATATGTTTACCGCATTTATCACAAGTGATTTTGTGGATATCATATTGATATTGTGCTGTTTTAGTTTCAATTATTTCTGCCATAATATATACTCCTCTCTAAACAATAGTTTCATTTGCAATCTTATTCGTCATCTTGCTCCATTGGATAAATATTACCGTCTTCCGTAACATAATACATTTTAAAGTAAACGCTGCAATCTTTATCACAAACGGATACAAGAATGATCTTCACTGGTTTCCCACCTTCAAAGTCGTTTGAAATTTTAACTCCTACTTGGTCAAGGTCTAAAACCGTCACCGATACATTATTTAAATTCTCACATGTAGCCGGCAAAATTGTCTTATTTTTATTTTCTTTCATATTTAATATTCTCCTAACACCAACTCAATATTGTTAATAAAATTTTCATTGCCAGTTTCTTTCGTCCAGCAAAAATTTGTACCTCGATATTTCACTTTTCCGTCAGACGGAAGAATACCTATATTAATAAGAAGCTTTTTGATTACTTTTGCTTGGTCATCAATGTTTTTGACACAACCTTGTCCATGAATATACGAATTTTTAGGAAGAGAAATGTAAATAGTATTTTCGCCTACATTCACTCTCTCAACACATATTCCATGTTTCAAAAATGTTCCTAATAATGCTCTAAATGTTATTTCATATGGGTTCATAACTTCACCTACTTTTCACTTACAAGTTTGATTTTGTAACCGAGTTTTTCTTCTATTTCAGATAAAGTCATATTCTTTCTTTTGTCACCTACAATCTCAAAATCAATTTTCCCATCTTTAGATACTAAATCTCCAAAACCCAAGTTCATTGTCTCAATATAATATTGTTCCGTTATATATGAAGGATTATTTCGACTCTCCAATGTAAATGACAGTCTATTGATGTCTACTGGGAGTTCCAATGTAGTCGTACCTTTGACAAAAGAAGTATCTGTTTCTCCTTAAAATTCTACCTCTAAATAATACATACCGTTTTTGTTTATTATTTTCAAGTTGCCGATATCTGTAATTGTTGTAGGTTCTTTTATTTTATCTCTAATTTCGTATCCCATTGCTACCTCCGTCATGTTTTACTCATTTTCACCCACTATATATTGTGTTTATATTTAAAATATCATCTATATATAGTATAAAAATTCCTTTGAAATCTCAGATTCAACCGTTAGTCATTTTTTCGACTTCTAAATTCTGCAAATTTGTCTTGTTACCAGTCCATAAACTCATCTTTTGACATTCTTATCATTTGAAATATTATGATAACACCCGATATGTTCAAAATAGGAATAAACATTAGTAGGATAAGAGAAATAAATGATCGAATACACCTAAGATAATATCGAATATTTTCTTACCTTCAATCTCGTCTACATATCCATTCCGTTTTAAAACATCTTTCGAAAACATCATAACTCCAAAAAATGTAATCAAACACAATATTGAAAATGCAAAATGCAACTTTAATAACCACATGTATTTATTCTCCTTATAAAAATTCTTCTATACTTTTGTTTATCGCTTCTTTGACGGCTTTTGTTCTAGATAATTTTTCAGACAATTTATCGGCTGCAATCTTGATGATTTCATCTTTATTCTCGGCTAGAAAATTTTGAATATTATCATCAACCATTTCTTTTAACTTCTGAGTATAATCACAATTTGTAATACTTTTCTTACCAACAAGTGCCTTCATGCAATCGCCTTTTATCTTATTTACCACTTGTTTCTCCACGTTATTTTCGATGTTTCTTTTTATTTTGTCATCATCTATGCTGATTGCAAATTGAACAATATGTTCCATATAATCACCTCTCCTGTATATACTTGTCCCAATTCACCACAACATACTCTTTATAGCAAGGATAATATGTCGTAGTTGCCGTCTGTTCCTCACACCAATCATCCAACAACTTTTGCAAAGAATCATTATCGCAAACATATTCGGCATCTTCTCCTAATTCGGAACAAGCGTCCAAAACAATTTCATCTGCATCAATATGAATTTTTCCTTCCGATGTAACCCATAATCTTATTGGTCTTGCCCTTCTATTACTATAAAATGTCAGCCAGTCATTTATAAAGGCTTTAACAGTGTAATAATATTCATCGGTTTCTGCACAATAAAGCATAGTCGTTACATCTTTTTCGTCAACTTCTTTTGCTTTAGGTATAATTTCTTGCCACTTCTGTTCTTGTGCTTTTAAATCTTCTGCCAGTTGCCCTTCACAATCACAATGACCTTTATAAGGTTGACCGCAATACTTACATATTTTTTGCACACCATTAAAACAATGTGGACACAATGCAAGAGCTTCAGTTCTGTAAGGGTGACTTTCCAAACTATCTCCAGTTCCGAAAACACGTGTGTTAATCTTCACTCCAAGACCATGACAATCTGGACAAATTCGTTCATTTTCATTAAGGTCTTTTATGAGGATTTTAGGAAATATCTTTTTTATCGTTTTATATAAATTAATTTTTTCTCTATGTACCGCCATTAATACATTCTCCTTCCTATTAATCATAATGCAATTCTTTATTACTTGTTCGTATCTGCACGTAAAGTTCCGGCGAATACATGAACCCTAAGTAATTTGCTCCGTCACGCTCATAAGTAAGAACATTACAATCATTTTTAATGTTATCTATGTAAAACATTGCTTTTTGTATTACCGCTTTACGTTGTAAAAATTTAAAATGCCTTCTAATCTTATTGGCACACCATAACCAACCATAACCCATTCCTTCAACATCAATACATGTATATTCGTATGGAAATTCTTCATTGTCATAGTAAAATGCATAAACATCTATATACTTTGCTTTAAAGACTTTTGAAAAATCAATATTTTTCTTGGGTTGCATTCCATAACCGACTTTATCTATCTTGTACTTTCTCATAATATCTACCAAAGTCATATAATTGTCCTCCTAAGTCATTGTTCTATATCAGTTCTTATCTTATTAACTTCTACCAAATTAGAATATCCCATCTTAAAACTTTCTTTGACCTTTTCTTGAATTTTAGTATCAAGTGTATCTTGTACCTGCTTATATATTTCTGCTGATTTTTTATCCGAAAATGCTACACAAGGTGATGTAAATATAGGATAAAGAAACATCTCTTTTATTTGTCCTTTATTCGACATTTTCCTAATCGTACTATCAAAAATGTTATATACATATATCGGTGATTGCTTATCCCACGTATCGTATTGAAGCTTTCTTGAATAAGCTTGTTTGATTATTTCTTTTGATAGACCTATTTCAAATTTCTTCATTCCAAGTCCTCCATATTATAATTTTTTCTTATGTATTCACACAAATCTTCCATTGTTCTTTTAATATACCAATCATTCTTAAATAGCTTATTAACTCGACAAGTACAAGAATATTTCGCTCCATATTTTTTGAAGAATTTTAGATTAACACTAATACTCAACAACGGTACTTTAGTAAATCCATCTGTTAGCCACTTCTTAAACCATTCCATAATTACCACCTATATTTTTGTCAAGAGAGTTCTAAGTGGTTCTCTTGTTATATTCTCTTTCGCCCACGAGATATAACTTGGGTCAGTATGTACAACGTCTGTCAACTTTTCACCGTTATGTTTTCCAAAGGTCAGTATGTATGTATCAAGCGATGGTGTTGTATTGGATGTCTCATATCCATTAAACAGAACTTCAATATCTTCTCTACTCGCCAAATAGTCTGCCAAATGAAGAATTTTTTGAAATTTATTCGTTGGTAAAGGCAAGACAATTGAACTTCTTTTATCTGTATTCCATTCGCCCATATGACTTTCGATGGTTGTAGCGATCATTTCGACCTCATTATCAGGCAACTCATGACCTTTTAAATTTCGAATAACTTCGCCCACAAGTAATGGATGATTAAATTTTGTGTATTTATTTTTCAGAAAATCTTCATCACTTCCACTTTTTCGTGAATCGTGCATCATTCCGGCTACTCTCATTAAATCTTTCTCTCTTTGTGTAAAATTCTCGCCGAAACATTTAACTGCAAAGATGTGATTTAAAAATCTGACCAATGCACACGTATGTCTTGCTAATCCTAAATCTCCTAGAGCATATTGAGGATGGTATCTTCCCGTACTTGATGCTCCTACATCCCAGAAATAATCTGGGATTGTTTGGATACATCTTTCTGCGAACTTTCTAATGTCTTCTGACTCAATCGTATCTAAAATTGAATTAAATATACTTGACTTACTATTCATTTGTTTGAACTGTTTCCTTTCTTCTTTTGTTATTTCTTTATCGAATGTAATTTTTCAAAAAATATTCAAAATATTGCCTAATAAACAACCCCGAATACTTATTGTCCGGCATAAACATAACTGGAATATTATACTTAAACCAAAAACTATGTATTGATGCCATAAAAGACTTCCTATTATATTTAGTATTGTAATTCCCCGTTGCGATATCTTCATAAGAAGAATTTTCAAGGAGCAATACTTTTGTTTTTGGTGAAAGACATAGTTCTTTTTCAAAACGATCTCTACCTTGAGTTAAATTGCCACTAATTTCTTCAAGGCTTGCTTTTCGCTCAATAATACAAGTAGCATTAAAGTACAAATCACGAAGAATACCCAACTTTTCATTTGATGGAATCATAAACGAATAATCTCCATAATCTAAAGCTTTCTTTTTATATGCGATTCCTTTTCGTTCAAAATAATCAGTAATATGGCTATTAGCTTTTTCACGAGTGTCAATAAGGATTACCATAGAAGAAATCAATTCTTCCATTTCTTTATCCGTATATTTATATTTATTAAATATCTTCGTCACCTTCTTTAACATTATCTTTAATCGTAAATTTTCCTAACCAATATTCAAATTTATCAGGGACTTCTTTATAAACCTTTTTACCTGTTTGAATATCTATCTCCCCTGTCGGTTCTTTTTTATTTTTCTTTTCCAACGAAATTATATATAATATTGAGCCCAAATCGAATGGATTACGGTTATACTGATTTCTCCACATTTTTACTACTCTTGTTTTGCCGCTATAAATTTCGAATAGATGAACATTTACAATTGATTTTTTAATGTCTAATTCAGAAACATAGTATAGTCGCTTACTTACTGTTGAATCTGAATCACTTACGATACCAAGAATTTCTCTCTGATTATCTAATCTTTCTTTTAAAGTCAATTCTCTATATGTAATTTTCGAGATTAATTCATTTATAATTTTATTAGAATCAAGTTTATTAAACTGTTTATCTGTCTCATTGCCATATTGGGTTAGCACATCAAATGGGATATTATTTTTCTCAGCTTTATCCTTTGAAATTTGTTTTGCTCCATTTAACAGATTATATAATCTTGCAGTTTCAAGCAACGGATTTACATCACCATATTTCTTAAAATAATTGATTCTAATAAGCTTATTTACAATGGTTTTATTGATTGAATTTGAGGATAAAGCAATCAAAACTTCAAGGAAAGATTCATATTCTGTTTGTCCTAAATCATAAAGCGTATTGACTACATTCTCTCCAAATCCTTTTACACTTGATAAATTTGGGTATATTAGCTTATTCTCTTCGCTGATTGTAACTTTGCGATTGTCAGCGCCAAATTCATAATCTCCCAACTTATACCCCCAGAACTTAATTGCTTCTTTTACCAAAGCATCTATTTTATCCTTTTTATTCTTTTCTTGATAATGATTAATTGCTACTTCATAAAATGTTTTAGTATAATGTGCTTTAAACCACGCTTGATAAGCTGAATCTCCTCCCATTGAATAAGCATGAGGAGAATTGAATGCGTATCTCGCAGAATCTTCAATAACATTCCACACATTCTTAAAATTATCGGTATTACCAAACTCATTATTCCATGATTGATTAAGCTCAGCCAAAAGATGTTCTTTTTTCTCACCTTTTAACTTCTTCTTTGAAATTGATTTGATGACACCATATGTTTCACCCATTTGTAGTTGTAAGAAAGACAATACTTTCATAATAGATTCTTGATAAATCATAAAATGTGCCGTATCGGATAATAAATCATCAATTTTCTTTTCACCGGTGGTATATGGCTCACGATTTAAAAATGTATTAAGAAGTGAAGCAAATCCGGGTCTAATGGCAGCAATAAAACTACTCAATTCCGCTAAATTTTGAGGTTTATATTTTTTTACACGATTAGTTGTTGCCTCTTTTTCACATTGATTAACACAACATGTAATACCATTTGCATAAATATCCCACGTCTTTTTATCCCCATCAATCATATGTCTTAATTCATCAAATGTGGGGACTTCCATACCAATGCTATGAAAAAATTTATATGTAAGATAAACACTATCTACAATAAGAAAATCCTCTTTTACATATCCAAATTCATCAAGATAACTACCCTCAATTGCCGCACATACAGTTCTTTTACCAGTTGACTCAGACACTGCACTAATTAAGCCTACTTCTCTACGAATATCTCCGTCAAATATAAAATGCCCGCAAGCATGAACTTTTAAATTAATTGTTATTCCTTGATATTCATTGCTCTGTTTAAACAATTCTATATATTCTTTAGGAATATAATCTTCTACATGGATATTATCTTTTTCATCTTCATCTGTATACTTCAACGCCTTATTATATTCATCAAGATATTTAGAAATTTGATTTGCATCTTCTGGACTTACATCATTTGCACCTGCGTATAATTGCCATGCTGCTTTTTCTTTGAGTTTTTCTACCGCCATTAATGGATAACAACCATGTTCTCCAAGTAATTTGCGAGCTGCTTTAACAAATGGTTCTTGTGTAGCAACATTCAAATCAATATCAGGCATCTGACCAGCCAATACACGTTCCTTTGTTAAAAATCGTTCAGGATAGATTGGGATATCAGCATTAAATCTATCAACGGTTGTTAATCCTAAAAGTTTATTTGTAATGAAAGAAGCAGCACTGCCTCTTGAAGTAGTTGTTAAAATACCACCTTCATTTTCTATTGCATCATCCACAATAGCTTTACTTGTCAAGAAATAATCAACAACACCAGATTCAATGACCTGCTTTGCTTCATATCGAATACCATCAGCCTTTTCCTTTGATTTCTCTTTTTCTTTGGCATAGGCTTTATTTAGAATGCTTTTGTAAATTTTACACTTTTCTTCATAACTCTTGCCTTTATAAACACTTGGGATCTTAAATTTTCTATCAAGAACAATTTCTTCACATTCTGCAACGAAAACATTTGTATTCATAATTGCTCTATATATTTCTTCTCTATTCAAGACTCCCTGCTCTTCAAATCTTTTTATAACCGTTTTAGTATCAGGATAATCAAGATACCATCCTTCCTCATCGGGATAATTAATATTTTTATATTTTAGAATCTGGTCTCTCTTAATTGAATTTTCTTCTTTTACATAATGACTGTCCAAACCGCATATAATTTGAATATTATATTTCTTCGCAATTTGCAATATCTTCTTGTTAAGTTCTTTTTGCTTATCCGTGTTATGATATTGTACTTCTAAAAAGAAATTTTCTCCAAAATAATCATGTATTTTCAACCATATGTCTTCTGCATCTTCATAATTCCAACCTGCCACACAAGCCGATGTGACAATTACATTATCTTTCGGAATATTAAATAACAATTCTAAATCAATACGTGGTTTATAATAATATCCATCAAGATTAGCCATAGATAAAGCAAAATTAATATCGCCACGTCCTTCTGCATTTTTGGCAACAATAATCATATGACAATTTGCTCTATCTTTTTCTTTTCGATCTTTTACCCAATACACTTCAGACGAATGAATGTATTTAAGATTTTCATTTTCTGCTACTTTATATACTTGAAACTGATTGCCTTGAGAGCCATGTTCTCCAGAATATAGACATTTTGTACCAAATTCATGTATTCTATCTACGTAAGCATTCATCAATTCACCACAATCAGGAGTGGACGTATTACTGAAATCTTTATGACAATGATAATTCTCAAGATATAATTTTTTACCATAATCCTCTGCTGAATATGGAAATTTAAAAGTTAATGATGGGATAATTTGTTTTATTAATTGAAGGTCTGAAATATTAAGCCACCTCCCTAATTTCATCACATACAGCTTTTAATACAAATTTTCTTCCAAGAAAACCAAAATCAAGATTACAGACAATTTCTAACTTATCATTCATCATGCTATGGTCATTCATTTCATCAAATGACCCATTAAAGTTCCATTTGATTATCTGCAAATAATTGTTCGGTTTAATCACAAGATGTTTATAATCACTCATTTGTCCTATTTCATATTCGTCAATGTCAGAAATGAATATTTTAACAGGTTTAAAGTTTGTTCCTGATATCCTATCTATCTTCTTAATATCTTTTACCAATTTACGAGTGACATCAGAAATATCTATTTGAATATCCACATCTACCGATACACTGGTCTCTAATTTCGGAAGAGTTTCTTCTATATATAATATAAATTTCTCCATATTCGATTTTTTAATTGTTATGCCGGCAGCCAACTCATGTCCATCAGTCCTTGCAAGACCACTATCATTACATATTTTTCTGAAGTCATCAACACCAATTGCTCTCATTGAACCCACATAAAAGTCGCCGATATCTTTCAAAACAAGAATTGGTCTTTGATACTTTTCCAAAAGTTTATTTCCAAGTAAACCAGTAATACCATATTCCGTATTTATATATGTAACAATCATCTTCTTATCTAATTGCGAATCGCATTGTTCCAATACATCCAATAATAATGTATCGACTTCTTTATTTTGGTCTTCCTTACATTTTTTTAGCTCCTTGATATAAGCTAACACTTGCTTATTCTCATCTTCCAAAAATGCTTTCATTGCAACTTTATTTTTCCCCATACGGTTACTAGCATTAACTATTGGTGCAACACTAAACGAAACAGCCGTACTATTAAATTCAAATCCACCAACGATTTTTTTTATAGCTGGATTGTATATTTTCTCCAATCCTTTGGCTACAATATATCTATTCTCCATAATGGTCATATCCATCATATCTGCAACAATACCACAACAAGCTAAATCAACTAATTCATCTGCTAAGCCTGTATTATAAATTTCGTCAAGATATTCACAAAATTTCCACGTAACTCCTGCTCCTGATAATTGAGGATTATCATAATTCCTTTGAGATGACACCAAAATAGTATAATCATCGTATGACTCATCTTCTTTAATAGCATGATGGTCTAAAATAATTATATCAACACCCATATCTCTCAATTTCTTATATTGCGACGTATCTCTATCCAAGCTGTCCACAATGATTAACAGATTGGCATTTCTAAATTGTTCTATATCTTGTCCAATCAACCCATGTTGTTTCCCTTCATCAATATGGGTTGTAATATTATTTGTAAAATGTCGTAGATATCTTGTCATAATTGCCCCTGATGTAATACCATCCGTATCTGTATCAAACAAAATAGCGATGTTTTCATTATTTTCAATCGCCTTAATTACTCTATCTTTAGCTTCGTCAATACGATACAATGAATTCAGTGGCAATAAATTGTCTTCAGTTGGATTTAAAAAATCATCAATATTTTGGATACCTCTTTGCTCAAGAATAGTATCAAATATTTCATCTTCATACATTCCACGACAATCATTTAAAATATTATAGTTCGTCTTCGTCATCTTCATCCCCAATCATTGTTATTTCGTTTGCTAATATATTTCTCATCTGTTCTTTTCCCATATCAGACGGTGAAACTTTATCTTCATATTCTCGTCCAAAATAGTTCCAAAAACCTAATTCAATATCCAAGAATCGAGAATAATTCTTCACCATATCAATATTTCTCATAATATACTCAAGTTTATAACCAGTGTCATGCATGAATACAATCTTTTTCGGATTTAACTCTAATAACATCTTTATTTGTTGAGCAGAAATTGAACCACTACCGAGAGCTACACAGTTTCTTATCCCATATGAATAACATTGCATTACACTCTTTTCAGCTTCAAAGATATAAATCGTATTATCAACTAAGAATTCATAATTCTGAGAATATCCATATAGTGTTTGACTCATTGCACAGGGTATAGAATAAAAATACTTCATATCTCCTATGGCAACATCATAATTAAATCGCTCTTTGACCCCCATAAGTTGTCCAATTTGATTTCTTATAGGAATTGTAATTCCCTGAGATTCAATATCATATCCTATTTCAAAATATTGTTGGGCTTGAAGTGATATATTGTCTGCGAGAAATCTCAAATTTCCACTTTTCACATAGCTGTCCAAAAGAGATTCATCATATACATTGACTTTATTCGATTTTCTCTTCCGTATCTTTTCATAAAAGCCACCGAATATCCCTTGTCTATCGAAAAAATCATAATAGTCCGCAATCCCTAAAACAAATTTAATCTCACCCAATACATCATTAAAGGTAACATGACGTTGTTCTATGATATATGCAAAAATATCTTTCCGAATATTCCTTGCATAATCAATAACATATAGATAGTTGTTATTTTCAAGATGTATTACTATACTCTTTTTTGATGACTGCTCATCGCGTCCAAAAGACATATATTTTGAGTGGATAGCTACGTTGCAATATCTAAAATGCTCTAGAACATCTTTTAATTTATCTGGGTGATTTATTAATTCTTTCTTGATTTCTTCTAATATATATATCACTCCAAATCCAATATATTTTTATCTTATTTCTCCGTGTTTAAATCTTGCTTGTGCTACCTCTCTGAATATGCAATGGTCACCATCATAACGCAAAAGATATGCAACGCCATTATCACTTGAATTAGCTCCAGACCTACATTTTTCTACAAAAAGTGCTCTCCATACAGCATTTGGGTCTGGTTTATATTCTTCTTCAATCCATTTATCATTTACTTTTTTCAGTCTAAATGGATGACAATAGTATTTACTCTTTTCATCTAATTCTTCAGCATATACAGTTCTCATCAGGAATAAATTTTCCAAGATTTCCTTTATTTGCTTTGCATTGCTTAAACAACTAGCATCAAGAAACAATCTACCTTTCATATATTCAGCCAACTGAACCGAAGCAAGCATAATCAAATTATATTTCTTCGCAAGCTTATCTAATTCACGACTATCCCTTACAAGTGATAAATCTTGTCTTGCAGATGAAAAATCGCCTTCTTGAATTTTAAATGTATCATAAAGTACAGTATCATAACCGTATCTTAATGCATTTTCACGAATTTTCTTTTTTACAACATGCATATCAGCTTCATTGATAGAAATAAATTTAACCCTTCCCTTATAGTTCTTTCGCCAAAAATCTTGAACATCCGATAAAGACTTTCTACTTTCAGTATTTATATCTCCAGATGCCATTTTCTTTTTCGTGAGTTTAAAATATCTATTACGCTTTCCAAGCAACCAAACCATGAATTTTATCTTGAATTTTTTTATATTTTCTTCGTTGGAAATAATCAGAATTTTTCGGTCGTAGTGTAATAAAGCCATAAGAACTGTAATCCACCATGTTGATTTGCCGGCACTTGAGAAACCTCCCATCATAGTAAATGTGCCTTCAAGTAACCCCGTTATTTGTCGTGATAAAAACGGAAAACAATTTATTTCCTCGCCATTTACATCATACCCTGCTATGTCAAATGGGACTCCATTTTCCTCGCCGTCCTTACATGATTCAATGAAGTCATCGTCAAAGTCAATTTCTTCTTCCTCAAGGATTTTACTTGAATATCCTGTCCCATAACTTGATATGCGAGCCTCATACCAATCAGTAACTTCTTCGGCGGTCATTTTACGAAACAATTTTAAAGGAATAACCTTTTTGTCACCCACAATTATTTCATTCAACAAATTAAAACCGTCATTATACATATTCAGCATAATATTCTCTCTATACAGGATATCTATGTATGTGTCGAAATTTTGTACATTAATAATATCAATCTGATGTTGTATCGTATCCCAACCACCATTCTCATTGTATCGGTCAATAACATCTTGATTCATATTGGATAAAATCGTGATTTCATCTAAAGAATAAAACCCCTTTTCTCTTAAATTCTTTAACAAAGAAAAATAGAAAAGTCCGTCTGTTGTAATAAAATCCTTTGATTCAAAAGTTGTATCATCTAACAACAACATATCTTTAAAAAAACAGCTAATAACATTACCTTCGTTTTGTATCCTACCCTTTAATAGTTGTGCAGGATATTTTTCTTTTACTCCCGTTAAAAACTCTCCTATTTCACTCACCTACTTTTTGCTCAATTTCCTCTAAACTTCTTCGTTTATTCTTTCTTTTATAATTTCTGATAGGCATATCCACATCAATCTCTCTTGGTTTCTCTGGCTCTTTCATTTTAAAATCAGCAATATTATTCTTAATAATTGCAGAGAAATACCGAATTTTTGCATATTCACTTACAAAATCTTTTTCAAGAACTTTTGTTATATAATTCTTATTCTCCATTAAGTATGCTAAAATATGTTCATAAGAATATGTTTCTAACAATAAGTTTATTTCCTTAAATAAAGCTGAATTTAAAACTTTATAACCAAATATTTCATTTATGCACGTATATGTATTATCCTTTACTTCTCTATTATGCAATACTTTTTGATACTCAGCCTCATTGCAGTAGTAGGCGTTTTTGTTGCCTACTACCACTTTGAAAGCATTTTTCCTATCTACTTTAGTACCACACAATCTGCATTTGACAAGCATGTGCTATACCTCTTAATTCATCATGTCGTAGATTCTCTTCAAACCATCTTCATCGACATCATTCAGTTTTCCATATTCCGCAATGACATTCTTGACAGATGCTTTAAGTTCCGTATCCTTACATTCCTTGAACATTTTGCGGATAACTGTGATTAAATCATCAGGATATGTAGATGCCTCTATATCTTCATCTTCTAAGTCTTTCGTTTCCTGTTCAGTAGAAGAATCAATCTCATCAATGTCGTCGTCTATAATATCTGTCTGGGAAACAGATTCCTCTTCTATTACGGAAGTATTCTTTTGCTTATCTTTTAATTTCGTCGAGCTTGTCTTCTTTTTTGAATTACGAATTGCATCTTTTAGTGCTTTGATTAGTTCATCCGAATTAAGCGGAATTTCATTCACGATACCTGCAAATCTTGATTTACTATCTACAGAATAAGAGTCATCTCTAAATACAATTTTTCGTTTTTCATCTTTTACTTTATTTACCGTGATTTCTTTATGATTCACAATATTTGTACGACCCGTTCCTTCTGTTTCGATGGAACGGTCTACGCAAGCCACGCCCACCACATGTACTTTTGTTTTAAAATCATTAAAATATCTTTGAGGCATATTTGAAGTAAGTGTTGTATATGCTGCACTTGTAATAGGGTCAACAATATCTTTTGTTTTTGAATGACAAGTGTACCAAACTCTAACTCCAACCTTTTTTAAAGCTCTTACTTTGTCGTAAATCATATCAAACACTACATCATATCCAGCACCAAATCCACCTTGCACACTATTAAGAGTCTTTGCCGGCTTAAAGTTTTTACTGCCCAAATTTTCTTTGTTCCAATCCGAAATAGCTCTTTTTTCTGTCCATGCAATTAATTGGTCTAGCGTGTCAATGATAACAATTTTTAGATTTTTATACTCTGTTTCTTTATTTTTTATAATATCATTACAAATTTCTTCAAATTTCTTATAATTCGGGACATCTTCATATGTAATATCATCTATTGCCGATACTCCATCCTCATCACCGGTATTCAAAAGAAGATAACCATCTTCTCCAAATTCCTTTTCGCAAAGTTCACTGATAACAGTTGTTTTACCTACGCCTGATTCACCACAAATCATTATTGAAAAATCAGATAAATTGTCACTAATCTTACTTCTCTTACCAAATGCCATAAATATATTTCCTCCTAAAATAATAAATGTTATATATTTGAGAGAGGGCGAATAGCCCTCAACTCATTAAAGTTCATCGTCTTCAAACAAGTCTTCCATTTCTTCCGTTGTATCTACCAATGGCTTAATCACCATGTCATCTTCGGTATATACTGTATCTTGTCTGCCTTTTGTAAATCCTCTTGCCGGTTTTATAAACTGATACTCTCTAATTCTATCTCCATACACGTTACCGCCCAACTCGGCACGAATATCATCCATTGTAATCAATCCACAATCCAAATCTTCACGTTGTTCGTCCGTAAGCATATCTTCCGTAATTTCAACTTTCTGTGCTCCATTAAGCATATTGACTACCGCACCATATTCCTTGAATGTGTCATCTTCAACCATAAACTTGTGTTTAATTGCCTCAGTTCTTTTCTTTATCTTTTCGGCTGCATCATTTGAAGGTACTGGAATTGTAATAACAACTGGAACAGGAATATTCTGTTTTCTGTTGCTATCATACTCCATCATATAACCGCTCACATAATACTTACCTTTTTCTTCAACACTCATATCGTCCAAACTCTCTGAGTTAAACAAGATATTCATTGTAGCAGTCGAGCCTTCTTCAGCATCGTCGGCTGCAAGATAAATACGATTTGGCACATATGACTCATATACTTTTTGGGTTTTATCCGAATATTGATACTCACCGTTACCTCGAATAAAGAACTTCTTATCTTTATATTTGTCACTATCTATAAGCTTGAATATGTAATCAATAAAATCCCACTCAGAAATAAATTCATGTCTTCTCTTATTACTTTTTTCAAGTTCTTTATCTACTTCTGTTTCGGACTCAATACCCAACTCTTTGAGTTCTTCATCAGTCAAACTTGTACCCTCTTTAATTTTTTCTGATGCTTTTTCTAATTTATATCTACGACCTGGCTTTTCAAGGTCAACAATAAACTTCTTATATTCAGCTACTTCAGCAAGTTTAGGTGAAGTCAATCTGTCCTTAAACGGTATTTTCAAAGATTCGCCCTTTACTTTATTGCCATTTTCATCTACAGTCGCTTTAGAGTAAGTGTAAACATCTCCGTGTTCATCATCAAACGCTCCACTAGTTACTGAAAGCATATGACGATTATCCCCACAGGTCATATTGAACATTAGCTGTTTACGAATCCATCCTGATTCATATTTTTTTGTCACGAATGGTTCAAATTTCTCAGTTGCTTTTGGCATACTTAGTCTTCCGATCATTTCAAATTTCATTAAAATAAAATCCTCCTTGAAATAAAAATTAACGTAATAAAATCTATCTGAACGCCCAAACGGGCGGAATATAGAATTAAATTTATGTGAACTATATGAACAGTGGTTTATGGATACAGATTGTCCAAGGGTATGCTAATTCCCACCCAAACAAAATGATAAAAATAACACTTGATATTTCTGCAAAAATATGTTAAAATATAAAAATACAGAGTAATGGTATATCCCATTATGAAGTATCCTTTTATATAGACAATCAACAAATTTTGGTCGAGGAGTTGGTTGTCTATTTTTTATTCATAATTAATACATTCAATATCTTTCAATTCTGGGAAGTCTTCATACATTTCTTCTGGTTTTCTTTCCTCAAATGACTTATTCATTACTTGTGTTGCTTCAACTTCTACTTCATTGTTTAGTTTCGAGCCAGAAAACTTTTTATCAGTTCTGTTTACAACACACCAATAATAATCTTTCATTTTGGGAGTATGTAAAATCAAATATTCATCCCAGAAATTGAATAATCCGATATTATTAAAGAAAAACTCTTTATCTTCTTCTGTTCTTCTTAATTTATAATATGGATACATTAACCTCATCCTTTCTTTCTGTCAATCGAATTGAAATTTAATTTTCATTAGAACATTACGTCTGTGATATGTTGACCACTCTTTAACCGTCTCACACTCTCACCATGAGGTTCATCATCTATACCATTAACAAAGTCATTCCAATGTTTAATCTGAAAATCTATAAATGCTTTGTCATTTCCTCTTCTATACATTCTTTTTACCCATTCGTCAAGCAGTTCTGTCTCTGGATATACGGTAAAATATTTTATTCCTGCGTCCTCTAAAGCTTGTCTTACAGCCAAATGACTACTTACAAAAATATAATCTACTTTACCTATATTCTCTTTTATATGCTCAATGTAGTTATTTGGGAAATCAAGATTACGTTCCTTTATCTTTTCATATCTAATTCGCTCGAGCTCTTTGTCTGCATTTGTAGGGCTAAGCATAGATTCAAAATCTTCTTTTATCTTTTGAAGTTCATCATCCGTTCGTTCTCTATATATCCAACTGAAATCACTGCTATCACTATCTAAAATTGAATATATATCTTGATAGTTTTCAAAAGCATAGGTCTTTCCACAACAAGGGTAAGCACTAATTATTTTAGTTTCTTTCATTTATTCTGTTCCCTTCTTATAATTTCTTCTAGTGTTCTCGGTGTATAATCCATATACTTCATCATCGCACCGACATTGTACATATGACAAGGTTTATCATACAAAGTTCCCATTTCATATCTAAAATGTTGTATCATATTTTCTTCAAATCTGTTATGTACATGCCCATAAAGATGTATCCAATCATAATAATGATTTTTAAAACATGGCATTGGATAATGACATAGAACAACTGAAACTTCATTGTCAATTTTTAGTTCCTTGTAATCTACAACCTCGACAAACAAGTTGTATAATTCTTTATTTTTTAATATTCTATTGTCATGATTTCCTTGAACTAAATGTATGTGCCCTTTTAACTGTTTAAAAATTTCAATAGTTTTGGCGGCATTGTGCCAAGATATATCTCCAAGAACATATACGTCATCATCAATTCCTACTACACTGTTCCAATTATCAATAATTGTTTTGTCATGTTCTTCTATATTGATAAATGGACGATTATCAAACTTTAAAACATTCTTATGACCCAAATGTAAATCTGAAATAAAATAGTTCATGCTTAATTATTCTCCTTTAACAATCCACTCTTGACTAAATGCTGATGGATAATTTCTATAATCTGATTTTCTAAGAATGCATCAACATTAGCATTGCATTTGACATAATCTAATTCATCTTTGATAAAATCTTCTATTATAGAAGTAAAGTCCATATCCTCAATTGTTTTTACAATTTTCTTATGAATAAGTTCTTTATGTTCTTTTGTAAGAAATTCTTTAATATCATTCATATCAATATATTCTCCTTCTTGATAAACTCTTGTGAACAGTTCCGTCAATTTCCTCAAATCGTCCTTGTCTAAGAGAAAGTATTTCCCAGGAGGGTGGTCTTTTCTTATAGCCTGATGCAAAATATCCATATACTCATCCCGAAACTTTTGTTCTCTATTAGATAACTCTTTACTCATATATTTCCTTTACCCCCTCTGTATATCGCATTCATGAAAATCCATAAGTATCTTATACTTATATTCTCCGAATCTTTTTCGCCAGCGTTGTTTCGTTTTTTCACTTTCCCAACTAAACGGCAACATATGATAATTGATAAGGAAACATACGTCTAATACTTCTAAATTTTGAGGTATTCGACTCAATACAAAATACGAACCGTATGCGTGATGGTCAAAGTAATGAGCTATGCCAAGATCATCAAATGTTTGAGTTGACAATTTACCTAAGTCATGCATCATCGCACCGCCCAGCCAAGGATTTTCATAACCCTTTTCTTTCATTAATTTCTTAGTATTTAAACAATGCTTGTACAAATCCATTGTGTGATGAGGATTCTTTTGGTCGAAATCTCCCATATAAGCTATTTCATTAACCAAATTTCTCACATGATTTTTAAATTCATCATGAATAATAATCTTGCTCCACCCTTCCTCAATGAAAGGGATTTCAAATCTTCTAATTTGCTTTTCCAACACTTCATCGGGAACAGGGTGTGGTCTATTTTTATTATCTTGTTGACACCACTCGAATGGTTTCGGCATTATGTAGCAAATCTTTTCTATGTCTAATCCGTTAACCTTATTTAGAATTGCCCGGCGAGATTTCATTGTAATATTTGTTGCATCAGCTATCACATTGTATTTATTCTCCAAACGCTTTCGGATTAGTGTATGAAAAAGTTCAAAGACTTCATCATTCTGAGATTGGTCTCCAATTTCACCGGTTAATTGTTCTCGTATCATATCAGTTGATATAATAACTGTATCAGGATTATCATTTGTAATCTGTTTTGCAATAGTAGATTTGCCACTTCCAGACAAGCCACACATAACATATAGTTTTGGTCTACTCATTCCTACACACCTCATTTTTTATACTGAATGTAATTAAGTTTGTCATCACCTTTTCCATAACATCTTTTGCTTCAGTATTAATCTCCAATGGATTATTCTCCATATACTCTTGTTTATATTGTTTAATCCACTCACACGTTTCTTTTGCTAAATTTTTTGAATATTCTAATTCATAATGATAATTAGATTTAATATCGAGTAACATATCCTTATTTTTAGGGATTAGAATAGTACGATAACTTTCGCCATTACAATATCTTTCGATAAAGTCTTTCAAACGTAAAATATGATGTAATTGTTTGGGGTCACAACCATATTTCTTAATCTTATCTACGATACTTGGATACGGATATGTAAGAGCTTTGTACTTTTCAAATGCCATTCCGCACATACAATTAACACTTGCGTAATTGTTGTACCTTGCAATTTTTTCGGCATTATCAAACATAGGTTCGAATAGTTCTTCATAAATTGGATTTAAAACATAATATTGAGTAAACAAAAGTTCAACAAAGTTAATATTTTGTTTCTTAAAACACTCAAACATTTTACGAATATCTTTTACATCACATAGACAACCATTCCCCATATCAAGTGTCGTACTTACCGGTTGACGATTAAGCACAATATCGTTTAATGTAGGAAGAATTATTGCTTTTGAATCGACATCTGAACCAGAGTAATCCAATTCATAATTTTGTGAACCGTATAAAAATACACCAACAACATTGTAGCCTAACGATATAAGTTTGTCATAATGTTGTTGAATTTGATTTTGCACTTCTTGTTTAAACATCCTTCAATTCCTCCTTGAAGAGCATAGAATAATCGTCTACTCCCATTTCCTTTAATTTTTTATATCGAGGTGACTTTTTGTTGCCACTTTTTAAAACATTGATATCATGACCATAATATAATTCTCTACAATATACTTGATACTCCTTAGGAACATTTTCTGAAACATATATCATAAAATCTTTCTTATTGGTTTTGGGAGCAGCATCATAGTATTGTTTTATATTTTTTGTGGTCTCAGTAATATACTTCATAACAACGGTTGCTATCTTCTTAACATTTTCATGATAAGCCTTTGGTAATTTCGATAGCAAATCATCATAACAGCTGTCAGCGATAGAAGAAATCACTAAATTGATAGACGATAACTTAGATAATACTTTATGAATATGCACATAATCATTGTATTTTAATTTAACCTTATAACCGTCAATGTTGATTACAAAACCTTCCGCTTCATCAGATGACTTATCGTCTAATTCGGTCATAACATCATCCAAGGTCTTGTTGAAGATTTCTGTTGTTGGAATATTGTATAATTTTGCGAATTTGAGAATTGATTCATATGAATATTCTTCGCCGGTCAAATTACTTCTCATGCCGATAAGATATAATCCTTCTTGCTCTTTTGTGTATTTAACGACATGTGTATCTTTCAATGAAATGTACTCAAAAACAAAAGTGATATTGGGATATTCTCGTAACATTCGTTCATAACCAGGTAACTGATATATCATCTTATAACCATCTTGTAATCTCCATGACATATTTGGGTCAATAGATTGACTCCCTGCCATTACAATTTGATCGTTATACCAAGTAGCTGATTGCATAGAACCGTCCAACTTATTTGAAATTTCAACTGTTTTTGCATTGTCAACTCTACTTTGTATATTCTCCAAACTTGTTTCTTCAAGTTCATTAATATTAAAGAATTTAGCAAATGGACACAAAACTATTTTGTCATTTACTATATCAATTACTATACTTCTACATTCACGATAAAATCCATCATATATACTCCATAATTCCTTACCGGAATTATCAATTTCTCCATTGTAGATGTCACTATATTGACCATATCTCAAAAGAAGAAAGTATCCATTTTGATTTAGTTCTAATCGTGAAAGCAAATCTGTATATTCAGGATATTGATTTATGGGTTTAATGTTATTTAAACATTCGACCCATAAATCCAAACAGGTTTTCTTCCCGTCCATGTCATATGTAATATATCCCATTCTTTTATGAAACTCATTTTTTATTTCAATGAATTTATTCATTACTGGATTCCAACTCATTAAACAGCCTCCTTAATAATCCTCTTGGTCTTGGGTTACTCCACCAACCCGACACAAAATCATAATTATCTTTATCATGAGTATAATGACCTCTGTATGTTTTCAATTCAGGAGCAAGCTTATCTATTACTTTGTCATATTCAATATGGTCAAATGGAGCTTTTATATCATAATCGTCTTTTGTGCTTATATCAAAACGAATATCGTCTAAGTCGGATTCTTGAGCGTTATACTTCATATACTTGACTGCCTGATGCTCTCCCCAATTTATTAACTCATCTTCTAATTCATTTAAAGTAATAAATCGTTCAGATTCATCATATATAGAAATTTTATCGGAATATATGGATAAAAATTCTTTCATTTCTTCAACGGAAGTATATGCGTCGTTGTGTTGATTAAACAAAGGCTTCCATCCACCACTTCTACGTCCAATACAAATTTCATAGCCAAAACAAGGTTCGTCCACAAGTCTATACTCATTAAAGAAATACTTCTCAACAAATTCCTTGTTTTGTGTATGTATATAATATTTTGTACTCATTATATTTTCTACCCTTCTACCTATACATTCTCCGTTTCATCCGATGAAAAGTTTATTTACTTATACAAATTTAACACCTAATTTTGCACTTGCCTTTGCCACATTCCTAAAAAGTTCATCTACTACATCATATTTCATTTGACGAATTTCAGAATTAACCATGTCTTGAAGAATTTTTATAAACAATCTATTGCTTGCTAGGAATAAACCTATCTCCTCATTATATGTATCATCTTTATGGCAACAAGCCTCTGCTTTATATTTCCCACTTCGTACTTGAATCTTTTTGCCATCGGTTCTGTATTCATAAACAAATGCATAAAATCTTCCATCACTGTTGAAGTAATTCCCACCATTTTTCTTTCTCCATTCGCTCCACTTGTGAACTTCATCAAAATATTCTGCACACACATCTTCTGAGATACAGCCTTCATATTTGTTCTTATATCTAAAAGAAATTATGCCGTCTTCTGACACATCAATCACTGTACATATTGCACCAATATGACCAAATGTACCTATTTTCTTTTTTAATTTTATCTTATCGCCCTTCATCATGCTGCAACACTCTCCCTTTGAAACATTGTTTTCATCTATTTATATTCTCCGAATCAAAACCATAATCGCCAAGCTTCTTATCAATCACTCTATCAATATCATCAGAAAATCTTCTCAAAAGCTCTTGCTTAGCCTTCATGATATTCTCTGCTATTACTGTATATTCTTCATTAATTGTCAGCTTATATAGCCCATTCACACATATAACATCCATAACATTACTCCTTTTCAGTTGTAAGAATTGCACCATCACCATAACTCCACGACAAATTGAATGCCTCCATATTGTTCGTATTAATCTTTTCGCCACGATGTATAATCGTTGGCATTTGACCCATATCACTCATTTTTGTAGATGGTACAAGAACAATCGAATCGTATGCTTTTCCATCTTCAAACTTATTTTTGATAAGGTAATCAACTTGTTCTTCAAGCAACTTTACTCTATCTGAATCTTCTGGCTTATCAATTATAGTTTCATTAATTATTTTTAATTGATCTCTGATAACAGTCATATCCCACCGAATATCACAAATCACTTTTCTTATACAGTTAATGTTTCTAAAAAATCCCATAATCTTTATCCTCCTAGTTATCTATTCTCCATTTGTGTAAATTAAGTTGCCTCTTTTAAATCAACATATCTATCAATGTAATCAAGAAGCTTATCTTTATTTTCTTCTTTTGTAAATTCCCCTACATATTCAATAGAATCTACATCTATACAATTAATCATTTCATTAATGTCCAAATCTAAAATACCAGCTATTTCTTCTATTTGTTTTGGAGATAAAAACAATCTTCCGTCTAAAATTTTTCCGATATCTTTTGTAGAATATCCGCTTTCTTCAGCCAACGATTGAATGCTCTTATTCTGTTCCATCATTTTTAGTTTAATGAAACTTCCTATTTTGTGAAAATCATTCATAATTTACTCCTAAATTCTTCCTTTGAAATGTTTCATTCATCAGCTTTTGTCTGCCATTCATAATTACAAATTTATAATTACAGGATGTGAATATGCACCCACTATCTCATTTGCTTTCACATTTGAGAATACTTTGCGCATTATTTGAAATGCCCCATTAACATCGGCATTTATATATTTTCCGTTGTTGCTTCTAAAAAGCCCTCTATAGACTCTTCGTAATTTGTTGTAATTTTCTTTTATAGGTAATTCATCATCTAAGAAAGATGTTCCTGATGTATAAGTCTCTTCTGTTTCAATTAAATCAATGCCAGCCTCTTCACATTTGTATTCAAGTTTTTTAATGAAACTCTCATACGGTATTTGAGTAAATGTTTGATTAACAACCTTATGCATATTTGATTTCTGTTTCCAACCATCGTTTTTACCAATAATAAGTGTTCCAATATTATGATTTACACAATAGTCAACGACCCACCTACTTGTACAATGCATGAAATATTCCATCTTGAAATATCTTTTATTCGTGAGATTTTGCATCCGTTTAGTCCAATCCGATCCATTTATAGCTTTCGCAATTCTTCTTAGATTAGAAACTTTCTTATTCCAATATTGGTTATAAGATTTGATTCCTTTGCCATTTATAACAATAGAAGGTTCTTCTATGTTATTTACCATTGTTACAAAGTTGTTTATTCCTAAATCAATTGAGGAGATTCTGTTTCTATCCAAATTATTTATAAACTGCTTTTCATCCCTATAGACAATTTCAATAATGTAACAACCACCCTTAGGAATAATTCTTGTCCCAAGATGATAGCCTATAACTTTTGTGTGAATAAGATTATTGTACTTCTTCATTCTTTTAAAAGAAAAATATAAATATCCATCTTTAATATGTGTCTGCATATTAGTCAATGTGCAAATAAATCTGCCATCTTTCTTTTTATAAGCAGGAATTTTAGGTTTACCCAAATACTTTTTGGGATGCATCGTGTAATCTTTAACTGCTACAAGAAATGATTTCCATGACTTACATAAAGATTTTGTAACCATCTGTGCTGCATTTGATCCAAGTTCCACAAAAGCGTCAGTATGCTTTAATTCCTTATTCAAGACACCATACTTCTTAACTGTCTTTGTTCTGAAGAACTCTTGCCGAATTGTATAATTACAAAGGTTATACATGTTCTTTGCCAAAAAGCATAAATTATCACAAGCTGAATACATTGGATGATTTTTGTTGATTATATGTCTCTCTACTTTATTAAAATTAATACCCCCCTTACTTAACATATTCTCTATTTTATAAAACTTAATATATGAGATATTACTGAAACCGTCCAACCATTACCAATACTTGTGCTTCGGAAACACCGTCGCAGAATGTATAATTATCAGGCAATGTTTGCAATCGATCTGCTACTGTTGTATTTAATTTTCTTACCTCATTTCACATCAAATACAATCCATTACATGCACCGAACCCACCACCATTAGATGTAATTGAACAAGCAATGCCTTCGCTACTATATACTCTATATCCTTGTTTAAAATTTCTTGATAATTGTTTACCATTATCAAGCCACATATTACTATCTATACCGCCAACAAAAATCAATCCACTTGCGGTTTCTGAAAATTTATCATTTTCTCATCGGTACAAACATATGTATTATCGTACTGAGCTTTATAAAGGTGTTCTGCTAATAATGAAATAACAGTTGTTACAATACTATTTCCCGACTGTTTATATCCTTGAGAATCTGACATACCGACCGCCTTACATCTTTCATAATCAATGTCATCAAAACCCATAAGCCTATGTGCTTCTTTAGGAGTAAGTTTTCTCACCACTCTAAGGTTATTTCTTTCAACCTTTGGCTCTGAATTGCCACCTCCACAAGTATGCATTGTTGGTGCAATACCGTCTTCGCTATATACTCTGCGAGATTGTTCATTCGTTTTTTGAAATCTTTCGCTACATAAATCAGCAATATGAATTAAATTATTTGAATCTGCAAAAATCTGTTTAGGTTGTTTATAATCTGTTGCCACCAGTGCACCCATAATCGAGCCTTCCTTATAAACTAAATCTCTCTGACCTATAGTTCGAAATTCAGGTTTGGTCGTCCCAATAACATTCTTCTCAAATGTTGGGTCAGTAATTTGAAGTCTTTGTTGTACCTCATCAGATAAAAAATATTTTTCCAAAACATCTTTATCTGTTTCTAATAAATCCTTTAATCTGATTCCTGTATCAAATGGTTTTGGAAATGTAAATAACTTTGTATCAATATCTTTACGAATTGATATACAAAAAATTCTATTACGATTTTGTGGAATACCTGCATTCTTCGCATTAATTGTTTGATAATATGAATTGTATCCAAGATTATCAAGTCTACCAATCCAATCCTTAAAACTATCAATATATTTTTTCGATATAAGAGCATCGACATTTTCCATAAGTAAATATTTTGGCAATGTATTATTCTCTTTTGCCGTTACAAGAAGTCGTTCAACTTCATACAACAAACCCGAACGAGTTGATTTAATATTATGGCTACCACAATTGGGACAAGTATAACGAGTATCAACATCTAATTCTGATGGATTATATTCACACTCACAATCTTGACAAGTCCATTTTAAACCCTCTTGTTTGCCAGCGATTGAAAGATCAGTACAGGGTGTAGAGTATGTAAGTAAATCGCTATATGGAAGGGATTTTATTTGCATCATATCTCCAAGATTATGTGATAGATAATCAGCCAACCAATATTTTTCAATTCCTTTTGTTTTGTCCTTTCTTCGTGATAATTTTTCCCAATCATATGGTTTGTCTTTCTTAAAATCATATCCAAGTCTTTTATCTGTCAAGTCTTTTACCATATCCTCTTTACTTGGATAGTCTGTATAATTTTCTATCATATCAGTAGTCAAACCACAATGTATGGCGGCATAACTGACCACTACTTCTTTATCCAAATCTGCTGTTGCAATCATATTAGCATTAAATAAATGAGTATTATTTATACCTTTAATCTGAGCTCCAATGCCACTACAAAGTTCAACAACTGTTAAATTTTCTAATGAATTATTTTTCTCTGTGTTCAAATTTATTTACCATACAGAGATTGTACAATCATTTATAACCGGTGTTTACTGTTTTATCCTTTCTATGTTTATTTTTGCGTTTATTCCTTCAGTGTTTGCAACCACATAAAAAAATAATATTTTGTAATTAAATTTTATTTGAAATATCGGGCGAATAGCCCAAAGACGTAGTAAATACTACATGAAATTATTCTCTATTTAAAAATCAAAATGAAAGCAAAATTTCAAGCTTAAATATATACTCTTTTGCCTTTTACTTTAATGTATCTGCCTTTTGTGTTAAAATAACAATCCTTTAGAACTGTTTGTTCTATATAACCACCACTTTTATATTTTAAATAAACAGAATCACCAAAGTCTTTAACCACCGTACCATCAGGAATATCAAACGGTGTCTCTTTTATATATTTTTCAATACATTTTGAACAATACTTCACTGTTTCCAAATCAATAATTAAAACATCTTTTTTCCCTAAAGAGTGTCCACAATTTTCACAAAACAATTCTGCTTCTCGATCCGGAAATTTTGATTGCGGACATTCTTTATATTTTCTTTTACTTTTGTCCAATTTGTTTTTCGCTCTATCACATAACAAACTCATAATAATTCCTCCTACCTATCAATCTTATGCCATCATCATTCCACAACTTTTGGGTGTTTCAATACTTTCTGAGCCATCATACTCATGAATATAAAACATTGTACCTTTTGGAATCCAAGCAATTTTTAAATTATTATAACCGCCCATCCAAACACCGTGGTATCCAATTCTTTCAAGATACATTTCCATCTTTTGAATATCAGGGTGTTCAGTTAACCAATACTCTACGATTCTTTTATCATATGCTAATTCTTTATCGCCCATAGAACTCCACCCAACTCCATAACCAGGGCTATATAATACACCCAACTCGTTATTCTCATTATAATATCGCATGACGATGCCTTCTTGTTCGTCAGACGGATTTTTATAGTTTTCATAATTGGCTAATTGTTCCGCAAGTTCTTTGCATTCATTTCCCACATATTCTGTCGTGCGGATCTCTCCTCCTAAAGAACATATATCTGATAGTATTTTTTGTTGATATATTTTATCACTTTGGTCTGGAAAAGCTTTTAATACAGAATTCCAATCTGGTTCATCTTCACAATGAGAACAGTCAAATCCAAACCACCACAAATCACTACTAATAGGATATGAAGAATTCTCTCCACCACCCGAATATGTAAGACCTCCATGACAATAAAAATGCGACATGCAATCCATATAAGCTACATTATACAAAGGATGTCCTTTCGGAACTCCCACATAACCACATCTATATCCTCTTGATAAAAGCAGTACAACACATTTTAAACCTTTGTATTTAAACTCTTTTTCCACAACATAACTTTTCATAAATTCCTCCTTATAATTAAACTCTCACGCCAACACATTCATAAAATATATCAGCATCAAAATATGGTAATGACTTAATAAATTCTTTATCATCATCGCTAACATCTTCATCCCACCATTTTTGCTTGTCAGCTTCAACTATTATTGTTTTGTTATATCCGCCAATAGTTTCACATTCAGGGTGTTCCATAATTTCTTCCTCACTCATTTTGCTTTTGTCAATAAAATCTGAATATTTATATGACTGAGGACAATTAAATAAAATCTCGTTAAATCTAACTATTGACTTATCAGTAAAATTAAATTCAGTTTCATGATTAAACATTCTCACTTTAGGTGAATTTGTATTACAATGTCCGCTGTTATAATCTCCGGAATTATAATATCCACTGTTATAATATCCACTGTTATAATGTCCGCTGTTATAATTCCCACTGTTATAATATCCACTGTTACGATTTCCGCTGTTATAATTTCCGCTGTTACGATTTCCGCTGTTACGATTTCCGCTGTTATAATTCCCACTGTTATAATTTCCGCTGTTACGATTTCCGGAATTTCCTTTTCCGCTGTTACACATATCTAACACTTCGCTCCACTTCAATTCTTTTAAGATAACTATCTTATTTGTGCAACACTTAGAGTTGGTATCATCAAAATGAATTTCTCCTATTGCCTCAATTTCAGCTACCTTATTGTTTGGGTCAAATGAATAATAATTGAAACAATCTACCAATTTTTCACAAAAATGAAAACCTACCTTACAACACTTTGGACTTTCTGCTATCTCATAAGTCTTTCCGATTTCATATTGATAACCTCTGCATGTCCAATCTGAATTAAATACTTTATAACCTTTCATTTTAAATTCCTCCCTATAATTAAACCCAATCATCTTCATTGAATATAATTGTATTCATATATACATTCTCTTTTTATTTAAACTTAAATAAAACTTTAGCAAATTGAATTGGCTGTATAATTTCTGCTCCACATTGAGAGCAATATAATTTTTTAGGAATATCTGTAATCACTTGATAGCTTCCTTCTGTTAAATTATCACAACATGGACAACAAATTTTTATATATGGTTTGCCTCCAAGATCGAAACATGTTTTTATTAATTCATATTTTTCGTCTCTATCTTTTGTATCTTTAACCATTACAATATCCTCCTTGAAATCAGGTTTTCAAATCTTCAAAAGGACAATTATATACCTCTATTTTATATGTCCCATCACTATTTTTTACAAGAATCATTTCTTCACCATAAACATTCATGAAATTACCCCTTATCACAGTTCAATATTGTTCCACCTTTTATTTTTCCAATACTTCCATTGAATACTATTCTGCCATATCCTTACGTCGACATCTTCTACGTTTTTTAGTGATAAAATCCAATTTCGATAAATTTCTACATCATCATTTGTCACACCGTTTAAAAACTTCCATCTTCCTAATATATTATCAATTTTTTCCACTGCCCATTCATAATCAGTTAAAGACGCTTGTCTTTTAAATTCGGCAATATTTTCATCAACTACTTTTTTAGCTTCATCATATTTGAAATATAATTTAGGGGAAATAATTGACACATGGTCTATGTGATGATCTCGATAATCATATTTTTTTATAATACGAAAACCTTCTTTAGTTATATCTGCTTCGATTCTTCCGTGAAAAACGGTGTTGTCTTTTACTAAATAGCCCATTTCATAAGCTTCTTTGATTGATTGAGGATTATCTATTTTTAGTTTAAACTCTAATTCTTCTTTACTTAACGGATCATATGTAATATTAAAGAGTTTATCCTTGCTTGACCAACCCTTTGGAAGCTTTTTGTATTTATATTCCGATTCAAATTTATCAATTGGAATACCGTTTACCAATCTCCTTTCTCTTGGCACTAAATAATCAACTATCACAGCATCAGAAAATTGTTCGTCTACCATACCCCAATGTACGGAAAACTCATGCCCCGATCTATGACACCAATATACAATATCCCCTCGCTTAAAAGATTTGTAAAATTTTTCGCTCATTCGATTTATCCTCCTATCACTGTCTAAATTATTAGTTTGCGTTAATACGTATTATTTATTCTCCTTGACAGTAATATTTAATCGTCATCTTTCCCCAACAATACGTCCCTATATTCTTCACCGGAAATTTTGCCAAGTTTCATATCGACATAGGCAGCCAATTCATGATTACGAATGAAATCACAATCCTGTAGACAATCCCTTATAATATCGCATGCATCTGTTGAATGAATATCACACATGCTTTCCCTTACGAGGGCGTTACTCATTTTAAGTGTTGCCCTACGGTATTGCTCAATTATGTAAATTAGTTGTTCTTTGGACAACTTTGTTAATTTAGCTAAAATATCTTCCCACATATCAATTTTCTCTCCTCTTGAAAATTTTCTATTTTATGTAAATCATTCATAATTTACTCCTAAACTCTATAATCAACCTTTGTTTTAATCATGAACATCAAGAACTGTAATAAAGCCGTCCATATTTGCACCTAACGCTTCTTTATGTTTTCTATCGAAATCCTTATCTTCAACAAAGCTTGTACCATTCCAAGACGCTCGTGCAATTGCTGTTCCGTCAGGCAAAACATATATATAACAATCCATTTCGGGCAGATTAAGTATATCCTTTTGTCTCGCTCCGTCTACAAGTATATATTTATCATAAAATCCCATATTAGCAAACCAATCTTCTTCACTATATCGGATTCCCATACACTCTTTTAATGTAGATAACAAGCGCGACCAAAATAATCTTCCGTTTCTTTCATTACGGCTATAATAACACCAATTGTAATATTCGTTATTTTCTTTGTCCTCTATATCAGCTTTTAATTTTATTTTCGCTTTATATCTTCCGCCTATTTGATACCAATCCCAAGTGAATGTAGGATAATTGACAGTATAATCTTCATTTTCTTCATCAGAGTTGTTATATACATTGTCTATATAATACGGCTGCATAATATCAGCAATTTGTTTTTCGCTTGGTAATTCTTTGGTTAATAAATGTACACAATAATGCATTTTACTCCTCCTAATTTAATGTTCTCCGTTTGAAATTAAGCTTTAATCGGATATTTCAATTTTCTCTCCAACGTATTTCTGAACATATTCTTGAACATTCTCAGGATACGAATCTACAACATAATCTGCATCAATTGTTATCTTCGTAATAATATTCTCCGTCTTGTCCAAACATATATTACCAACCGTACCACCTGGAATTCTTATGTACAAAAGTCTGTGTTTCATATCCGCTTCAGTTGCCAATATATAATGTCCATATTCATATTCGTCAATCATTTTCTTATCAAAGCCAGCCAAATCATCAAGTTCTTTGGTTAGCTTACAATGATATTCATGAGAAAGATATTCGTTTAATTCTAAATAACAATCATATCTATGAGTTAGTTTCATATCATTTCCGCCCCCAATTTTTCTATCGTGATTTTATATTTCTCACAATCCTCTGTTTTAATACCAAGTAATTCATCTATAGCTAATACAACTATAGATGAATATGGAGTCTTATTAGTTTCAAATAACCACGTATCACTATATTCTCCAACATATCCGATAAATTCTTTCTTTTCTCCTATGTTCATTTTAATTCTCCTTATTATATTGATCCCATGCATCTAACACTGTAAGAAACATCTCGCCTTTTTCAGTCAACCAACAGCCGCCGATACTACTACCATGCTCTGTAAAGCCACGGTCGTCCAAAATATATGCCATGAATTGTAATAAGCCCCACTGTATATCATCTTGAGCATCTATATTCAATTCTGTCTTATATCTTTGTTGCACTTCATCATAATCACACTTGTTGTCCTTCCAATCTTTTCGAATATGAAGATATTTGCGTATGATATCTAATGTGTCATTAGGACAACCGCAACCGCACAATCTTAATACGTCATATGAATAATAGTCTATTAATGGATCGATTAGAGATTCTTCATACCATTTTTCTCTATTACCAACTATAACCTCATTCTCCAAAGAAAGATTAGATTCTTTTTCTATAATCTTTTCTGCGATTTCACTTAATAACATATCATTTTCTCCCCTTTAGATATTGTTGTATCTCCTCATTTATAGCAACCCTTACTTCATCAATCGTATATTCAGTACACCTGTAATATTATGTTTCCTTTGAAATTGTATCTCTTACTGCCGAACGGAACATCATAAGCAACATCTCTGATAAGGGCTTATTCCTATCCTTTCGTTTCGCATTTTTAGCATGATAGAGGGTTATTCGTCCGTAATCTTTTTTCATATCCGAAACAAGTACACCTACTTCATATGGGATTGCATCTTTTACTTTCTCATATACATCTTTCGGCATTACATAGTAGTTATAATCTCCAATGAAATTGTGACCGTTTTTGCTATGAAAATCTTCTACTGATGATTTAACTTCATAACAGTAAAAATCGCCTTTTTCGATACCGGAAACAGTATTATTGATAGGTTTAAATCGCATCAAGTCTACTCTACAAGCCTGCTCGGTTCTATAATCAAAAGTCACTTCTTTTGCTATATATATTCTTGTATCGTGATACGGATTAAGTAAACTTTCAACTGCATCGGTTAATTCTTTAGTTACAAGTGGTCTGTTACTCATTATTTTAGCTCCTTTTGTTCTTTTTACTTTTTGATTTAAGCTATTGAGGAATTAAGTTTTAATTTAAAACTGCCGTTTCAATTAGTGCTGTATATATTGAAAAATTGTTGGCTTATCACAGTATTCATCTATAACTTGCATAACTGCCTGTCTTGTCCAATTATTCTCACAACACTTGGTAAACCATTGCTCCAGCCTTTCAATATCATCACTCCCACCATAATCTCTCAAATCTCCGAATACCGAAACTGTAGTAGATGCCATCTCATTTTTAACAGGATTATGCCAAATGCTCATTTTAAGACTGCCTTCGCTACCCGTTGGAAGAAACTCTTGTTGAACCCATTCGTCAGAATCATCATAATCACAATCTGCCATCTCTTCCCAATCAACTTCTCTACCAAACTTTTCGGTAATCTCATCATCAGAAATCTGACCTATACTGTCTATTCTAAATATCGCCGCCACATGTGTCCATCTGCTCATATATTTATTCTCCTTTTTCGTAACCATTTCTAATAATTTGTAGTTCTCTCCTGAACCTCCCACGACTAAAGTCGTAGGGTTCTCGGTCAATAACTCCAACGAGTTAAGTATCACCGAGCTATCCCCGTAGTTCCTACGGTTCTTATATACATTATTTAAAATTTAATTAATCCCTACATTTCTGAAGTTTTCTTTCGGACACATGAGTCCTTGCAAAAGCATCCGAAATCTTTATATCTGATAGTTTCATAGTTTTTGTTATCATAACAATATTCTCCTTTGTGTTTAATTTTCGGCAATCGAAAGGTTAAGTTTTAGATTTAATTTTTCACATATATCACAAATTTGAGAAAGAGAAAAATCATAATCACCACTTTCATAATTGGATAGCATTGAAGGACTTACTTCCAAATAACTTGCCATATCTTTTAAGGTCAAGCTATGTTTTAACCGATATTCCAATAATGTTGTCGAAAGTGTATATTGAATATCGTAATAGTATGATTTTAATGCACTCATATCAGCACATAATTTGTTGAGATACTCGCCAGCATTGACCAATTCTATATCATCACTCATTTATACTACCTTACTTTCCTTACATCACAATACCAATGTTATTAATTTGTCTATTCTCACTTGTACTCTTTTGAATTTCTCCATTGATTTTACAATAGAAGCTTCCACCACCATCAACTTTAATAACATCTGAAAATCCACAGTCTTTAATTTTGTCGTAAACTTCTCCACTTGTAATACAATTTGAGGTCTTTGTTTCAATGTAAAAATAATAGATATAATTGTCTTTGATGCCAAGAAATCCGTGAACAGTTGGTCTAACTATCGAATTATCCCAACCTTCGTCCAAATATTCGGTCGTTGCTCTAAATCCATCAATTATAATCGGCGCACCCGAAACGGCATATTTAACATCTTCATCATATAAACTGTTGTACTTATCAATAAAAACTGTATTGTCATTACAAATAATCAATGTAGACACGTCTTTTGTTTTAAACTGATCAGACGCATTTTGACTTGAATAGAAATAAACCTTATTATCCTTGACTTTTCGTTCCCTCAAATACTTCAAACATGGCGATGAAAGTGTGTTTTCATCTGTGTCGGCTACAAGGTTTGCCACTGGCAAAGTAAAGAAAATTCCGTCCTCTTTGAAGTTTGCAAAATACCCAAGATTAAAATATGTATCTTCGTCCAAGTCGCTCTTTGATTTATCAACCAATTTAATTTGAAATCTATTCGCCGGCACTCTCAACATACAAATACCATTATGTGAAACTATCTTTGTTTCATTCTTATTTAACAGTTCAGAATATCGGTTAATAATCACATTCAAATCGTCCAAGTGAACGAGTTTCTTCTTATTAAATATGTCATTCCAATATTCAATTTCGTCATCAGGAATAACACCATCGTTCTTCAATACCTTTGTTTGCTTTTCCAATGTAATTGGATAGACAATTTTACCATCTGGGTCAAACACTTTATATCCCTGTTGCACCCTTTCTTCTGTGCATTCTTGGATTGCTTTTTGTTTGTCCGTATATGCACAAATTTGTGAACTATCCCACTTACCATTGTTCCAATTTTTACGCACTCTATAATATCCCATTTGTTCACTCTCCTTATTCTTCGTCAAGACGTTGTTGGTATTGGGTGAAGTACCATTCTAATTCAGCTTTAAACACATTTATAGCTCTTTGGGCTTTTTCTCTTGTAGTAAAATACACATCATTTAAACATCTTTCACAGAAATTTGGAATTACATTGAACATATTCATAGCATAGTCATATCTTATAGTATATTTGCAAATATCCTTATTTTTCCAGTTTATCACCCTATCATTCAATGCCTGCCACTGTCTTAAACAACGAAGTAGTTTATCTGCTCTTGCATTGTTCTCAGCAATCACCTTATCATTGAAATAATTGCCTGCGTTATAAATTTGCTCATCCTCTTGGTCATTAAACTCTGTAATTTTCGACATACTATTGTATTCTGTATCAATTACATAATACACGTCACCTTTTTTAACCCTCTCATATCCTGTTCGGCTTCGTTCCTCAATCAATCCCAACTCTTTTAACTGTTCCTCGCTGATTTCAGCTTGAACGGTTTTACCGTTTGCTTTTAATTCTACTTTCATTGTTTTATTTCTCCTTTATATAGCTTCATAGCTTTTCGTTCTAATCACTTTTTCGACACATTTAACTTTATATGGTTGGTTAAAGAAATCGTTTTCTTGACACTCCGTCAGCCCCATCAACCAATCAACAGCATATAACTGTCCATCAATATCTATGATTGTTTGCACATCTCTTTGCCAACGATAGTCATCACCCTCTATCTCGTCAACAAAATTGCCCTCATATACCAATTTTTTTATTTCTTTCTCGGATAACTCTTCTCCGTTTTTTAACTTTTCTATAATATCGTTCATAATCGTGTTCCTCCTTTATTCTGCAATGACTATTTCTATATCATCTGTATCTTTGTTTTCTACTGGTAGAGTGCTGTTGTATTCTCTAACCGCTTCGATATAGCGAGCCAGCGCTTCTTTTGCTCCTTCTGCATTACTGTATTCACAAGGTACAATATTGTCATCATATTCTTCCTCACAACCTCTTACATATATAATATCTGGTATTAGTTCTGGTCTACATAGACTTTTAACCTCAATCCCATTAGACGCACAAAATTTAAAATTCTCTCGTTTAATCTCGTTTCCCTGCTCCAACACTTGCATTAACAATACATTTTTTATTCTCCAAAATTTAATTTTTAACATTTTATTTTTCCTCCTCAAACTCGTCTAAATATATCTCAAACTCGTCCTCTGTTTCATCTACGAACGCATATACTGCTCCGTCCTTACCTCTTTGAGAACCACTAACAAAAATACTCTCATAGCTACCCCCTTGCTTTGTGAATGTATCTTCGTCAATTTCTTCTACTTTAAAAAATCTCATTTCGATTTCCTCCATTATTTCATCTACACATTTTGCACAATAACAGCCTTCAAGACCTTATATTTTGTATAGAAAACTCATCCACATTCGATTCCATATGCCTTTATCAACACATCTTTTGCAAGAACCTTGACCTTCGCCCTCGCAACATGTAACTTTTACTTTTTTTAAATCATTCATTTATTTTTCCTTTCAATCTTTTTACAATCTCTGAACACTTGTTAATATAAGATCTTGTTACTCGACCACCGTTTATTTTCTTTTTATCTTTTTCGTTAATAAATACTTCAAAAACATTAGATTTGCTTATTTCTTTCATCATTAATATTCTCCTTTTTTTATTTTCATTTTTAACGCTTCTTTAAATTCTTGTTCGGTCATCTTATCGCTGTTTCCGATGTACCTTGTATATCCCTTATTCATATTCTCTCCCATTGTTTGAAAAGCCATTGCCATGCCCTCAAAACTCTTAGCACATACTTCTGTCGGTACATTATTCTCTTTCTTTGAAACAGATTTTTCATCGTTGTCATTACAACAATTAAGAATCAAAGCAAACACACCTACACCGCCGGCAAATCCAACAATCATTGCAACCAATAGCATCAATACTTCACCCATATTATTTATCCTCCAATTCGAAGTGGATTTTTACCAAATCAATTAACGCAAGATATTCTTTGGCAAACTTACTATTACCGTGTGTTTCTTTTACCTTGTCAACAAATTCGGCTAATGTTCCGTAAAAGCAACCGCATTTAACAGCTATATTTTCCTTTGTTCTGAAAATGATTGTATTTCTATATTTTGAGCCTAATCCTTTTATTGTTATATAGTCAGCATTGCCGCACACCTCTGCATTGCCGCACACCTCAGCATTGCCGCACACCTCAGCATTGCCAAACACCCTTGCATTATCATACACCTCTGCATTGCCGTACACCCTTGCATTATCATACACCCACGCATTGCCAAACACCTCTGCATTGCCAAACACCTCTGCATTGCCGCACACCCACGCATTGCCAAACACCTCTGCATTGCCGCACACCCACGCATTGCCGTACACCCTTGCATTATCATACACCTCTGCATTGCCGTACACCCAACAGTCACCTTCTTGAGATAAATTGTGTTCGCTTTCAACATAACCTCCAGGCTCTCCTTTTTTTACATTGCCAAAATCTTTTAGAGCTTTAATTCTGTGTAATGCTGTTCCATACACCTCTATTGTTTCATCAGTCAATTCATATTTTTTCATACTGTTTTACCTCCAATTTACTTAGTTTTCTTTGCTTTTTTCTTTAATTTGACTTTTAATCGTTCCATTTGCTTGTATTCTTCACTATCCCACAATCCATGTGCCAATAAGCTGTCTTGTTTATTGCACACCAGTTCTAATAGTTTTTGATACTCTTTTTGTTTCATGTTTTTTCTCCTTTCTGTACTTTCCATTACAATAATCTATAAATAAACTCTTAGATATTCTTCTTGGTTTATGTGGCGTAGTCATAATCTTATGTATTTCGTTTGATAAGTTTTTATCTTTAATTTTATTTATGTCATCTTTAATTAACTCAAGAATAAGTCTATTTCGTTTAATCTTTTTTCTATATTGATCTACTTGTTGTCCATAATATCCTCCACGTTGCATTGCAACACCACTCAATTTTGTTTCATCCTCTACAAGAGTATGTCTGATGTCAAAAATTCTTAAATCCATTTCTCTTTCAAGATATTTTATACTTTCATAATATTTGTCCAAATTTGAAAGTATTTTGTTCGCTGATTGCAATACGTTCGCTATATTCTCCAAATCCAATTCAACATCTCCATAGTAAGTATATGGATTATATTCATCTGGTAAATGAGGTGTCTTTAACAATCTGTCTATGTCCATTGACTTAATATCATCAACATCATTTAAATTTTCTTCACAACAATTCTCTGGTTTTTCAACGGGCATATAACCATCTGTCAATTCGACGACACGACTTCTTCTTGAATTCCCTTTCAAGAAATTTTGTACTCTTTTAGTCTTTAAGAAACCCAAAGCAGCTGGGAAGGTCTCAAACGAGTTGGCTAAAGTCGGATTACCCGACCATGCCAATCTCCCATTTGGATTGGTTCTAATGTATTGTTCTCCATTCGTGATTACATATATCATTGAGCATCGCCACCAATCTCTATAATGTTATGATACAAAACAGTTATATTATCTTTGTAACGATTATTCTCGTGCATATGTCCGCAATACCAATTACTATATTGGACATCTTGTTGAATTTCTTGAAGATAATTTGTTAATCTATCCGATTTCAATTTATCAAAGAAACCTCTACTCATATTCATTACATCTAAAGTCTTTGTTGGTGGGCAATGTGTTATAATATAATCCACCTTATTACCGTATTTAACTAAATTTTCAATACCTTCGTCCATTTCCTTTTGGGAAGGCAATTCTTCTTGCCACCAGGATATGTGGTTTATACGAAACATTTTGCAATAATCATATTGCCATTCCGCAATTCTCGGGTCATCAGTTTCTAATATACCATCTCGTATATCATGAGATTGTGCTCCACCAAATGTAAAGAACGTTTTGCCATCAATAGTAAACACTTGTCCTCTCATCAAGTGAATAATATGCGGACGTATCTTATGTATTTTTCCTCCGTTCCATTCTTCAACCAACAATTTCTTTAGTCGGTCAAAGTTACTATGGTTTCCGTCTACAAATAATGTAGTCCATGGCTGATTTTCAAGCCAATCAAGGTTATTCCTTTCAATATCAGTGTCGTGCCAATAACCAAAATCACCACACACAATGACATAATCACTTCGATTTAAACTTTGTCCTATCGGAAAACATTCAGGTTTAAACCGATTTTTCCAATCTCCATGCGTGTCTCCTGTTATAAATATCATTTGTATCACTCTCCTTTACGCCACATTCTTTTCTTGATTAAGCATATACTCAATGAAAAGTTTCTTCATATTATTATAGTTCTCTGTTTTATTGTTCGAAATTAATACACTTTCGTCTATCGTTTTTAACCATTTTTCTAACGCCATATCATAATCTTTTTCACAAGAATAATCTATCAGCTTAACTAATTCGTCATGTGCTTTTTGTGCCAGTTCGGAATTACTTGGCAACACATCCTCAATCATTGTTTCGTAAAATTCTATATCTTCTTGCTCAATTCCTTCTAATATATTATTCTCTATTTTCTGTACACTGTTTTGAGTATTGTCGCAAACATCATTTTCAACATTTTCTTCATTTGACAATGCATCATTATCTTCAATACCCAAAAATTCTTTCATTAAATATAGAATATGGTCTACTTTGTTTTTCACAACCTTCTTATCTTTAGTGCTTTTGTTTTCATCGAGTTCTTCCCAAGTAACGCCATTCACTTCTTTGTTTCTCATGCTCTCAAAAGCATTTAAAAATTCTCCAAAATTCTTATCATCTAAGCCAAGCTTATCAAATTTATCAAATGCCATTATCCATACCACTGTATCTTTTAATGTGAATAAATCTGCTACTTTTCTATTTTCAAGTTTATCTGAATATGGAGCAATCCTGTTAAAATACTGTTCAATTTGTTGATATTCTTCCATTGTAGAATTGAAGTTCAAATAATCACATATTTTCTTAGGAGCTTTTTTCCAATTATCAAAATGATACACGCCCATAACACACTCTGAAATAACTCTTTCCCATATTCCGTCATTCTTTTGTTTTTCTGTTAAAATTGTACCGTCTTTCAAAAATTCATTGGTATTTTTTATTTTTCTTATTTCTTTTGCAAAATTTCCTACATACGTAAGAGCTTTCTGTGAAGCATTCATTGCAATGTGATTATTATAAATGTTAACAAGTGTGGGTAAATCTCCTTGTTCACAATTTTGATAAATTGTTACCGCTAACTGACCTTTGTTCAACTGTCGTTTTAATTCCGTTGGAAGGTCTTCATATGTTTTACCTCTCAAATCATATTCGACTGTTTCCCATATAATATCACCATATTGATTTTTTACCACTTTACCTTCTTCATTGAGTTTCTTCCTATTATATCTGACTATAGGCTCACGAATTTCATTAGTAACTTTATATTCACCATATCTAAATCTTCTCAAGGCTTCTGTTCTGTGACCACCATCTACAATATATGTAGACTTTATACCGGATTCAGACTTTGTTTCAGCAAGAATTAAATTTGGAATAAAAACTATCCCACTGACAGCCGACCATATTAGTCCGTTTAAAGCCTCTTTTGTCCAAGACCAACCACGTTGTACTGTTGGTTCAGGCTGTATTATTTGTGTATGTACATCGTCCATATATTGTTCTACTGACCATCTTTCAATTCTATATCCATCCATGTTATTTTACCTCCTAATAAGCATTCGTATTTTTCTTTTATTTTTTTCATCTTTAATAGCCATAATGCTATCTTTGTATAAAAAATCATCAATATTTAACATAGCGATAATTTCTTCTTTTTTATATCCATCTGCCAAATGGATAAGAATTTTTCTTTGAACTTTTGATAGCCCATTTAGATATTCCTCCATTTGTGGAGATAATTCTTCCTCATCATTATTATTCTCCACACATGCTATCTTTTCTGCTAAGTCAATTCCGTCTTCCGTTTTCACATCTAATGACACATTGGGAATTGAAATAGTTTGTCCTCGTTCATTCTTCTTCAAATTACCACGTTCATCAGTTTCAAGATTACACCTTTTCCAACGATGCCTATCTCGCAACCAATCTTGAAACGAACGTTTGATATTGCCAATAAGAAATGTCTTGAATGAACAATTGCGTTCTTGATTAAAATTTTCAACACTTTCCAATACAACATTCATCGCATCGGAATATAAATCATCATATTCTGACAACGGAACATTCATTAATCGAATAATCGGATCGCAAATTTCTCTCAATTGTTTCATTTTATTACCACAATATTGACTTATTAAACCTTCTTTTTCTTTATCGTTCACTCTATACACTCCTTGTCTCAATTTCTATGATTATTCTCCACTAATAATCTTGCAGTTTACATGTCAACACTATACCAATGCCGACACCTGTTATAGCCAAGCCAATTAAATACATACATTTCACATCCTTTCCCTTTTATCATATACATAGCAAAACTACTTTTTGTCTTTCCGCTCGGAAAAGTATAAACCGTATAGGTGAGTGTTTCATTTCAACGCTCAATATAATATTCTCTACGAAAAATATTTTTTATTAATATATTTCGCAATTTCCAAACCCATTTATCTGCATCAATCTGAATTTCGGGATTAAAAATATTGAATAAATCACCTTGTTTAATAGTTCCTGTTATATTATTCTCCGTTTTCTCTAACATGAAGATATAATTCGGATTGATTTTAATTATGTACTTTGAACCATTACACAAACAAACATTTTTAAATGTCTCAACATCTCCCTTTCGTCTTATCTTAAATCCGGCTGGTTTTTGAATTATTGAAATCATAACTTCACCTACTTTCTCCTCATTTTCACCCACTATATATTGTATTCGCATTTAAAATACTAACTATATATAGTGTAAAAATTCCTTTGAAATCATACTTTCATCACTCCCTTTCTTGTTACAATTTCTTTTCTTTTATTACATTTTCTTTACAAAATTTACGCCAATATGATTGACATTTCCCTAATAATGTGCTATAATAAACACATAAAAAGCAAGGATATTTCTTTTATCCATTATGAAATAAACGTGTTGGGGAACACATTTCAAAAAGGGTAAATTAATTTAATATGGGGATATTAGATTAATTAGAAATATTCTGTTTTTAAAAATCAACAAAACCATATTATCACGCTTTAACGTGAATGTCAACTTATTTTCACGTTTTCAGCGTGATATTGTGGTATTCTACAAAAAACGGAGGTGTAATTTATGCAAAATCCACAAATGATTGCAAGCAGAATAAAACAACTTGCAAAGGACAACAATATTTCTATCGGTAAATTGTGCAAAGAATGTGGTTTGGGTGTCAATTACATCAATCAAATGTCCAACAAGAAATCCGTTTCTCGTGAAAAAATAGAAATCATTGCAAACTATTTTAGCGTTTCCGTTGAATATTTACTTGACGAGCCACAAAATAATAATCAAATGATTGAACTCCCTATCTTAGGCGAAGTTTCGGCAGGCTATGGTAAATATGCCGACAATGAAATAATCGGCACACAATACGTCCCCCTTAATTGGTTAAGTGGCAATGAACCACACGTATTACTTCGTGTCAAGGGCGACAGTATGATCCCCAAGTTTGAAGAAGGAGACCTTGCACTTGTCCGCTATCAACAATCCGTTGACAGTGGTAGTTATGCCGTTGCTTTAATTGATGATGATAATGGTGTCATCAAACGAGTAGTGTATGGTACAAATTGGATTGAACTGCAAAGTTTAAATCCAATGTATTCCCCAAGACGTTTTGAGGGTGAAGATGTTACTCGTGTCCGAATATTTGGATTAGTGAGAAAAATCATTAAAGATACTGATACTCATTAACGTTCTATATTGGAACATTGCAATCAGTTTATGTATTCTTTTCAGAACATATATTACTATTTTAAATTAGTTTTGTCAACATTTTAGAACACTTTGTAATGATATTGTAATATTTAAGGCGGTGTTTTTATTGCTAACCGAAGAAAAATATAAAAATTTCCTTGCTTCTGAATTATTTTTGGCACGGAAAAAATCAAAATTAACACAAGATAATGTTGCTGATATTCTTGTAAATAAATACAGAATACGTGCAAATAGAACAACCATTGCAAAATATGAGAATGGACTGCAAACACCACCCTTATATACTTTACAATGTTTGTCCAACATCTATAATTGTGAAATTATTAATTTTTTTCATAATATTAATAACGATAAAAATTACCTTGCGTATGGCGGAGAACATATCTCCGTAAAAAAAGAAAATTTGTTAAAGCAAATCGCTGAAAAAAATATTCCTGATGCAATATTAGATTTAATTCAAAATGCGATTGAACAATATTAAAAAAGCAACCTTAATGGATTGCTTTTTTTATTTGCAACCATGTGTAGCGACTCTTTTACTACCAAACTCAACACTATTATTGCCATAGAATACATCTGCATTTTTGGGACATAATAAGATATAATCTTATTAGTAAAGGAATAGATTTCTATGGATGAATTTATAGTCAACCAGCACATTATGGAGATTTGCAAGCAACGAAATCTGTCTATATATAGACTTGCAAAGATGTCTGATATGCCTTATTCGTCACTCAATAATATGATTAAACATAGACACGTCCCGACAATATATAATTTAATAAAAATCTGTAACGGTCTAAATATTTCACTTTCTCAATTTTTTGCTGGAATTGAGGACAATGTGGATAATAATGTCTTGTCCTCTGAACAACAAGACGTTATATCATTATGGGATCTTTTAGACTCAAAATCAAAAGAATTTGCATTAATTTATATGAAAGGATTGGCTCATTTGCCAATGACAGGTGTCGAAGATGAGAAGTTTTAAACAATTATTGGATATTGCACAAATCTATACAAAACAGTTTACAAGTTTCCCTTGTAATCCATTTTTACTATGCACTCAATTACAAATATCTTTTAAAGTAAGATCTCAAGCAGTAGAAGATTTTGCCGGTACCAATCCGTTAATCTCCACTCCTGCTATTCTTTACAAGGAATCAGGTAAAGTGCCTTCATATATAATTTACTTTGATGAAACGTCTATGTATTGGCGTTTCTACATATTCCATGAGATTGCTCATTATGTGTTGGGACATACTTCCGATTCTCTACAAGAAGAACAAGAAGCAAATTTAATGGCTTGTCTTTTAATCGCACCAAAAAACAAGCTGCCTACATATTTAAAAAATGCTAAAGATTTATCCTTATTTGCAGAAATTCCAATAGCTTACGCAGAAGAATATTGGAATTATTTACATAACAAATTAATTAAACCAAAAATGATTTTTAATATAATGATTTCTGTCTGTATTCTTACGGTGATACTTGACATAGTATCATTCGCATTAATATTATCAAATTGAATTACACAAAAAAATAAAGGCGACAGTCAATTCGCTGTCGTCTCTATTTTTTTACTCCGATTATTTTCTTTTTCTTTGTCCATAGTGAGAATTTCTTTTGCCTTGTTTAAGCAATCGACTCTCCATTCTTCAAAATCTTGTTCATTATTGAACATTTGATTATCTCCCTTACAATATAATATATCTATTATACCAAAGAAGATATTTTTCGTCAATATAACAGTCTTTTCTTCATAATACCATTTCCTTTCGCAAAACAATCAAACTTTCTTATTATATCCTTTCCAAAAGTTCATTCGCAGTTCCATTGAAACTGGTTTATTTATAAGTTCGTCCATTTCATCAACGTCCAACATATCCATTAGTTTACCAATTTCCTGATTTAATTCATCGGATATATAAGGCATAGTTCGTTTAATCATTGTTGTGATACTTCTCATAGGAAACATATCACATTGCCCTTGAAATGGATCGTTAAATCCTTTTAACTGAGTTAATTGGGCATATACACTGCCCATCATCTCTAAATTTTCTACTGTATACATTATTATTTCACACCTTTCCATTTTCTTTTAAGAATACATTTGTGGTTACAACATTATCATTTACATCATATCCTTTTATGAATATTGGTGCAAGCCATTTTAAAATTAATTTTCTATGACTTGAGCCCCTCTCTCCTTTCCAGTAATGATGCCAATGTCCACGCCGTGTATGTGGGCGTTTCGGAGAACCATGTGCTTCCACTCCCGAATTATTATAAACAATATGAGATTTAACCTTCTTTTGTTTTATTTGGCGAATAATATTTCCGGTTTGAGTGCCACAATTCCATTTTTGAATTTCTCTATATTTATCTTTTATATATTCCTTCTTTTTGGGCTTACGAGTTATATATTTTTGTCGTTCATCTTCCGTAATTTCGCTGTTCTGTGCACAGATATATAATACAAGTTGCAATTTTGATGTTATTAAGTTTGTTACAAAATCAATATAATCTTTATCGACAAAATTCTTTGATGAATTCTTTTCTACTTCTTGTAACATCCGGTCAATTCCATCTTTGATTGTACCATTTTCTATAAGATGTAAAGAAATAGGCATAACTGAATAGTCATTATTTATAAACAAAAATCGCAATTCCAATTCTCCGTTGTTAGTATCTGATTCAAAGTAGACGAAGAATCCATTGTACTCATCATCGTTTACTGCTATATAAATACAGGGATATGGAAGATTACTTAAAACTTCGATTGGTATAATTAAATCTTCACTTCCTTGTTCAGTAAGAACATCTTCCATATCTTTATCAAAGCTGAAGATTTGTTTATACAATCTCCATGTAGCAGTTGCAACAATTATATTGGCTTCTGATATTATGCTCAAATTAATATTGTCATTTCCGCCACTTGCAATAGCAATCCCTACCCCTATCGGTATATAGCAACGAGCATCCCAATTCACTTCTTTGCCGTTCATTTTTCTCATATCTTCTACTTGTTTCCAAACATTCGGATATTTTTTATTGACTTTTTGAGTCAAAATTAACGGTGCAATTTTTTCTTCCATAATATATTACCTACTACTTAATTGAAAATGAATTCGATTTTATCATTGATAAAATTCTTAACATTGTCGGCTCTAAAGTTTTCTACTGCAAAGCATCCTTCTCCATTTCCACATTTATATCCAATTACTGGGTTGTTCCAACCTGTGACCTCAATCCAATATGATGTACCGTCATTATCTATTGCCGGCATACCAAAACGGAGAGTTCCGTTCGGCTCGGGACACCTTGGAGCTTCAGTGTATACTGTCTTTGATGTTATTAATTTGATAAGAGCCTTACCGCTTTCGGTAAACACTCTTTCATATTTTTCCACCTCTATTGATAGAGGTTCTCTATATTCTTTCATTTTAATCTTCCTTTCTTGCATTGCACCGACGCACCGAAATGCGTCGGAATTGCACTTTTACATATACTTTTTTAACTCACTCTGTAATTCTTTCAATTTTGCTTTTGCGTCCTCATATTCTTCTGCTGTCCAAAAATGAGGAACATAGCCGTCTTCACCTTCATTATAGAAATCATTATATTTTTTCTTTGCTTTTTGTGCTTCTTCTTTTGTGCTATACAAATTTCCTGCAGCTTTTATAGCCTCACATCTTTGAACTATTTGCTCCCAAGAAACAATATTTTCTTCAATTTCTTTTCTTTTTGCTATTTTTTCTTTTTCACTATTCATTTGGACTAATTCGTCCCATTCGTCTTGATTTATGATATAAACATTTCCTGATGAACCGGTAAATTGTCCGTCCGATTCTCTGTTTAAAAATCCAAGAATTTCATCGAACATAAGATATTTTAAATCTATACTCTCACCTCTGATGCCTATAAAAGCTCTATCTCTAAATTCTTTTACATATTGACTTTTTTCTTCGTCAGTCAATCGTCTTGCTTTTGTTAATTGACCTCTGCCATCTAAGTGGCAAACTAAATATTCTTTCATTTTAATCGCCTCTTAATCTTTCCTTTATTTTACCATATTGATGTTGAATAGTCAACGACTAAATATATCGTCAAGTAACGAAACAGCTTTTTTCTTTGTTTGTCCATCATTTACAATATATCTTTGTGTAGTTTCAATATTTTTATGACCGACCGCTTGAGATACAAAGTTTATATCCTTTGTTTCATCATATAAAATTGTACAAAACGCAGACCTTAATTTATGAGGACTTATTTCCGTTCCGATTCCTGCCTTTGAATATTTTTTTACCAAGTCCGAAACAGCTCTTGGAGATATTCTACTTCTTTGAACAGAAATAAATAATGCATCAGAACGCATATCTTCTAATAATAATTCTCTGTCTTGTATCCATTCTATTAATGCTTCCTTTAGTCGATTATTAATAATGTATTCTTGTGTTTTATGCCTTTTATCAATGATTTTGAACGTATTATTTTCAAAGTCTATCTCATTCAAATTAATTTCCGTTAATGCTGTTTCACGCATTCCTGTATATATAAAGAGCAGCAGAATTGCTTTGTCTCTTGAACGCCAAGGTCTTTGAGTCTCAATAGCTCTATGCGAACCAACACCTCTATCCACCGCACTTATAATATTCTCCATATCATTTGCAGTCAGTCTTATTCTTTTTACATTGTCCGAGTTTCGGACAGGTTTTATTTCATCCATAGGATTATCTTTAATAATTTTTTTCTTTTTCAAATAAAAAAGAAAGTTGTTCAATGCGGCATAAACAACTTTTCTATATGAAAAACTCGTACTTTGAACTTGTCCTTCTTTATTAGTTTTTTGTTCTTTTGTCTTTAAATATCGTGTTACAACAGTCTCATCAATATCATTTATGGATATATTTAATTCTTCTATAAATTCAATAAATCCCTTTATTATCATAATATACATATAACATGACTTTGGTTCAGTAGATGTTGAGATGTTATAATAAAAGTCTGCTACAATTTGTGGCAGGCTTTTAAGTGTTCGCTTGATTTTCTGTTCAGTTTTTATTTGATTTTCTAATCTTCCTGTCATTAATGTTCACTCCTTCTTTTGTTATATAGGCATTGATACTAGACAATGACTTACAGTTGTGTCATAATGTCCCCACCAAACCTGAGGTTCAGAAAACTCCATATATTTTTTTGTAAGTTTTCCATCTGGAGTATATTTATAAAACTGTCTTAACTTATCAGTTGGAACATTTACCGAAGGTACTCCCGTATAGTTATGAAAAATCCTATCATATTTGTTAGGCATAGCTTCTCCTATAGCATATTTCTTCCATTTCCCTTCTTCGTCTTTTACACCTTTATATTCACTAAAAGCTTTATCTATTTTTAATTTCATATCATACAAATATTCTGCTCCCGCAGGTGATAAACAACCTCTATCCTCTTTACGTATATTAAGATAATCTTCCATCTCATAATCATGAGCATCTCTACCATACTCTCTTTCTTCTTTAATAAACGCTTGTCGTTTCACATATATCGCCATTGCTTTCTTTTTCAATTCAGTAGGCATATCGTCAATCCATTCTTGAGCAAATGCCTTTCCCCATTCACATTTTCTCGCCGCAATCAAACATTCATCATCAAATTCCTTTTGTCTTTCAGCCTTTTCTTCATCAGTCAACTTATCATAGAATTCCCAATGTTTGCGATTGCTTTCATGTAATTTTTCCATATACTGATCGTGTAAGCTTTGTGAAATTCCGTTGTTACCACCTGTTCTTTCTTTGTGTTTAGAATATGATATAATACCGGCTACTCCAAAAATAAATATCGTAAGAAGTGTACCACCAACTGGTGTACACAATGCACAAAGTGGTATCCAGCAAATTAAACCCACGATTATTATGGTTCTTATCTCTCCTGCATCTCCATTAATTTTCATTTTATTTCCTCACTTTCTACTTTCCCTCTAATTCTTAGCCTTCCAAAAATATTAAACTATCTTCATATTCGTCAAGTTGTTCTTCTGCTGCTACCACACTTCTGCTCTTAAACCCAAGTTCTAAAAGTTCTTCGGGTTCAAATCCGACATAGAGCAAATGCTTTGCAACAACCAACGGTTTTCCTCCATACCTCATATTTGCGACTAATTTTTTCAATAATTCTATTGCTCGTTCGTGTGATATATTTTCCATTTCTAATCTTCCTTTCTATATTTACCTTTCACTTAATATATACCACCATTTGCTATTTTTAAACAAAATTCTGTGATATTTTTTATTATACATACATTCTACACCCTTTTATGTCCCATATAAAGGACTTGAAACCTTGCTTTCAAGCCCATTTATTTGTATTATTCCTCCTCAATCTTAACAATTATTTCTGTGCCATCATAATTGCCCGATAATCTTTTAGCTTTCATAACATTACCCGATTCATAATCTTCTATAAACTTGATTAATGAATCTATCATCGTGCAAAAATCTCCAAGTATCCAATAATGAGAAGCTCCAACTTTCAGATGCTCACACAAGAACTCTTCCAAAAATTCTCTTGCTTCTCTTCTAACCTCACATTCATCATCTGCTTTAAATTCTTTTGTTCCTGCATACTTCCAATCATTAATTTTCTGACAATTAATTTCTTCTGGATTTTCTATACGGAAATCACCGTCATGGTATAAGTTATATATTATGTTTATTTTCATTTCTTAGTCCTCCTCAATCTTTACTGTTATCGCACTTTTGTCACCCGGTGACATCAAATACTTTCGTTGCACAACATTACCTGATTTGTACATTCTAATAAAATCAACTAATGAGTCAATCAACTCATATAAATTTTCAAGTACCCAATAATAACGAGGATCGACATCAATATTCCTACATAAAAGTTTAGCAAGAAAATTCGCAGCTATTTCTATAGTATCGGATTTATCATTTACTTTGATTTTTTCATGCCCTACATATTCGTACAAACCCACTTCTTTACAATTAAGTTCTTCTAAATGAATTAATTTAAAAGTACCATTTGTACAAAATTTGTAATCTATATATATTACCATATTATTATCCTCCTAATTTACTCCTTTAAATCCGACTTTCATCTACTCAATATCATTTCCGTCTTTATCGCGAAGTTTTGCGTACATAATATTTATATCTATACCAGCATCTACACACTTCCCTATAAATTCCTCCATTGCTTCATCGTATGTACTGGCTTTTGTTGCAAAATCAATCCAACAATCATTTATATGTAATTCATTCATATGTTTCACCTTCAATTTTCATTTTAAAATTCCATTTTTCGTCATTATCATTACTGTAATTATAATCTCTTTAATCAAACTTCATTGGTTCAATTACATTTGCTACTTCAAAAATTCTCTTATCAGAATCATTCCACCTGAGTTCTGCATAATCTTTTTCACAATAACTTTCCTCTTTATTAAAATATTTATCTTCCAATCCAAAATTAAAACAATAATTCCACATTGATGTTAAATACTCACAAGCCTGTTCATATGTATCAAACAAATAAACTTCACTATGTCCAATGTCAAACGTATAATAAACTATAACTGCATATTTTTTCATATTATTTACCTCCATAAATTGTCCTTATCGTCATATTATAAATCATATGTAATACATTCACAAATCTCATTTATAACTTTTTTATGTTGATTTGCGCTAAGAAAAACTCTGAACTCAAACTTAGTTTTCGGTTCTTGTTTGAGTAATGGTTCTACATTTTCTTCCTCGTATTTTTGCAAAAGTTCCATTAATGTAATTAATTCATCGCTACTCATATTCCTCACCTCTTTGAAATTTCCGTTTCATTAAAATCCAATAGTAACATCTGCTGAAACATAATCACACATATAGCCTTCTGTTTCTAAATATTCGCATACTACATTAACAATACTATTTGTATCATACACTCCATCGTTTTCTCTTTTATATTTTTTAATAGTATCTTTTATTCCCTGAATAATTCCGTTTGTTAATTCCTGTTTACCTTCAACCTGAATCATTGTTTCTATATTTGTACCACAACCATCAACGTCTATATCAATAAGTTTAATAATCTGCTTCATAATAATTTACCTCACTTTCAAAATAAAATCGTTGATTCAATCCCATATGTAATTATCTTCTTTTCCATATAAAGCACCACCCGGAAGAAACATTCCAATTGCTTCTATTTCATTTCTATCTAATAATTCTCCCTTTCTACTACCCTTGAGCCATATAAATCTTCTCATAACAACTTCCTTAGGTAATAACATAAATCTTTTAGTTGTGACTTGTATTCCAATACCAAGTTTCAACATTGTGTTTGCTGCACCACCATTTATAAGATACTGTCTTAAAATCTCCGTATACTGATTTAAGTGTGTATCTGTTTGTGCAACGCCAGAAAACATCTGATCTGTTAATCTGTGATATTCAATATAATTACATTTCATTATAATCACTCCTATCCAAATCATCGTTCTTATTTTGTTATATCAACAACGTAATCGTTATAATACTTAAAACTATCGAATGTTCCACCATGTTTTTCACTATAATTAAAAACACTCATATAAATATGTCCTGCAATTGCTTCGTTATATCGCACAAGTTTATGTCCATTTTGTTGAATAAGCTCTCTTAAAAATAACACATTCTTTTCCTCCTTAATCAAATCATCGTTTCATATTCCAATTTATTTTCTGACCACAATTTTCACAATATGGCATTTGAAAATCTTCACACATTGCAGATAATGGACGCTTACAAGACGGACAACAGTAATTATTAAAGCCTTTATGCGTTCCATTTGGCAATGGATTTTTAGGTGTCTGATATTCTAATAAATCTTGTATTACTGTTAAAACCGTATGCGATATACCTAAATTGCATATTTGCGACTTTTTACTTGCTAAAATATTTTTGACTTCATCTATGGTATAATTCACAACATATACCTCCTATCTTTTTATAAATTTCTTATTTTATCCACAATAAATCTCATCAGCATCCACAAACCCATTCTCTTTTAAATATTCTATATAATTTAAAATATCCGATTTTCTTTTAACTTCTATATCACTTGAACGTTCATATCCATAAAAAGGACTGACATATATCTTGTACTCTTTACGTTCCGTATTTACCAACAAGTTATAATTGTTTGCACAGGCACCACGATTTTCCCAACCTTTATCACGATAATATAAATGCAATCTCATAATCAATCAACCGTCCTTCCTATCTAACAATACTAATGTAGTGTCTGTCAGCATATCATCTGAACAAAATCTTGCCACTTCCAAAAATTCAACCTCCGGCAATAAATCACTAACAAAATATGCAAACTGATCTAAACTTACGTTTTGGTGTTCATAAGCATATTCAATAATTTCTGATACAATATTTCTGCCAAAACTATTCGTTATAAATGTTTCTTCAAGCCAATTCATAAATCCATTCCTATCAAACATTTTAATCATCCTTTCCAATGAAATTGTCGTTTCAATTAATACAATCTGCCGATACGTTCCAATACTCTATCTCCGTCTTTCATTGTTTCTTCATCAAGTTTTACAAATGTATCTAAGTCAATATCCTCTATCAACTCCAAATAGGCATGGAATTGAGCCATATAATAGTTTGCATTGAGTATATTTGTCTTTTCTGACATAGTGCGACCATCTGTAATCTTTTCTGCATATACTAAAGCTTCTTTCATTGCGTTCTTAGCTTTATCAATTAACTTTTCTAACATTTTAATCCTCCGTTCAATTCTTATCTTCTGTCAAATATCATCATTTTTAATAATGTTTTAGCTTGTCCTCTGTGTAATTGTCAACACGTCCATTGACTTCTTTTAGAGGACAAGCTCTTATACTCTTATATTCGTTTCTTAAAACTGCTTGTTTCTTCTCCTCTAACATATTGTTATATATTGCATCTGATATACTCATTTACATATACTCCTTAATTTTTATTTGTCTGCAAATTTAGGCACAAACCTAAACCTCCCACTTTTGCAGGTAATCTTCTATATGCTCCTCTATGAATGCAATTTTCTTTTTCGCATTCAGGACAATAGCACTTTATAAATGTTTCATAATCTAATTTTGTACTAAGTCTTTCATAAATTTCTCTTTCCATTTTAATCTTCCTCTCTATTCATTATTTCTTCGAGTATTTCATATACTTCGTTTTGATGTTCTTTCATATAAATGTAAAATCCATCAAATGTATCTTCTATTCTTTCTTCTAAGCAATCTTCTCTATAATTCTCCCACATCACTTCTTCAATATCGTTACAGTTTATTCGCTTTCCTTTATATTCCACCTCCGAATCAGACCATTCACCATGATATACAAACCCTATATTTGGTATTCCATACCAATCAGGAAGCTCTTTCATTGGGAAATAAAATACACCGTTTTTACAAATCCAATCTCGTTCTATTGTACTAATCATAACTTATTTCTCCATTTCTACAACATCCTTTTCTTCTTTCTTCCACTCAATCTTTGGCCAACAATATACTTTATGTCCAAAATGAGGCAAGACCGAATATCTTTCCATAATTTGATTATGAACATATTGTTCTGTTCGATTGTCATCCCAATTATCTTTCCAGTTTGCTAAATACTCAACACCTCTATCTGTAACTTTTTTTATTTCATAATAATTAGTTCCATCATGATGTGAACACTTTAAGTAAAGATGACCATTTTTATCATACAGGTGAATATAATCACAATCTTTTGCCGCTTTATTGACCATCTCCTCAAAATCTCCAAATATCATTCCAGCTTTATGATTACCATCCCAACGTCCACAAGTGCCTTGCAAAATCCATGTACTTTCACTATTGAAAAATCGTTCCAAATCATCTTTTATTTCAATCCAATCGTATTCATCTTGATTGTATATTTCTTCCCATATTGCACTATCTGTTATCGTAATATCATTAGCTTTGAGTGTTTCTATTGCATCATCCTTAGAATCCTCCCATAAATTATAATTGTTATATATTGTCCTAATCACCGCTTGTTTTTTTGTTTTAACTCGCATTTTGTTTACCTCCAAATCGTCATTTCTAAAAGTCGTGTTACTTTTCCTCGATAGAACATCATCATATGAAATGCATTATTTGTTACGGAATTTATACCATGCACTTCATATGATTTTTCTTTGAATTTTTCATTATCAGTCCTCATATTCATATCTTCAAATAGTGTCACATGTGTTATTTCTTCTTCAGTATGGCGAGGAAGTTTATCGACTTCTTTGCGTTTTTTATCGGATATATCGTTTAATTCCTCATACATTCTTTTATAAAATCTGTACTCGTTACGAAAATAATCAAGTAAATCATCTGTTAATTTTATATTTGTAGCAACTCTATCTTCTTTTCCATTTGGAAATTTAAAGAAAGTCCATTTGCTATTAATATCTGTTATGTATTGTTTATTTTCCAATATATCAATCATTATTCAAACCTCCCTTTGAAATATCTCTTTCGTCACTCTATTGTACAAACAGTTACAGTGCCGTCATAGTTGATAATTCCTCTACATATAAATTTGCCTTGTACTGTTGTTACTGTTACATTTTCGCCATACATTCTACACAGCACTCGTGCATTACGAGTATCTGTATATGCCCTGTTCCCATATCCGTAATGAACTATGTATTTTCTCATTGTATTTCACCTCTCCTTTGTGTATAAATATTAAAGTCTATATCATTTTCAAACAACGTTCGTAATATGACATCTGCTGACACAATACACATTTCCGGATAAATTATTTCGCCGGTTGAGTAGTTTATGGTATCCACTGATATTCCATAGACTTTATCTTTATTTACCTTTGGATAATCCGAGAATATAGGATATGCTAATTCTCTTTTGTCCAAAGCCTTATATAGGCTCAACACTTGACGTGCTGAGCCTATATACAAATGTCCAGTTTCCGTTATAATCTTCTTCATAATCGTTGCCTCCTTAAAATAACTCTACAAAAGCGTCATCTACTTGAATAAATGTTCCATTGATGTCCAAGTCACGTCCATATGCTTCATAGTCAAAATATATTTTGACTTCTTCAGGCACTCCGTCAAGTAGTCCGCAATCATTAACAACTTGATATGCGACATCTTCCATATTGTCGCAATCGTAATAAATTCTATAATTGCCTTGACGTACTTCTTCCAGTGCTTGTTCCATATTATACTCTTCCAAGTATGCTTGAAGTGCGATAATTTCATCATCATACATTCCTTCAATTTCTTCTGCAATGGTATTTAATTCTAAAATATTATCATATTCAGAAACTTTTAACCCACTTATATCTGTTTCATAATCAGATATAAATAGCTCATCATTACCATTATTGCTTATTTTGTCAAGAACTTCTTCAAGTCCTTCACAAGGCAAGCTTACCCACTCACCGATGATTTTTCCGTTGTTGTATTCTCTTAGATTAGATATAAATATTTTTAGCATTTTAATTACTTATCCTTTCTAACTTATCCAACTTCTTGTAACTGTATCATATAAAGCTCCGTTTGCATCTTGATACTCTTTTCGTGGTGAATATGTGAACTTAAAACACTTGTGTCCATTTTTATATACAATCGCTTTGTTCCCTTTATCCATTGCATATCGTTCTCTATAACCACCATTTTCATATGCATTTTTCATTTCATTACTTGTGTATCTTTTCATATAAAATTCACTTCTTTCTATTCATAATTCCATTGCATAACGATCTTTTGTTTTTCGTTTGTATACCATAGTAATCACCGCTCCTTTCTATTTCTCACAATTTAATTTAATGTCAGTCAAAACATAATCCCAACTTGTTCCATAATGAGTTACTCCCCATAGGTACATATCTAGTTCTTCATTGTAATAAACAAGTTCATTTGTATAATCACGCAATATACTTGCACCTGCCTCCGAAATAATATACCATTGGAAAACATCTGCATTGTTAACACTGTCTTCTTCTTCTTTTAACTCGTCAATCTTATTTTGTAATTCTTCAATTTTTTCTTGAGTTTCATCTGACAAATTCTCTTGCGATTCTTTAATATCTATAATTTGTTCTTCGAGTTCTTCTATCTCCTCAGAATAATCAATAAACCCATTTTCTTCTTCCCAATATCCATGCTTAATTATCTCATCGTTTGATACCGCATCAAACGCCTTTGCGAGTGTTGCATAATCAAGATAACCATTTTGAATTGCATAGTCACTTGCTTTGTTACCACAGAAATATTCACCACTTAATTCCAATATTTTTTTCATAGTAATTCTCCTTCTTTCTTCAAACATTCTTTTATCCATTCCTGCATATTTTGCCAATCTTCAACATCTGTATATTCATATTTCAGGAAATACGAATATAGTAATTCCAAGATATTTATCTTGTTCTTATGCAAAGATATAATAATCTCATAAATTTCGCTTGGATATTCCCAACCTTTAATCAAAAAATCATATATTCGAGATTTTACATATATCTGATATGCAATCTCAAAGATATATTCTTTCGACAAGTTCGTGAGAATACGTTGCTTATATTCTTTAAACTCTGCCTTGATAGTTCTTAGAGCTTTTTCTTTGAGCATTTTACCATCTCCCCTTCTAAATATTCAAAAATACCTATGATTTCTCTTAGGCATTCTGTTAAGTATTTATATATTCTCTTTTTCATGTTAAACCAAACTCCTTTGTGAGTCTTTTGGCAATCATTGCGTTTAGCTTGTTGTTTATAACAAGCGTTTCGCCATTTTCGTTTCGGTATATTTGATGACTACCTCGCATATGGTGCAAGGTGTAGCCATTCGCTTGCAGTTTCCGTTGGAACTTACGAACATCTATTTGAGTTCTCATTGTATTTCACCTCCATAAAAGCTTGACATATGATAATTATTGTGCTATTATATTAATATCAATAAAAGACCATCAGAGATATTGATGGTATCTCACTCTGATGGCTTTTTGGTTAATTGCGAGGATCAGCTTCACGAGCTTCATTCTCAGTGCTATAGAGTCTTCCATCGTAATCGCCAATATATCCTTCCGGAGTTAGCATCGCAATCCACCGCCTTTCATTGATATTAAATAGTCTTGTAGTGGTAGTACAAGGCTATTTTTTATGTAAAAATATATAGCATGGACTATATACTTAAACATCTTAATGACACTTTTTGACGGATAATATCTTATCATCCATCTTATCATTCTCCGTACCGTTATCACTGAATGTGATACGGTACTTGTCACCTATTACAAAATTGTTATTCTCATACTCCCATATCTGACCATCACGAGTCATCAGAGTATTGACACCTATACACACTGCTTTAGTGGTATAGATAATCTTAAAGCCATTATGGGTGTAATATCCAAACGGCAAAGTTATCATTGCCTCTGCTGTTGAGTAAAGTGCAATGAATAACAATATCATTGCTAAGATGATTGATAGTTTTTTTCTCATATTCATACTTTATCCTCCTACTCATATCATTGCTCGTACAAAACGTACAGCTATATCATACTTGTACTCATAGCTATGAGCATAGTGTCTTGGTTGTGTATGTGTAGATACATACGACTCAACCTTGTTTACTATTGTGTTATAGTCTACACAGAAATCTCTGCATAGGCGCTTTGTATCCTTCTTCCATGTATTCATTATTGCATTCCTCCTCCTAATGTGTATTATGTATGTAATTACAAGACCTGCTGTGGATAATAGTTATCCTCTTCGCGGTCATAATGGTACAGTGTTACCACTATACCCAACTGACGGCACGCGTTCAACACCGAGATTAATGCGACCGTTAAGCCGGTGACGTACAAGTCAAGTGACTTGATGTCAAGTGCTTTGAGCTTAGACTCTGCCTCGGCTTGTAAGCCTTGAGGGTCTAATGGGTTGATGGTATTACCGAAAATAGCACCATCTTCCGCTTGAGGGATTGCGTGACGTCCCTCACAGAGTGCCATAGAGGCATGGTCTGACACCTCATAATATGGCTCATACGGTGCGACGTCAAGCCACTTGTCGCACAAGTCAGTATAGAAGCAACCCATGCAGTTTCCCTGACATTGTTTACAAGCATATTTTTTCATAATAAAACTCCTCCTTAGAATTAATTATTTTTATATCTTCTCTCTGTTTCGGCTCATGCCTCATCAGTACTCGGACTTTTACCGCGTATACAGAAAAAGGGTGTACACTTGTTAGCATACACCCTTGAATGGTAAACCTATTACTTGATGAATAGGTCTATAAATGTTGCCATGAACAACTTGTTAAAGCAAGTCTTACTCATGGCTTTGGTTAGTCGGTATTCTTCGCCTTTTTGCTCAGCTTTTGCGATTGTTGCTGTTGATGTACAAGCTGCACCTATGTTTGTACTTAACTTACGACTCCATGTTCTTACAGCTTTTGAGCCACACTCTATGCCTATATTTAACAAAAATTCGTCAAACTTTTCAAGGAATGACGTTTCATTATTTTCGATAACTTTAATCTTATACGCATCATATAAACCTTCCGGAATGAAGGCATAGCACTTCTTTATATCTTCGTTTAGAGGCTTTACTTCCTCTTTGTGTGCGTTTTCAAGCTTTTTAATTTTAGTTTCAAGGTCAATGATACTATTTTCACGAATAGCGTCATCTACACTGATACCGTTCTTAATATCTTGCTCACGTTGTGCAAGAATTGCGTCCCTTTTGTCAAGTAAAGCCTTACGTTCAACTTTAAACTTTGCGTCTGACTTTGCAAGTGCTACAAGTGCGGGTTGAAAAGCGTGTAAATAACCTCGTAGCTCATCTGTAAAGTTGTTAAATGATACTTGTGTTTTGTTAGTTTTTTTCATGATATACTCCTTCTTCCGCACTAAGCAGCGGATGCTTACTTTGGTTTAATATTGCTATTGTACTACTCACTATTTATGCGGACTTGTAACCGCTTGTATCTCTAATATACAAGTTAGTTTAATACGGTAATTTTTACAGTCGTTTAATTTTATATTGCGTTAAAACGTACTTCCACTTTATAACGCTTTGTGCCGGATTTTCGTTGCTACCGGTATTCCAAGAATTACCAAACTTGAAACAAAGGATTTTCACCTTCACACGCTCAAAATATTAGAAAATATTTCAAACGTAACTATATAACCGCCGTTACATAGTCAACGGGATTTTCCGGATTCCCGCACCTTTTTTATATAAACTTGTAACAAAAGTATTATATTATCAGACTTGCTTTTTGTGTTGCTCTATGCGGAACTAAAAAGCAGTATCTGCTTCTGTTACCTATTTAATTATCAATGAACAGTCAAAACGGATTAAACATATAATCCTTGCATAGCTACATAGCTATACTTTGAAAAAAACAAAAATTGAATAAATACAGATAGCATTAATCCGATATTATCGGAGCTGACAGATTGAATTTAATATACTGTCAGTGTATCTCTTATTCTTTTTTTGCCTTTTCCTTTTGACACTTATTACAATATCAGATAATAAAATTAAGTCAAATCCGCATAGGTATGCGGAAAAAGCGTATTTTATGAAGAGTTATGGAGGGGGTACAAAAAACAAGTCGGCAAGCCCCCATTTTTCCTATATCTGTATATGTAGTCAACTTACACACTAACCACAAAAAACACAAAACCCACCAAACCCCCAAATAACACAACAAAAATCACACATCACATATCAAAAATTTAAAATCGCCCCCTTTATCGAAAACCCCAAGAAAATCAAACAAAAAACACCGCCACAACCTCAAAAAATGCGATACAAAAATCCCAAATTCCCATTTCACAACCAACTCCCACACTACAAAACCCAATAAAATCCACAAAAATTACTCATCTACACTCCGATACTAAAATTACATATAAAAATGCAACAAAAAAAGACCTTCGTATTTCTACGAAAGTCTTTAATTCAATCCCATTGCAATCACAAACAAATTTCTATCAAATCATTGTTTTTTATACGTCCTTCTTGTAACAATTCCCACATCCACAATTTTCATATCTTTTGTATTATAATTTGCAATATATTCCCTATCATCTGTCCATTTCTCTATCGCATATTTGAAATTGTCTCTATAAGAATTCCTCTCAATAAGCCAATCAAGGTGATTGCATATCTCCATGCGACTTAATATATGTTCATCAACAATCATTTCCAATATTCTATGTCGTTGTATTGAAGTTAATCCTATCACTTCACTTACATTATACCCCATTATATGTAAAACTGATTCTTTATTTAAATTACTATAAGATATCCCATTGTTATCTCTACGCCAAAACTTTTCTTCTACTACCTTGCAAATAATAACGCCTTGTCTTTTTACCATTTGATAATGGCTTTCTAAGATATAATATTTATCACATCTCTCACAATGAGCGGCAGGAATTATAACTTCATTCACTTGACCAGTTGAAGATAAAACTTTAATCCTTGCCTTTATATCCGTCAATTTATGTCCATCTTTTACACATAACTTACCTATACTTGTTCTTGTCAGAAAATGTTTAGGTGTTATGTCATGAATTTTTATATTTGTTTTATTAAATTCTTCTCCATGATGTGCTCCCATAAAATGATACAAATTAAAACTATTATTTTCACATATTTCTTTCATTACACTTGGTTGTATAATGGTTTTACCACATATCCTACATCTTTTAAGAGGAACGGATACATTTTCTCCATTATCATTAATTAATATTCCTTCAAAATTTACTAACCTTATATCTTGACTTGCGCATTGGTGTTCGCCAATAAAAATTGCCGTCCCCTTTGCTATCATACTATCTATTTCAAAATGTCGTTTCTCGCAAAAGAATAATGGATTTGATCTTTGTTTTGAAGATTTCTTTAATTTTTTTCTTTCTTTTGACGTTAAAGCATTAGAATATCTTTGATTTTGCTTCTTTCTCCTTTTTCTTCGTTTCTTCCCCATAATATACACACCTCCACACAAAATCATTTATTTACAATAATTGTATCAAAATTAATTATATATGTCAATCACTTCAATAGAAAATATAAATATGCATTCTACACTATACATAAAACACTATATAAATAGGAAGAAACTCAGTCAAATTTGCAAAGAAAATCTAATAAAAAATGATTTCAATGCTCCTTAATACTACATCGTGAAGAAAATATAATTCATTTTAATGAGCAATTCTTTAATACAAAACATTATATAAAAGAGAAAACAAAAGAGAATATATAAATGTAATTCAATCATCAATAACCAAATATCCCATCAACTACATCACCACAAATACAACACCTTTACAAATATCTTATGGAGAATATATAAATAGAATAAAAATAACACGGAGGAATTACAAATGAACAACTTAAAATTAATCACAACAGAAAACTTTGGAGAGCTATCTTGTAACTTTTACAGGAATATGAACGACGACATACTTCTCACAAGAGAACAAATCGGACAAGCATTAGAATATTCAGATCCATCTAAAGCAATTCGCAAAATACATCTTAAACATAAAGATAGATTAGAACCATTGTGTTTAAGAATTAAAGGCAGTACCCAGATTGGGGCTAACCTGTCTAAAAATGAAGAGCAAGAACGAGTATATTACACCGAAAGAGGTATTATGGAAATTTGCCGTTGGTCAAGATAATCCAAAGCGAATATCTTCATGGATTGGGTATGGGACATTATTGAAAGTTATAGACATAATGAATTAAATATGTCACAAAACACTCAGCCATTAGCTGATGCAATCACTACTCTCACCCAAACAGTAGTTAAATTACAAGAAGATGTATCTTCTTTGAAATAGAAAATCAGGAATTCCATTGGCTAAAGCTAATGGAATGAATTGCAAAAGATAATAGAAATAAAGAGAGAATATTATATCAAGGGAGACGAGAATGATAAAAGCATATAAAGTTAGATGTTTTCCAACGGAAGAACAAAAACATTTGATAATAAAGACTTTTGGATGTTGTAGATGGTATTGGAATCAAGCACTTTTTGATAATATCAAATATTATAAAGAAAACAAGAAAAGCAAAATAAATACACCTGCTTCGTATAAAAAGGAATATGAATGGTTAAAAGAAGTTGATGGACAAGCATTATGTTTTACTCAGATTGATTTACAATCAGCTTTTTCGGGGTTTTTCAAACAACCAAATAAAGGATTTCCCAAATACAAAAGTAAAAAGTGTCCTAAAAATAGTTACAAAACTATGACTGCTAAAGGTTTTCCTATGGACGACTGGACTATTAAATTGCCGAAATTAGGAAAAGTTAAAATAGTCAATCATAGACATAAAACTGGAATTGCAAAATCTTGCACTATTTCTATGACACCTACCAATGAGTTTTATGTTTCTATACTTTGGAAAGGAGATGAAGTTGATGAAACATTACCAAAAGTTGATAAAGAGATAGGAATTGACTTAGGATTAACTGATTTAGCGATTTGTTCTGACGGAACTAAGTTCCCTATATTACAGTCATTACGAAAAAATTTTTCTAAACTAAAAAAGGAACAGAGAAAGTTAAGTAAAATGACGAGAGGAAGTAATAACTATAATAGACAGAAATTAAGAGTTGCTAAGTTACATCAACATATTGTAAACCAACGAAAAGATTATTTACATAAAGTATCTCACAAACTTACTATCGAGAACCAAGTTATATCTTTGGAAGATCTTAATGTAAAAGGTTTGATGAAAAATCATCATTTGGCATTATCTATTGCAGATGTTGGATGGTCTATGTTTGTTAATATGTTGGAATATAAAGCAAAGAATAAAGGAAGAACTATTGTGAAAATCGATACTTGGTATCCGTCCAGTCAGATATGTTCAAACTGTGGTTGTGTTACTGGAAAGAAACCATTACATATAAGAGAATGGACTTGTCCTAAATGTGGAGTTCATCATGATAGAGATATAAATGCTGCTAAGAATATATTAACAGAGGGGAAAAGAATTTTAGGGGCTGGCTCTAGTCCTGATAGGTAGTTTATGCTTTGGAATAAGCAATTACACCCTTAAATGTAATTGTAAAGTCTAATCGAGCTACAAGCCCAACAAGTTTTAACTTGTGGGTAGTTGACGACAAATGTGCAGATGTATTAGCATCTGTGTTCATAGATAAGAAGTCTACGAATGACATAAATACTGAATTCTTAGCTGAAAGTATCTCAAATGCAATAACCATTGCATTGCAACCAATAACTGAAAGATTAGAAAAGATAGAACAAACTCAAACTAATCGTTATCTATCATCAAGAAGATATCCATCAGCATGGTATAAGAAGATTGCTCCTAAATACAAAATGCTTATGGAATACTTTGATTGCTCAAGAAATGAGTTATATTCAAGTATATATAAAGAACTTGAGGATACATATGACGTAGACATAAATCAAATTCATGAAGATTATTGCTATGAAAATAATTTACTTAAAGATGAATGCTATCCAATGGACGCAATAGAACATCATACTCAATTAAGAGATGCATTAACATTACTTATAGATAGTAGTCTGATTAAATATGGATTACAAACAGAAGAACAAATCAAAAACTTTAAGAGAGCAACATTGTTTGATAGACCAGTAATTAAACAGAGAATAACATATATAGAAGATAAGATTTAATTCAATAAGATAAGATTTAAAAAAGACTATTTCATACAAGACATAACACAACAAAAAATGTAATTCAACGAGTGAGAATTGAGCTATGCGAAATTCCACTCGTAATAGTCTGTCTTCTTAAACTGTTGTATATCTTCTTTCAGTTCAGTTGACGTACACGGATGTAGCCTCAAAATTCACATCTCAAAAAAGTTGACGTACATGAACGTAGCCTTTCCCGAACTCTCGTAGGGTTTATTACCAAAATATAGAATATTAAACAAAGGAGAAATTTCATGAATACTAAATCAGAATATTTTACTCGTTTCCCCAATGATTATGTACAAGGAAACATAAAAACAAAATATGGAATAAGTCGAAAATTTTACATTACGTATATTCTCATAGACAGATATAGGTCATACGAAGATTTTAGCTGGATAACCATACGGAAAATATTAGAGTTTTATGGTTATAAGACTACAAAACGGAAACCTAAAGCTTTTCATGATATTTTGGATGTATTGGAATATATGATTAACAATAAAATGATTGAAGTAAAGCAGGATTTAGATTCTATTGGATATGATACGGGAATAGAAATCAAAATCATTCCAGAAAATTTCGATGCAACTGAAAATTTTTCAAAAATCACTTCATCTCAATTGGATTTTATAATGATGGGTGAATCGAGTATTAATAAAGAGAATATATTAATGGCATTTCTTTATATCAACTCATACATATATATCCGTCCAAAGAAAAACGACAATGAGGAAATTATGTATAATCCCGAAACTCGACCGGAAGCTTTTTGGAGAAGTATGCAATCTATGGCTAAAGATTTGTCAATGTCTAAAGATACGCTTAATCAATGTCTTTCATATTTGACGTCTAATGTTGATGATAAAAAACCACTTCTTATAAAAAAAGAAGTCGGAAGTATTCAACCAAACCCTTCTCAACCACCACAAAATACTCCCAATATATATGTCCTTAATAAAGAGGGTTATGAACAAGAGATTGAATGGGCGATTTATAAAATGTTGCAAATTTACAATGTTGAATCTTTTGGTGAGTTGACCGGCAATTATAAAGATTAATCAAAATTCGTTTTCTCACGGAGAATAATATATTAAGAAAGGAAAACTAAATGAATAGATACAAAGTGACATTTTCAGATGATACAATTATGAGACTTTACGCAAATACAAAAGATACTCTCTCCATCCCCTGTTTTAATGATAAATCAGTTGTTTCAATAGAACGAGATACAGATATGTCGTATATGAAATATATAGATTATATTAAAACGGGAGATTTTATCGGATATGATTATAGACATAGAGAAATTTATAGGCACATAACTCCATCTGGTCGTATATATGTGAGAATATCAAAAGATGAAAGTGATGGTGTGTATTATGAATATGCAGATTATCAAGATTATCATGGGCAACTTATAATGCCAATAGGTTGGACTTGTACAGACCCTGATAAAGTTTATAATCTATTGATATCTTCACATATAGGTTATTCAGTTATTCAGTTTAGACGTTTTGGAGAACCAAAATTAACCAAACCCAAGGAACTTAAAGGAATTAAACAATTATGTAGTGTAGATTACATTCCCAAGAAAAATAAATCATCTCTTTTCCTAAAGGATAATGATGTATATGTAAAACATACAGATTATTTTTCACCAATATGGCAACCACCCACAAATGATTTGGGCAAACCAGTTGTTTATTATCTAAAGAAATATTTCAATCAAACACCAAGTGGAAAAAAGTTTGTGTATGATGATAATTGGTCTTCTATTGTTTTACGGAGTGAGGCTTGGATAAAAATAAGTAACCTAAAAAGTTTTCTGCTAAACAGAGAATATTCAAATGTAGATATTGCAAGATTGATTTTAGATTTACAAAAGAAAGAATCTCATACTCCTCGAAATCTTACTATTGCTGTCGATTTAGAATGGGAGAGATATTGGCAACGTGTAGTAGAAGGATTAAGAGAACATATGAATGATTAATTTTCTTAGTAGATAACGACAACATTAAAAATTTCAGAAAGGCGGTGATGTGTAACATAAATGAACACAATACATTAATTTCGTTCTTTTTGCAAAATGCAAGGAGAATATATAAATGTCTCCTCTATTCCCTATCCCAACAACCAAAGAAAGCCTCCGTAAAAATACGGAGACTCCCTTCTTAGTGACGACACTTATACTTAAAAGAAAAGCGAATGTCACCGTGATTATATTCGATATTGCAAGTCCCCTCTATGTTGTTTCTATGATGAAATTTGCAAATAATCAGAAACATTGTAAATATGCATAGAATCAATAATGTTATATAAATATGATTGTTAGCAAATCTTAGGATTTGCAATATCAAATATAATATGTCTCGACATATCGTCATTAAGCTCCTCCTTTATCCGGCAGGAGGAATATGGCAAACAACGCAAAAAATATCTAGACAATTATAATTATATCATTTGTCTAAGTAAAAATCAAGAAATTATGTAATTAAGAAAGGAAAATACAAATAACACATGATAACAGATAGATACATACCAGATCCTGCTGAATTTTCAGGAAACATTTATTCATCAGATTTTGAAACAAATACACGAATGTTTCATAGTATGTCAGATATAGCTGACAGAATAAGATCAGACGAAAGTTTTAATAGGAGTTGCGAAAAGCAAACTTCTGTAATTAGAAATCACAAAAATAAAGAATCATAAATATACGAAAGGTGATGATTGGTTATAAACGAAGTACAGTTTTACATACCAAGCATTGATGCTAAAGATATATACTTGGCATCACATTATATCGAGAATGACCCTGATGGATATAATTTAAAACTTCAAGACGGGCATTATAATTTGAGAAAATTCATCAATTCTTTGGACTTTAGCTTAGATTTGATTGAATTGTTAAATATTTATTATAAAAAGTATAGACGAAATGACTTTGGCTTTACTATAAAGAAACACAAATACACTACGAAAGTTATTAATATCACGTTTAAATACTCCGTAAAAGAGTGGAATCAGATGAACAAAAACACTTTCGTTAAATTTGGATATAATTATCATGATTTGATATTTCAAGATTGCATTGCGAAGAATCAAGATGGTGAAATTGTAGGAATTATATTAAACGAAGACATACATAAACCTATTGAAGTACCAAAACCGTTCAAAGCAAAAGAAGTTAAAATAAGAGATAAAAAAGATAAAAATACATTTTGGATCCATCTTCAATATGTTAAACAAGGCGAACCTCGTACAATTAAAACAAATTCTCAATTGAGAAAGGAACTATATAAAACGGGTTTTATTTGCAACGGAACAAAGTATTGTCGAATGAAACGCTCAACCGGCTCGGCGAGAGTTGGCAAATGTTTGTTTATTGATGAAGTCTTATTTAAACCAATTTTGAAGTTCAGTTCAGGAACGATAAAACCGAAATACGGTCAAGAAATAGATTTGGCTGCATATGAAAGTTATATTGCCTTGCCGTCAAGTAGTATCATTGATACCCTCCCTATTAGTCCAGAGAATATATTGGTCATAGATGATTATGATAGCATATTTAGAGAAAACGTTGTTGAAACACATGATGAAAATGGATGGTTGACTACATCTGAAAAAAATTGTGAAATTGTCAATAGCATTTGGGATGGGCAATCTCTTATGGATATATCATTGTTTGGGGATTATTCGGATTATGGAATGGTTCTTTTGAGAAACTTAATGTTTAAGTCTTGTTGTTTTAATTGTAATATTCAACAATGGTTTAAAGATAATAATATAACTGATGTTTCACAATTAAATGGACGTACAAGAGCTAAAAGAATTGAAGATGTAAAGTTAATTACTACTCCGAATAGTATTAAATATTTGAAATTTGATACTTTGGACAATTGGTTGGATAACTTATATCCCAAGTTTGGCGTAGTAAAGCATGATAAAAAGACACATTTTTTTGGTGGTCGATTGGTTCAAACTCATTATCAATTATTGAATACATTACAAATGTCAAAAGACGAGGTTTCGGAATTTTTACAAGATTCTTTAGACTTTGCTCAAATGTTAAGGGATAGACCGGAAGTCGTAAGATATTATATCAAATATCCTGATATAGAAGAAATGAAACCATTGAAACAACCAATGTTAAGTAAAAATGATGTTGTGTACAATTTGATGTGTATTAATGATAATTTCACGGAAACAAAATATTATCAACAGTTTTTACAAGACTTGTTACGCTCATATTATAAGAATTTAAAGAATGGTCATATTTATGTCAATGGCAACTACTCTACCCTACTTGGAAATCCTATTGAGATGTTACAACATTCGATTGGTAAATTTGAAGGTATTAGCCAATTAGGTGTTGGTAATATACATAGTACAAGATTTGAGTATAATCAGACTTTATTAGGTAGCCGAAGTCCTCATGTGACAATCGGCAATGTGTGGCTACCGTATAATACATCAAGTGAAACGATTGATAAATACTTGAATTTAACAAATGAGATTGTTTGTATTAATTCAATAAGCGAAAATATTTTACAAAAATTGTCAGGCTGTGATTTCGATAGTGATACAATTCTGTTAACTGATAATAAATATCTCATTAAAGCAGCACAAAAGAATTATCATTTGTTTAAGACACCAACCTCCTTCGTGTCGGCGACAAAAGTAAAAAGATACTATACACCTGAACAACAAGCCGATTTAGATATTAAGACTTCTGTTAATAAGATTGGTGAAATTATAAATTTATCACAAGAACTTAATTCATTGTTATGGAACAGGATGTATTATGGTGCATCTTATGATGAAATTAAGGAATTATATTATGATATTTGCCAATTGGATATTATGTCTGGATTGGAAATAGATTCTGCAAAGAAAGAATTTGTTATAAATAATTCAAAAGAACTTGATAAACTTCGTCAGAAATATGAGCCGATTTTTAGAGAATATGAAGAAGATGAGAACGGAACACTAGTTAAAGGACGAAAAAAAATGCCTCATTTCTTTTCACACATCTCTCGTCAAAAAGGTTATTACAATCCTGACAAAAAACATTATTGCAAGTATCATACAACTATGGATTATTTGCAAACTATTGTTAATGGGTTTAAAATTAAAAATTCTTATAAGAAAAATTGGCTTCCATTTGTTTCAATATTAGATAATTCCAAAGTTCGCAATAACCGAGTTAATCAAAAGCAAATCAATAAGATATATAGTTTGTTAAAATCGCATATTAATGAGTGTAAAACTATATATGCAATGGAGAATGAATCGAGAGAGGATAAAGCTGAACGAGTCCGTATACTGAAAGAAATGTTAGTCCAAGATATCGAAAGCGAGACTATTGGCTTTTCGACATTACATAGATTACTTTTCTCAATAGAAGATAAAGAAAATGTTCAAATTAAGAATTTATTGTTAGAGATATTGTATTTATGTGGTAACGATAGTTTTAAGGATGCAATTATTCAATCTTCTGATGAAATTTTACAATTAGAAGATGATGGTGATGATATAAGTTTGTTTGGAATTGGATATAGAGTTGTAAAAAGCAAAGTAAATAATTCAAAAGAGTGACTTTGATTACGAGTGAAATTATCAAAAATTCGCAATTTTTAGGGTAAATTGTGCAGAACACCTATTGATTTCACCCTTGATATGAGGGCGATTTTAATGTTACATAGGAGAGGGTATATTAACGACTAATTTCATTAGTCCCATTCCCTACTCTTATGTTTAGAAAGTTTGTAAGGGAATGATTTAGATACAAGAAGAAAAAAAATATTATAATCAAAAAGATATAGTAAATGAAATAAATCAAAGAATTGAATATTCTTCTGATGAAATATACAAAGTATTGAATACATTAGAAGATGTTGTGAAGGACAAAATTAGCGACGAATGTGATTATGTCGAATTAAAGATATTTCCTGGACTGATTGTAACTTCAAAATATATACCCTGTGAACAATCTAAGTCTAATTTTGTTTTAGACGGAAGTGATTTAGTATTAAGTTTGTCGGTCAAATTTACAGATTATTTCAAAAGGCAAATAAAGAAATTACATAAAGATAAGAAAATTTCATAACTGAAAATGTCGTTATGTGTCGACTTGGCTATTATGTCTTGTTGGCACATAACATAAAAACAATTCAACGAATGCTTTGTTATGAGTACAAAATAACTCGGTGTAGATTGGTTAGTCACCATGCCGAGATTATATGAATGTTGAGTATTGACATAGAAGGATACTTTTATGTAGGTACTTTTGGTATATTGTGAGATATATCAAGTAGACGGAAACTGTCAATAACAAATATAAGTGCAAAACATTATCGCAGCAAAAAGTAGATTTCAGGACGTTGACGTAATAGACGCTCACTCGGTGAGAAGAATCTTGAGGTTTGTCAGGTGGAACTGTGCAAAATTGTAGAGAAAATCCAACTAAATCAATCGTGTCGTTGATATGCAGAAATGTGTGTATAAGTCCTGTTTATCGTCCGAGTAGCCCAAATCGACATTAAATTAAAACAAATATAATAGAAGAAATTTATAAAACAAAAATCTTTTCTGAATGACACGGGTGAAAGATAGAGGTAATCAGTCCTCTTTATTCTTGATGTGAAAGCATTGCTATAGAAGTAATGGGGTAGCTCCTTATTGCTCAGACTATAGTAAATAATGACTGAATATTGGTACGATTTTGTTTTTGTAAGGCGAAAGTCTATTTTGTGTTCATAGTAAAGCATTTGTTGGTATAGTAAATAATGAAAGATATACTCTTACCCACCAATGACAAACAATCTGTCATCGGTATCCCCTGTCTTTCTAAAATAGTTGATTTTTGTTGAATTTTGTATTATAATAATATACAGTAATTAACACAATATTTCATATCAACATTAATGTTTTATTTTTAATAATTAAGAGAATAATTGTATATAGATTGATATTAAAGATAGGAGTTGTTAATTATGAATATATTTAATAAAGGAGTTTCCATTATGAAGGAAAACAAAGTAAAAGCAGTTCACGATGATGATTTGGTACAATTATTACAATCTTTAAATGTATATGAAGATGTAATTAACGAGAAATGCAAATGTTTGTTTTGCAAAGAGTTGATTACATTGGATAATATTGATTCTATTGTTCCCTATGACAATGAAGTTTGCTTTACTTGTGATAAAGATGAATGTCATAAGAAATTGATCTCAGGAGGAATTGAATGATATGGAAATATCCGTAGATTCATTAATTAAATTATTAAGTCATTTTCCCACTGTTATAATTGCGATGATAATCGTGGTTGTTTTTTGCATTTGTAATATAGATAAGCTTTTATTATTTAAAGCTGCAATATATGGATGTTTTTCAAAATTTTCAGTATTTGCAAAAAAGAATCAGCTTTCCAACCAAGTAAGAGGAACAATTTTAAGAACAATAAAAAAGAATAATTTATCTACAGGAAATATAATACCTGAAGATTTAAAGGTTGAATGGGTTAATTCAGAGGAGAAAGATGTTTTTATCAATAAACAACAGGTAATTATTAGAATTAAGCAAAAATCAAATCCTAATGAAAATTTAGTATCTGTTATTTCTGAATATGTAAATACAGGTTTATTGTATGATGTAAAACAATATTTAAACAAAGATATTATGGCAGCTTCTCAGTTGCTAATGATTAGAAAAATTCTTCAAAACGCAAATAAAGATGCATTGCCATATTTGGATAACAACTTTTTAACTCCTGAATTCAATAAAGATTGTGATTTAAAGGAAAATTTTTATAGATTGCAAGCCATCGACAAAAATGGTATGTTTGTTGGGATTTTATTGAATGAATTCAAAAAAGCTGGGTTATCGATTTACGGGGAGATAGAAGATCCTGAATTATTGGCTGAATCAAGTGAATTCACAAGATTTTTATATGATATAGCATTGGGAATTTCTAATGACCCCGAAAGACTTAGATTTAATAGAGATTATTTTAAGGTTTCTATATTTTTAACGGCTAGTGATAAAACTCTTAGATATAGCGGAATACGACCATTTATGAAGGCTATGTTAGAGCAATTAGATAACGGAATTCAGACCATATATATATTTGGTTTAGGGTCAAAACAAGAAATTGCAAAATTAATTTCAAGTGAATTAAATCAAGATATTAGAATTTCAGAAATAAAAAGACATTCCTATTTACATATTGATGCTACTTCAGGAAGACGTATTAATGGAGTTTTTTATGAGTGTTCAATCTTTAGAGATTAATTGATGAATAATTAAATATTTTTAGAGTCAGTTACATACTGGCTCTTTTTTTGTTGCAAAAATATAGCAGGTTGGTGCAACAGTAGCATATAAGACTCATTATCTTATGATAGACGTGCAATTCGTCTACCTGCCCCCATTATAGTGATATTTGTATTTTGGCATTTCACACTGAAAAAGAAATGCACGCCCTTGTGGCAAATCTATACAGAAAGAAGTGAAAACGTGAAAAGCGTTTCTAAAGAAGAACTGAATATTCTTATTCAGAAAGGTGTTTTGATTAATAGTGGTGAGGGTTATATAGACCCTGTAAGGCACGCTGTTGTCGGTCATTATCGGACTTCAGGTTCGGCAAAACGTGTATAGATCGAGGATGTATATGCAGACATAGCAAAAGAATTATTTGTGAAAAATTAGTTGTGAAAGGAACAAAAGGAAAATGGCAAAATTAAGCAAAAGCATTTCATTAAAGAATGCAGAAATTAATGTAGATGATATGACAATCACTGAAGTTACTAAGGATGATGAGAAAACGTATTCCTTAAAGAAGATTCTTCAGGATTGGAATCATATTAGTGGTATCTCTCTTACGATTAAGCAGGACAATGATATTCCTGCCGATGAATAAGCGTAAGGGCGGTGGACGTTATTAAGTTTGAAAGACTTCAAGATGAAACTGAGGAAGAACTTATTTACAGAATTTGTTCTCAAAAAGACATAATAGGAACTTGGTCTGACGTTGCAGTGGTAATCAATAAATTAACAGGAAACGATTTTGGCGAAAGTACATATCGAAAGAAGTTTCAATCTTTCCAAAAAATGTTAAATGCAAATCAGAGTAAGTTTAGTGAGTCAAGTGAGCAACTCAAAGAGATTGAGTTACAAAAGCGTGAGTTGGAACGTGAGAAGATAAAATTCAGAGATGAACGAAATGCTTGGCAAAAGCAAAATTATATTGATGCCCGTGTGGAACAAAAGTTAGATTTATTGGAAGAACAATTACTTTCACAAGGTAAAGTAAATTTTGAAAAGCATGGTGATGTAAATATATCGTCTAATAACGACATACTTGTAATCCTTAGCGATTTCCACATTGGACAAACCTTTTCTTCTCCTTGGGGCAATTATAATTCTGATATTGCTAAGAGAAGATTAAGTCAGTTATTAAGCGAGATTATAGAAATACGTCAGTTATACAATTCTGAAAACTGTTTCATTTCGTTGCAAGGTGATATGTTGAGTGGAAATATTCATAAAACAATTCAAGTCACTAATAGAGAAAACGTTATTCAGCAAATTAAAATTGCCAGTGAATTGATTTCTTCTTTTTGTTATGAATTGAGTAAACATTTTGCGGAAGTTTATATGTCAAGTGTTGTAGGCAACCACTCAAGAATTGACAAAAAAGAAGAAGCGTTGCACGATGAAAGATTGGATGATTTGATTACTTGGGGTGTGAATTTATCCTTGAAACATATAGTAAATTTTCATATATTAAATAATAATTTCGACAACGGCATTTCTTTGATGGAGATTCGAGGTAAAAATTATATTAATGTGCATGGCGATATGGACGCATATAGTAAGAATGGTGTTTCTAACTTATGCATGTATCTTGGATATATTCCATATGCAATTACGTATGGACATCTTCATACTTGTGCAGTAGACGAAACAAATGGAATAAAAATGATTCGTGGAGGTAGTCTTGCAGGAAGTGGAGATTCATATACGATTGAGAAACGATTGTCAGGAAAGGCATCACAGATGGTATGTGTGTGTAATAAAAATGGAGTAGTATGCTACTACCCTATTGAGTTAAATTAAAAAAATAATTGTAAAGAACGAAAGGAAAATTAATTATGAAAAAGAATGATATTATTGCAGTATATGCAGAAAAGAACAATGTAACAAAGAAGGCAGCAACAGAAGTTGTTGGCTCAGTTATTGATATTATAAAGGACGGTATTTTGACAGAAGGTGTTGTTGATATTACTGGTTTTGTAAAGTTTACAAAGGTACATAGAGAAGCAAGAACAGGTAAAAACCCTCGTACAGGTGAAGCTATTGCTATATCAGCAAAGTATGCACCAAAGGCAGAATTCAAGAAAGCATTTAAAGATCAAATCAACGAATAATAGTGAGGTTAAACATATGAAGAATTACATAGTAGATGATATGGCAACTTTGGCTGATGATATTATATTTGAACTTGATCATCAGTCCAAAATATTTAAGAATATATCGGTAATTGGACATTATGAAGATATTGAACCAATTATAAAAGAATTGGCTCGTTATGATGATGTTTACTTCATATCACTTGAGATAGGTTTGTGTGGCGTGGTTGAATATGATGATGAATATATTTTATCTATTAACAACGAGTATGAGGTTTTCGTTGAACCGGCTAAGAGAAACGACAAATATTTCAATTATGATAGTGAGGTACTATATATTTTCAGTGATTGCTCGTCAAGACTAATTCATTGTAATTTGAATAAAAACGCAGAAGTTTATGAAGTGGATTATGCTGATGAAGTTGAAGAAGACTATGAAGATGAGTTGATTGATGATATTGATGACGGTAAGTATGTTGTTGTTAAATCAAATTTGAGTGACGATGAGATTAAAGACTTACTTGGTAGAGTAAGAGACAATCTTAACCATATGGATGAATGTTTTGCGGAAATGGACAGAATTCGTGAAATATTCGGTTGGTGAACTATATGAATTGTGAGAGTGTGTGAGAAATTGCACACTCTTTTTTGTATGAGTGGATGTAGTTCATGTTTCTTGCGGTGCAATTCCACAACTGCTCAACTATTCAACGTTTATTGTGAGTAGACGGAGAATAAATTAATAGGTCGGTCAGTTAGATCGGCAAAGAAAATTATAGGCAACTTGCTTATTTCTACTTCTAATTATAGAAATGATTGGAGGAGAGATAGTTGGGAAGTCATGAGCCTGACGAAAGTGTAACCTCATTCGCACTTCTCTCCTATTTTTATAAGAATGAGGAGGAATGAGGAATAAATATATGGCAGGAAAGCCAAAATGGAATGACAAAAACTATGCATTAAAACGAATTAGTAATTATATTAAAAACAATAATAACACTCTTATTGGCGTAACAAAAGATTCTCGTTGGAATACAATTCGTCAAAAATGTAATGAATATAATTATAATATAGAAGATTTATGTAAAGAACTTGGTTATGATTATTGGAAGCTAAAAGGAAGAGAATTGCCAATTAATTATTTTGAGAACTATGATGTATTGAAAAATACTATAAAAGATTTTATAAATACTTATGATAGATTTCCAACAATCAAAGAGTTAAAACATAATTACAACGTACCTCCAACAGTTATAACAAAACATGGCGGTATAAATAAAATTAAAGATGATTTAGAATACACGAAAGATGATTTAGTTGATGATTTAGGTTTTAGAAATAGATCTCATTACGAATATATTGTTGCTCAATTTTTAATACATAATGATATACGTTATACAAGAGAAGAACATCCTTTTCCAGAACCATATCAAAATTTAAGAAGTGACTTTACATTTTATATATCAGACAGCAATGTATATCATGTTGAAGTATGGGGATATAGTAAAGAAGATGGTGATGGTAAACGTTCAAAACAATACTGTAAAAAGAAAAAAGAAAAAATTAAATTATATGAGAAATATTGTATAAATCTTATTTCGATTGAAAATGAAATTTTTTCAAATACATTTGACACAATTCAAAAGAAACTATCTTCTATTTTATCTCCGATTTTAAAACAAAAATTCAAAATTATAGACCATTCATTTTTAGTGAATCCGAATAAAATGTCAGATGATGAATTATTCAACGAAATAATGAAGTTAAGCAATGATGGAGTTACTTTACCTAAAGAAAGTGATTTTAATGAAACAAATAAATATTTATTTCTAGAAGCATTAAAAAGATTTGGCAATTATGGTAATTTTGCAAAGAGATATGGAGTTTGCACAAATAGTAAACGGGGCTATTGGAATAGGCAAACAATATTTGATAGATTGGATTTAATACATGACAAATACGGATATTTGCCTACTTCTATTGAAATCAGAAAAAATAAACTTGCAAAACAAGATAGTTTATTTATCGGTATTGTTGATGCTATCAAAAAGTTTTATCCAAATACGATACAAGCTTATTTAGAATATTATGAATATTGTGCAAATAATGGTATTGTGCTTCATGAACATGATACCAAGTATCTGAATAATTTATACAATTTAATGTATTTTAGAAAAGATCAAGTAACTGAACATGATAGAGAACGAGCTTATGCAATTTTATGTGCATAGGCTCTTATTTTATATATGGAAGGAAGTGAGGTTGTTGGCTGGCAGAGGTCGAATATACCATAATTTTTATACTCCTGAATTATGGGAGCAAGTTAATAAGGAAAATAAAAGAATATTAGAAGATTTTCTTCAAGAATATAAGCAGAGAAAAAAGAGTAAGGGTACGATTTCTGGTTATCACAATGATTTACGTATTATCATGATTTATATTCTTAAAGAATTAGATAATCGTTGTGTTCTTGAGTTAAAAAAGAAAGACTTTCGGAATTTAAGTTTATATTTTACAGAAGAATGTGAAATGTCAGCAGCAAGAACTAATAGACTTAAAAGTGCGATTAACAGCTTACTTACATTCTGCGAAGATGATGACGATTATGATTATGAAATTAATTATGCAAAAAAGGTTGCAGGAATCCCAAAAACTCGTGTAAAAGATGACGATAATGATTTCTTTTTTACATATGATGAATTCAAAAAAGTTCGTGATATTCTTGTATCTCAAGAAAAATGGCAGTTAGCAGTATTATGGAGTATTGGGTTTGATTCCGCAGGAAGAAAAAATGAACTATTTCAGATACAGAAATATGGATTATTAGATGGAAATAAAACAAATGTTGTAATTGGCAAAAGAGGTAAAAAGTTCCCATTAGTATATTTGGATGATACAAAAGAATTGATTAGGAAATACCTTGAATGGCGTGGTGACGATGATATTGATTCTCTATGGATTAAAGGATCGGGAGAACATAAACAGCCGATTTCAGATCCAAGTGTATTATATAATAGAATTGTAAGTATTTCAAAAATATTGTCTGAAGTCCGTGGTGAACCTTGTAATATATTTACACACACGCTCCGTCATTCCAGATTAGAATGTCTTTCACAAGGAACAGATATGCGATTACTTGATGAGAATGGGAATCCCAAAAAATTTCCATTGGAACAAGTTCAAGTATTTGCCCATCACTCAGATCCGAGCACAACACAAGGCTACTTAAAGGATCATTCGGAAGATACTATCAATTCCATGTTTGGAATTTAAGACTCAGATGATGCTGATGAGGCATTTATTTAAACCCAACAAACAATAAATCAATAAAGAAAGAGTAGGGATCCCCCTGCTCTTTTGCTATATAGGAAGAAACGCAATTATGCAGGTGCAAATCCTGCACTTCCTCAAAAATATGTTAAAGGAGCTGTTAATTATGGCAGTAAAAAAGACTGAGCAACCAGTAAAATTAACGGCTGCTCAAGCAAGAGAAAAAGTTAAAGAGTTAGAAGAAAAAATAGAGAAATATGATTCTACTGCATTTTGTTTAATGTGTAAAAAACATAAAAATAGAGAAACTCATTTCTATGTGAATACAGATCCGATGTATGGTGAAACTACTTGCACTCCTATATGTCGAGAATGTGCGAGAAAAATAGCATTGAGAGTAGATAAAAATGGAGAAGAACATGAACCGACTAAGGAAAGTGTAATTTTGGCATTGAAATATTTGCAAAAACCATTTTTAAATACTGTATGGAACGCAAGTGTGCAGGAATCTGAAAATTTAATAGCCGGAAAGGTAAAACATAATGCATGGTCGGCTTATATTAAAAATATTCAAATGGTAAATTATCTTGGTTTGACATTTTTTGATTCGGACTTTTATAAAGAAAAAATCGTTTATGATGATGAAAAAACTGAAGTAAATATCATAAATGAGCATTTGGGGCAAGACGTTTATGAAGATTGTCAAAAGAATAAAGAGGATGTTAAACGTCTTCTTAATTATGATCCATTTGAACAAGAGGCTATTGAAGATCAACCTTTTTTATATTCGCAATTATTAGGATTATTGGATTCTAGTGAAGATGCTAATGACGATATGATGAGAACTTCATCTGCAATTTCAATAGTTAGAGGCTTTCTTCAGCAGTCAAAGATAGATGATACGGTTGCTAAATTAATGTCTGATATAAACAATATTGAAAAAAATTCAGCAACAATTAAAACTCTACAAGATAGTAAAAGCAAAATTACATCTATTATTACGAACTTGGCTCAAGATAGTTGTATTTCATTGAAATATAATAAGAATGCAAAAAAGGGTGAAAATACTTGGACAGGTAAATTGAAAAAAATTAAAGATCTCGATTTAAGAGAAGGAAGAATAAATGGATATAATATAGATACTTGTAAAGGTATGCAACAAGTTGCTGATATTAGTATGTCTGCTATTTTAAAAGCTTTGAACAACGATGAATCTGAATGGGCGGATATGGTAGCAGAGCAAAGAAAAAAACTAAGTGCATTAACTGAGGAGAATGATGGGTTGCGTGAAGCTTTTCGTATTTTATTACAAGAAAATTTAGATTTGCGAGATACAATGCAAGATAAAAATTTATTGAAAGATGCTAATTTATGCGACCTCGATAACATTGTTAATACATATGTATTAGGGAGGAAAAAGGAAAATGAAGAAGAAAATACTACCTGAGTTTCGATATGACAGGGATACTATTGAAAAATATGAGGAAGAATTATATGGAACAGTTTAAATATCCAGTTGTATATAATGATGAAATTGCAAATAGATGTATATATGGTGCTTCATTTGTTCGAGAACTTTTGGGAATAGAAAATCACACAAAAATATATCATAAGGATATTATATATCCTATGAGTTCTCGAAAGGTGGAAGGTTTTCAAAGAATTGCCGAAGAAAAAAATTATTATCAAGAAAACCCCGTTAAGTTTATAAAAGATTTTTTTAATATACAGCTGTTAGATTCTCAAGCATATTTAATGCAAATGTCATGGGCCACTCCCCAAGTTATGATATGTGCATCTCGTGCATATGGTAAAAGTTTTTGGATTGTTTTATTTGCAATGGCAAAACAAATGTTAGCTATTCAACCTTGGAACTGTTATATTGCTTCCGGTAGCAGTCAACAATCAGCTACAACTTTTAAAAAATTAGAGGATATTGCGAATGACAGAATAGCTTCATTAATAAATTCTTCTGGATATATTTTCAAAAATGAAGTAGAAGTTCCAAATGCAAGTGGCGATGGTTTTTCACACAATCCAAGTGGTTTTACATATAGTTTACATAATGGTTCGTTCTCCAGAACGCTTTCGTCGAATATCGATCGTAATAGGGGCGCTCGAGCCTCATGTGTTATTTTTGACGAAAGTGCTTTTTTGTCTCAAGATTTACTTTCTGTTTATAAGGCTTTTTGTGCCACAAAAAACGAATTTGCTACTGGTTTTGATAAAGATGGAAATATGATAGACCAAACAAGATTATTAGCCATTCCTAAACCTATTCCTAATCAATTAGTTTATGTTTCATCTGCTTCTTCTACAGACACTCCCTTTTATACAATGTATCGTGATTTTAGCAAACAAATGATTATGGGAAATAAAGATTATTTTGTAGCCCAAATTGATTGCGATTTAGTTATGAAACCTACTATTATGAATATCCCCACTACACCTGCTCTTACACGAGAAATGATAGAGTCTGACATGCGTTCTAATCCCGAAAAAGCACGTAGAGAGTATTATTGTGAATTTACAACTGACGCAGGTTCGGATGCAATTATAAGACGTGGAGTTATTACTCGCAATGAACGAGTATACAAACCATTACTTTATAATGATACGGGTGATAAGAAATTTGTAATTGCATATGACCCAGCCAGATCACGAGATAACTCGGTCATTCTTGTTGGAGAAATATACGATTCTAAATTGCCAGATGGCTCAACTGAAAAGAAAATGCGTTTAGTAAATTGTATGAATCTTATTGATGTTGGTAAAAAGATTAAGTCGCCAATGCAAACACAAGATCAAATAAAATACTTAAAAAAAGTCATATTGGATTATAACGGTGGTGCAGATGGATATGGTAATATTATTGGTGTTTATATTGATGCCGGTTCAGGTGGTAGTGGCGTAAATATTGCCGATTATTTAATGGAGGATTGGGTCGATTCGGCAGGAATAACACATAGAGGACTTATAGATAAAGAATATTCTTCTGAATATGTAAGTAAGTTTCCCAATGCCGTAAATAAGATACATCTTATAAATCCAGCCGGTTATAAATCTGAAATGTATGAAGCAATGATTGAATTAATGAATCAAGATAAAATTACATTTACTGCACCATATGATAATAAAGATTATTTAACAGTTTTTGATATTGATGAAGACGTTTTAAACAAAGCAAAGGAAGATATAAAAAAACAACTTAAAGAAAAAAATCTTCCACAAGATGAATATGACCAGCAATTCCAAAAAGAATTGGACAAGATTCAATCAGTAAATACAAAAACAATTAAATTGGATTGGCAAGATAGGATTGCTTTGGCAAACTTGGATAGCCTAAAAGAAGAAATTGTGAATATGGTGCGTAAACCGAGAGAGTCTGGCAAGGATTCATTTATGTTAACTCCCGAAAAAGAAAACAAACTTCACGACGATAGAAGTTACACTTGTGCTCTTGCATCTTATGCTCTTATGTGTGAGCGAAGAAAAAATATAACGCAAAGAAAACGACCGAAAACAGGAAATCTTGTAGATATGCTTCCTATTAGGAAAGCGAAAAGATTTTCTTCAATATAAGAAAGGGTGAGTTTTATTGAAGAATAATGAAGAGGTGAATAACTCACCTAATAAAAAACAACCAACTATTGCAGAAATGAAAGAGTTTTATGAAAAAAATAAAAAACGTTTAGAAAAATTTGACAAAAGCATGGATGCTTTAAAACGTTTAAGGAATGAAAATAAAAATACCAAACTTAGAACAATAAATAACTATTCAAAAGAATCAGTTAAGACATATATAAAAAATGTTAGTTCAAATGAGGCAAATCTACGTAATTTATCACGTTATTTATTTTATCGTTCAGAAATTTATTACAGATTATGTAAGTATTATGCAAATCAAATAGACACAAGCATTCATTCTGTTATCCCTAATTATAGTTTAGTTGAAGATAATGACAAAGATAGTATTTTACAATCATATGAAGCAACATTAAATGTGTTGGATGATATGCACATACAATATGAGGTTTTTAAATCAGCAGTTGTAAATATGCGAGAAGATGTGTTTTATGCTTGCTCGTATTATACAGAAGGCGAAGGTATGTTTTGGCTTCCGCTAGATGCAGATTATTGTAAAATCAACGGAGTATTTACCGATGGTTCATATTCATTTGCCATGGATATGTCTTACTTCAGAAAAAATGCTGATTTGCTAGAGTATTATGGTGAACCATTTACTTCATTATATAAAGCATATGAAAGTTCGGGCGACAAATATCAACAAATGCCTGAAGAATATGCAGTATGTACTAAATTCAGGTCGGAGGATTGGGAGACTGTTGTTCCCCCATTTACTCCGATTTTCTTGAGTTTAATTGACTTAATGGATATGGCTGATTATCAAGCAGTTCAAGAAGCTGCAAATATATACAAGTTAGTATGGCTTGAGATGAAAACTATGGGTAATGACGAACCAGATAACTGGAGTGTTGACCCAGAAATAATGATTGAGTATTTTAACAAAATGATAAATGATGCCATTCCCGACTATATTTCAGCGGCTATTGTACCAGGTGAATTACATGAAATTAGTTTTCCTGATAGTGGTGCGGATAGTGATGTTACAAAAGTTGAAAAGGCAACAAAAGAAATTTTGAATAGTGCCGGAGGTGCTCAGATATTAAATCTAAATTCCGCATCAAATTCAACTGCTTTCAAATATGGTGTAGCGGCAGATACGGAATTTATTATGTCCCCTATTATTCCACAAATTGAAGCTATTATAAATAGACTACTTCGTTTTTATGTTGGCGAAGATCATTGTAAAGTAAAATTCTTTGAAGTTGGTATTTTTCAAAAAGAAGATTTCAGAAAATCTTTATTGGAATCGGCACAGTATGGATTATCAACAAAGTTAATGGTAAACTCTTTAAATGGTTTTTCGGCAAAAGAAACAATGGCTTTGAATTTCTTAGAAGAAGATATTTTGTCTGTTTCAACGAAATTCAAACCGTTAAGTAGTTCTTATACGCAAAGTGGAGATGGTTCAAATACCAAAGATGAATCCGATTTAACAGATGCAGGATTACGAACTCGTGACGAAGACCTAAACAATAAATAAGGCGGTGATGTCAATGGGCAAAAAATTTATTAAAGTTTCTGATGTTGAAACAGCAAATTTATTAACGAAATTGGGGTTTCAACTGATAGATAAAACAAGCGGAATATATACATTTCTTAATAATACAACAACAAAATTTTCAAACGACATAGACAAAAGTAAAGTTCAATACAGTAATGTATTGTGCATATAATACTCCCCCTTTTGTGAGGAGTTACATTCTTAAAGAAAGGAGGAGTTAGATGGCAAAGAAATTATTGTTTTTGGAGGATTTGTATGAGTTCTACATCAATAAGAAAGAAGATATTCGTTTTTCATCAATAGAAAATGATAATTCCCCTATTGTAGTTCAAACTCATGGAAATCTAAATTTTGAAAAGAATACTGTATCTGATGGATTAATGCCTGTTGTATTGCAAGCATGTCATACTCAAAAGAATATTAATGGATCAAATATTAATGATGATGTTATGGAAGATGCATTACCGAGTTTTTGTAATCGTCCGATTTTAGGATATATACATACGGTTAATGGGCAACCTGAATTTTACACACATAATCTTCATTTAGATGATGATGGTAATGTTGTTTATGATGAAGTGCCGTTAGGTATCATTCCCGAATCTTGTAACGCAAAAATAGTATATGACGAAGAAAAGCAGAAAAAGTATGTTAATATTAAAGGTTACATATTTGAAGAATATAGTAAAGCTGCTGAAATTCTTAAAAGAGAAAATGAATGTTCCGTTTCAGTAGAATTAGCGATTGAAGAATTAAGCTTTAATGCTAAAGAAAATATTTTGAATATTGAAAAGTTTCATTTTAACGGAGTTACTATTTTAGGTAAAACAGAAGACGGCGATGAGGTAAGACCCGGAATGGTAGGTTCTAATATAAAGATTGGCGATTTTAGTCAAGATACTAATAGCATTTTTGAGAATTATGAAAATAAATTAGATTCACTTCGTGAAAGACTTGATGAAATTATTTCACATTTTGAAAAGAATGATAAGAAAGGAGGAATGCAAATGAGCAAGTTTGAAGAATTATTAAAGAAGTATGATAAAACAGTAGATGATATTGATTTTGATTATGAAAGTTTGTCTGACGAAGAACTTGAAGTAGCTTTTCAGAAGGCTTTTGATGGTAATTCTAATACAGATGATGGAACTAATGAAGACGATAAATTCACAAAAACTTTTGAGCTTTCCCACGATGATATTCGTTGTGCTTTGTATAATCTTTTGATTCCTTTTGAAGAATCTGATAATGCATGCTATTGGATTTCAGATGTTTATGATACATATTTTGTTTATGAAGACTGGAATAACAATGTATATGGTCAGAAATATGATGTAGATGACGACAATGTTTCTTTTGATGGCGAAAGATACAACTTACATCGTGAACTTTTGACTGACAGTGAATTTGCAGAGTTGCAGTCTATGCGTTCAAATTATGCAGCGTTGGTAGACTTTAAAAATGAAACCGATGCCAAAGAACTTCATTCTCAAAGAGAAAAAGTCTTGACTGATAAAGCATATGAAATCATTTCTGCAAAAGACGATGAGGGTAATTTTATTAATGAATCTTTTGCGAAACTATATGAGAATATGGATAAATATTCTCCTGAAGACCTTATAAAAGAAGTTAAAATTCTTGTTGGAGAATATGCTTTGCAAGGCGGAGATGTTGAAACAAAAGTAGAAAAGAAATCTGCTGTCAAACATTTTTCTAATCCAAATGGTAATGAAAAAAAGACAAGTAAATATGGTACATTAAAATTCAAATAATATTCGCTCTCTCGAATTGATATGCACTTGCGTATCCGTTCGAGGGTGTTTTTTTTATGTAAAAAATTAAGAGGAGGAAATAAAAATGGCAAACATGAGCATTAAATATGAGATTGCAAAACATGCCACTGCAAACCCATCAAATGTATTGTCTGGTGGTACATACGGCGGTCATATGTTTTCAATCCTTTTGGGCAGCGATACAGACAATGGTAATTTGATAGCCGTTGGAGATTGGGATAGTCTTGACTTGTTTAAGGAGGCTGCTGTTACTAAATTTGAAGGAAAGATTGTAGAGAAGATGGGTAATGGTAATTATCTTGTATTGGTTACCGACCCTGGTGATGCAGTTTTGGTATATCAAGTTCCAGTAGGTGCAGAAGAATGGACAAATGAATGGAAGAAAGAAAGCAACCTATACAACAAGACCGGTGATATAGTTCGTTGTTATGGTTTGGTAAAGTACGATCGTTTTGAGGTTTCTGCGGAAGGTTTTAATGGTACGCCTGAAGTTGGTTCTTCTATAACAGGTGTAGCTAACAAAAAGCTAACAGTAGCCTAATAAAAGTAAAGGAGGTTAAATAAATGCGAATTTCAGATAATTTAACAAGAGTGTTTTCAAAACCTGAAAATGATTATGAAGGTTTTAAGAGCTTTTTGTATGACTATACACATGGTATTCAGATATTTGATGAAGATGGTAATAAGGTAAGTTCTGCGCAAGCAAATGAAAAGATTAATAAAGTTTGTTTGGATATTCTCGGCTTTGACGAAGGTTACAAACCAACAAGAAGAGATATAAAGAGAGCCATGAGAAGAAATGGTATTGAACTTATGGAAGTTCTTGAGGAAGCTGTCGATTTCAAGGTTACAACAGGTTTTCAGGATAATGAATTCTTCAATGATTTTGTTGAAAGCAAGAACATTGCCAATGGTGATAAAAATGAATATTGGGTTAAGAACAACGATGTTATTCTTACTGTTGCTAAGGTTTCGGGTGACCACCATGACCTTTCATTACAGAAATTGGCGGAAGGACAAAGTTTTTCTGTTCAAACTTCTAATTATGCAATAAAAGTCGGAATGGATATTGATGTTTATCTTACTGGTAGAAAAGATTGGTCTGAATTTGTTGATGCAATTTCAATTGCTTTCCAAGAAAAAATTCAGAATGATATGTTTACTGCTTTTGTAGAAGCAGATAATAAGCTACCGGCACAAGATAAGTTTGTAATTACAGATGATTTGACTAAGGAAAATAAGAGCAAGTTTGATGAACTAATTGAAGATGTTGAAGGTGCAAATGGTGGCGCATCTGCCGTTATTCTTGGTTTAAAGTCGGATCTACAAAAGCTTGAAAGACTTCAAGATGTAGATTGGATTGCTGATAGTCAGAAAGAAGAAAGAGCAAGACTAGGTAGACTTGGTTCATATGGTGTTAATACACTTGTAGAAATTCCACAAAGATTTGTAAAGAACGATGTTACAAAGAAACTTATTAAGCCAGGTAAATTGTATATTATGCCTAACGTTGATAATAAATTTGTTAAGTTCACTGATGTTGGTGAAACGGAAATTAGAGAAGAGAGTGAAAAGGGTGACCGAAACGATGACTTCCAGACATATGAAGTTCAACGTGAAATGGGTATTGCTGTAATTTTGGACAAGTACCATGGTGTCTTTAATATTGCAAATTAATACATATGGACAGAGTAAAAGGAGATTTGATTAATGGCATATACAAAAAAAGTTGTTACGGAAAAGAAAACAGAAGAAACTGCTGACCAATCAGTTGACACTGAAACAACCAAAGATGTTGAAGAAAAAACAGAGGAAAAGGTTACTGAAAAAAAGAAAAGAGTTTTCAAAGACTCTGACCCTATTCTATGTATGTCTATAACACCTGGTCAACTTGGTATGTTTGGTTTAAAGACAAATATTCATTATAGTTGGGTTGCTCGTGGAGATGAAACAGAAGTAGAATATCAAGATTTGGTTGCTGCTATTCGCTCAGGAAAAAAGCATATTACTGAACCATATTTCATCATCAAAGATGATGATTTCTTGGAGGCTTTTCCTAATGTAAAAAAATTATATGGGGACATGTATTCTATTAAGGATTTAAGAAGTGTAATTACTGATTTGGACGCAAACAGTATGAAATTGACAATCAATTCATTACCTTCGGGAGCAAAGGAATCTATCAAGAATATAGTTTCATCAATGATTATGAATGGTCAGATAGATAGTGTTTCAAAGATAAAAACTTTAGACGAAATATACGATACAAAGTTTATGACAATGACTGAATTGTATGGAGATTAAGGAGGTGCGAGATGACATCTTCTTATGAAGATATATATTCTCGTTTCCTACAAAAATGCACAGATTATGATTTTATAGAATTGGACGAAGAAACTGTTTACGACAATATGGAAGGGTGGCTACATTCAGTTGCCTCCCTCCCCTATGTTCGTGTTAAATTTAAAACATTTAGTCTTAATGATGAAGTGTTAAAAATGAATTGGGAATTAAAAAATTCTATAGACGATAATTCTGACGAATTATTTGTCATTGAAGTATTTGCACAAGGAATGATTATTCAATGGTTAGAACCTAAAGTAAAATCAATTCTAAATGTAAAACAATTTTTTGGTGGTAAAGAAGAAAAATTTTATTCCCAAGCAAATCATTTAAATGAATTACGTTCATTGTTGTCAGACGCTAATATATCTTTAAGAAAACTTCTTAGAGACCACGGATATATTATTAATTCATATATAAGCGAGGAATAGTGTCATGAAACATAAATACGGTTATTTTTCACAACGACAAATAGATTTAACAAAACAGTCTATTCGTAAATCTATATTTTTCTTATTATTATGTGCAGATCCAAATACGAAACAAGAATATCAATACATAAATGTTAATGATGCTTTTGTCAACTTATTGAATAGGTTAGGTGGATTAAATAAGCTTTTATATGAGCCGTCAGAGCTTGTAACAATTATGAGTTTACTTGAACAGGCTTTGTCTCTGTATGCTGAAAAAGATTTTAATTTTAAATTGTATAGAAAGCTTTTACTGGATGCCGGCTCAGAAGTTTTGAAAATCAAGGGCGGTGATTAAGTGCTGTCTTTAGACTTATATAAAAGAACTCATTTGCGTAATGGTGTTCTTACAAACGGGCAAGTCCGAAAGCGTCAGTCGGACATGATTGAAGAACAGACTTGGTTTGAAGATATACAAAGTAGAAAATGCTATATTTATGATTATTTCCATGATGATAATAATCATTTAAGCCAAGGTATGGACTATTCTTCAACTTCTAAGACACCTATAGACGCAAAATTCATTGTTACTCAATATGGAACATTGTCAAAAGACCAAGTTGAGTATCATTTACAACTTCGTCCGAATCAGAAATTAAAATTTAATGAGGGTGACGATTTATATTATTATGAAGAAAATTTTACAAATAAATATGGAGCAACCTTCCCTATTGGTTTGTATTGTGATATTCCTGATGATAACGGAGTATATCACAAATGGCTTATTTGTTCAAAAGAAGTCGGAAATCAATTCATAAAATATAGTATCTTGCCTTGTAATTATTATTTTCATTGGATTGAAGTTCAAAATAATAAACGCATTAAACGCAAAATGTGGGGCGTTACAAGAAATCAAAATTCATATAATAGTGGATTGTGGTCTAACTATGTCTATACTACTATTGAAAATCAGAATATGGCTTGGTTGCCTATGAACAGTATAACCGAGAAATTATATTATACTCATTCTGATGATAAAAATAGTAATCAACGCATAGTAATGAGTGCTCCGATTGATGTTCCGATTGTTTGGAAAATCAGTAAAGTTGAAACTACTCAACCTTTTGGTCTTCAAAAGCTTACATTGTATCAAGATGTTTGGAAACCTTTTGCTGATTATATAGATAAAGAAGACAAAGATGACATTTTTGCAATGTATGCAGACTATTATTCAACCAACATTGAACCAGAGACTACTGAAGATAACAGTTCAAATAAAATTCAAATTTCATGTAATACCAACACTATTAAAGCAGGTGGTAGTTATAAACTTTTAAAAGTTGCTATTTTTGATAGTTCGGGTACTGATATAACGAATAAATATTTGGACAAATTCTCAATAGATTGTTGGAGATGTTATTTGAATGATGAAGATATAACAAATTCGGATTTAATTACTTGGCTTGAACAACCAGGTAAAAATCATATAAAAATAAAATTCTCTAATGATAGAACTTATCTTGCTGATAAATTAAATATTGAATGCAATATTGAAACATTAGTAGGTAAGATTCAATTAGAGATTATTGCATTATAAGGAGGACAAATGGCAGAACAAATACTTACTCAAAAAGAATTAATTGTAGAATTAGCCAATTATGCTTGTACTCCTGACTACGATAACATAAGATTTAAAGAAAAAATAAAACAAAAGCTGTTGAATAACGTTGCTTTGCTATATGCATTACATGATGTAAATAAAGAAAGCGAATTATTCGAAAATGGAAATATAAATTATGACGGTGATTGGAGTCTATATTTTGGAGATAACATTCGTCCCTATTTATTTATTCCAGAATCTCAATCTGAATCTAAGAATTTTTTGTGTTATGATGTGAGTTTTTCTGAAACGCCGAAGTATAACGGTATTGACAAATATTGTAATGTCGTATTTACGGTTTTGTGTAATAACAAAGACGCTATTGATAAAAACACAGGCATTCCTCGTCATGATTTAATCGGTGGTATTTTATGTAGGCATTTTAATTGGTCGAATATCTTCGGCAATCAATGCAAACTCGTCAAAGATCAAGGCTCAGTCACTGACACAAACTTCATTACTCGAACTCTTATTTTTGAATTTACTACAACAAATTCAATCACTCATACTATTAATAATACTACAAGAATTATTAATAACGAGGTTCATACATAATGGGTAAACAAACAGAGTTTCAGTATGATGAGTTACAAATGTTTTTTGGCGATGATTATAAAGTAAGTGATTATATTACGATACATCAACCAACTGTCGGTGAGATTATGGAGTTTGGTGAAAGAAGATATTATTCTATGCTAACTCAATTATGTGCAATTCCAAGTGATATGAAAAGTACATTATGGGATGTGCTTGAGGTTGACTGGAATAAGATGTCTGATTTTGAGTTATTTGCATTTAATTGTCATTCTTTAAGACCGCAAGATACATCAATTATATTAGGTGATTTAGACCTTTCTACATACACACATTCAGTAAAAGATAAAGAGAATGATGAATTTGCATTACTACAGTGCAGTCAAGCTGACGAAAATTCCCCACCCGAAATAACCGGTATAATTACTGAAAGTGATTATTATAATATGGTGGGTTATTTGCGAAAATTGCACGGATTCACAATAAAGCGAGAAAAGGCAAGGAATCGTATTACTCGTGATGTTATGATTGAAGAAGACAGACAAAAAATAGAACTTAGTAAAAATAAATCTTATGTTTCACAACTCAAAAACTTAATATCTGCAATGTTGACGTATCCTGGTTTTAAATATAAAAAATCAGAATTACGAGAATGTGGGATATATGAGTTTATGGACGCCGTTCAGCGTTCACAGATATATGTATCTACAGACGCTTTGCTTCATGGAATGTATAGCGGAATGATAGATACAAAGAAAATAAATAAAAAACAATTTAATTGGATGAGAGACGTTTCATAACGTCTTTTTTATTGCAAATTTTTAGGAGGTAAATTATGGCTATTCAATTTGAAGATTTAATTATTGACCGCACACTACAAGGTATATTTGAAAATTCACTTGGTGACATTATTGGCGGTGTTAATCAGCTACAAAATGTTTCTATTGAAACAACATCAGAAACAAAAGATAAAACAGATGCTGTTGGTGCTCTAATTATGAGATTCTTTACATCAAAGTCTGTTGAAATATCTGCTGAAAATGCAGTATTCTCAACATCTCTTGCAGCTCTTCAGTTTGGTCAAGATAAAGAAATTGCATCAAACAGCAATAAGATTCTTATGCCGAGAATTTTTACAATCAATACTGATACTATTGCTCTTACAGGTACAAATAAGGAATATCAACTTCCTGACGTACCAGCTGGCGGTGTTGTTCATATTAATGGACTAACAAATACAGGTGTTCCTGATCCGAATAAGAAGTATAAGATGAACACAGCTGCATCTAAAACAGAATTTACGCTTTCAGAAAAGAAGCTTACTCTTCCGACTGATATTACAGGTAAAATTCAAATTAAGTATGATAGAGAAGTTGAAAGCGGTATCAAGCTTACTCAAGCTGCTGACAAGTTCCCTAAGACATGTAAGTTTACTCTTTCGGTTCTTGTTGCAGACCCTTGCGACAAGGAAACGCTTCGTCACGCTTATATTGTGTTCCCTTCATTCCAAATGTCACCAGATAATACAATCAGCCTAAACACTGAAGATACTCAATCATTCTCAGGTTCGGCTCAAAAGGATTATTGTGGTGCTAATGGCGAAATGTTTACAATATATCTATCAGAGGATGATATTGAAGAAAACTAATTAAAACGTATGTATAGAGGGTGGAGTTCTACCCTCTATATTACTTTAGAAAGGAGACTTTCAATGGCAAACAGAGTTTGTGTTTTGTGTGGAGCAAAATATGATTACTGTCCCAATTGTGATGCAGACAAGGGCAAGCCTATATGGATGACTTGTTGGGATAAGGCAGAATGTCACGATATTTGGGCGGTATTATCGGGTTACAATTCCCACGACAAAACAGCAAAAGATGTAGTAGATGTTTTGGATAAATATAATGTAACCGACTTCACTAAATATGGTGGTCAAATTGAAGCTGACTTAAAAGCTATAGTAAAAGAAGTTAAAGGTACAAAAACGACAAAAGCAAAAAGTTCAAAGAATGTAGCTACTTCGGAGGAAAAGACTGATGAGGTAGTTAAAGAAAATATGAAAGATAAAAAGATAGTGAATAGTGATTTAGAAACCAATATAGGGGCGTAGATTTCACTATCTACCCCCTATTTTTTACGCTTGAGGAAAAGGAGAAAATATGGAACTATATAACTCAATAACACAAAAAACATATGACCCAGAACAATGTGTATTTTTTGAAAATGCGTTGCAAAGTAATGCTTATGTGTTTAGAGGAAATGCAGAATTAAAAGCAATTTTGGATTCAAAACAGAATCCTGGAAGATTTGTTTTTGTGTTTTCAAAAGAAGACCATGCGAGATTGAAAAAAGCATGGAATAATCATGAACTATAATGGTGAGATTTTAATTATCTCACCTATAAAAATATCTCTACTAAACTTAGTTCAGCCGTTTAGCAGGGGTATTTTTTTGAGAGCAAAAGGCTGAACTGCTCTCCCCTTGACCAAATGATAAGGAGATTTTATGAAAGATACAATTTTAGTAGGTTTGGATACTTCCTCAACTAAAACAGGTTGGAGTTACTACGTCAATGGAAACTTTACCGACAGTGGGGTTTTAAATTTTAGCAAACAAAAGAATAGCGATATTCGTATGCAAGACATGGTGAATTCCATATATGAGAAATTATCTGCTTTAAAAGTAGATATAGTGGCGATTGAAACTACGGCTGTTACGCGTAACGCATCGTCACAAAGAATGTTAACTATGATTTTAGGTGCTGTTTATGGTTGGTGTGTTAATAACAATGTTGAATTTGTTATGTTTAGACCGAGCGAATGGCGTGCTTTGATTAGCAACGAGAAAAAAGGTCGTAAACGTGACGAATTAAAACAATGGAGTGTTCAAACAGTTGAAAAGTTATTTAATAAAAAAGTCAACGATGACGAAGCGGATGCAATCTTAATCGCACAAGCTTTAGTCAATAAGTATGAATAAATGGAGGATTTTAGATATGGATAAGATTATTACAGTTAAAGAATTTGTAGACGGATATAAGAAACAGACTGATGATGTAACTAACAAGAAAGAAAAGTACATAAAAAAGTTTGTTGGTGATAATTATGTGAACTACGCAACTAAATTATCTGTTGCCGATCAAATAGTACAATTATCATCTACAAATCAAGTAGACGGTCAAGTTAATGGACAGATTAAGATAAACTCATCTTTGCGTTACTTACTGTATGTGTTTAATTTGATTGATTTATACACGAATATAACAGTTGATTTTTCAAACATTCTTGAAGAATATGATTTGTTGGAAGAACAATGTTTGGTTGATGAACTCATTCGACTTATGCCACAACGTGAAGTTACTTCTTTTGAAACAATTTTGAAAATGGTATTTGATGATTTTATTCAAAACAATTACGAGAATCATGCTTTTATTTCTAATCAAGTTCAAAGAATAGTGGATATTTTTACAGCTACTACTTCCCCATTGATTGAGAAGATAAAAGAAAAAGTTGAAAATATGACTGAAGAAGATATAGATAAACTTGGTAATAAGGTTGAGAAAATTCTAAAAAAGATAAGCAGATAAATGGCTGAGAAAGGAGTGTGATTACACAGATGGCTATATCTTATATAAACAAAAAAGCATTAGAGAAAGATGTAGAAAAATATTTAAAAACTTTTGCAGAGGCATATGCTGATGCAGCTGCAAATGAAATAACAAAGTTTGCACAACAAGCAATTCAAAGATTCTATGTTAATTACACTCCAAAATATTATGACAGAACAAATGATTTAAAAAACAATTCATTCTCACGTTATAAACATAACAATGGAAGACAATATTATGGTGGTGTAAGAATATCCACTCACAATATGAGTCCTTATGTTGTTGGTGGTTTTAATAGTCGAAGATTCATTGACCCATTTTATATTGCTCAGCCAGCTTGGGAGAAAGGCATTCATGGAAGTGCGAGTGGAATTGATGGAAGATATCCTGTCATACGGGATAAACAATCTCCCAAAACCTATGTACTTAATAAAATGGATGATGAAAGATTCCAAGATAATATAAAACAAGTTGGTTATAATGCGGCAATTAAACAACAATATCAATTGTTACGTTTCAAATAATATAAGGAGGAAATTGAATGGCAAATAAAAATGTTGCAATATTGTCTTTAATGGCACAAGCAGACAATAAAAGTATTAAACAAGCTGTTAATAGCATGGATAAGACATTACAGTCTGAAGTTGAAGGAAAGTTTAGTTCGATTGGTGATGAAATAGGAAAACAAGCCGAGGATGCACTAAAAATTTTGAACAGAACTACTTTAAAAGATGTCAAAGTTACGCAACCTGTTAGTGATTTCTTTTTAAACATTTTACGATCAACCTCCGCTGATGATGCTTTAAATTATATTACCGATTTTACAAATAGAATGGAAGCACTGCATTCGGTTGTAAAGGAAAGCAAGTTTAATGATTTGTTAAATCCCTTGTCGGAGAATCAGATATCTAAATTGTTGCCAGAAGTTGATGAGATTGCAAAACTCAAACAAAACATAGCAAATAGAACGGCAAATCTTGCCGAATATAGGAAACAAATTATAGATGCAAATCCGGCACAAGCAACCCTTACTAAAGCACTGAAGCCATATGTCAAAAAAGAGTCTGGTTATACTGTTGACGAGAATATTTCTCCAAAGCTGAGAGATTTTGTTTCATCAAATATTGATAATACAAGTGAAGATATAAATCAAAAAATTCAACAATATCAACTTTTGTTAAATGTTTTTGAAAAATTAAATCTTGAAAAGAAACATATGTCAGAAGGCTCGGAAGAATTAGTTGGTTATAATAATCAATTGGAATATTTTTATAGGAAAATATTAAACACAGAAAAAATAATTCCTCAATTAAAAGAATTTAGAGAGTCTTTGGCACAAAATGATTCTAAATATGATTTTTTTGGTAGAGATCTTGAACATTATAAAAATAACACTAGAGATGCGGTCGATGAATATATTAAAAAACAAAATCGCATAGATAATAGCACAATTACAGATATTAGGGATAAATTGATTGACAAAGCCTTTCAATTTAACGAAAGTTCCGTAGCACGTATTAACGCCAAAAGAGAAAAGGCTGGATTAAATAACGTTGCCAGACAAAGCGATATGAACGATTCATCTGATTCTGATAATTCGGGAACTGATACTGTTGCAGAGTTGACGAAATCTCAACAAAGAATAGCTGACATTCTGAAAATGGATTACGATACTGCTTATAAGAAGATGAGGGAGATACATGAGAAGCTTGTAAAAGACGAAGATTATGAACCTGCAAAAAAAGAACGTGAAGATTTTTTTGCATTATATGATAGACTTAAAACTGAAGCCCCAGATACTAATATGTTCATTAGTGATGGGAAGGATCGGATTGGTCTTGATGACACATACGACATGATGAGTACTACATATCCGACTCTCAAAGAGAAACAATTAGCTGATATTCAAAAAGTAAAAGATATATTATCACAAACTAATGCAGAGATTAATGTAACCAATTCGGAACTTAATGTAACTGACGAACAACTATCTAATATAAAAAATAAAATATCAGATATTCGTAAATTAAGCAATGAAGATTTACTGAAAAAAGTTCAAGATAGTTCGGATAATATTAGGCTTGCAATAGGTAACGGAAAAGATGTTAATGAAGATGACCTTCGTGAGTTTATTGCTTTAAGAGAACGCTACAATGAATTGCTTGAAAGTGATGAAGTTGGAGAAAGTTATAAAAATAGTCAATCTAGTATAGATAGAACTTTTAATAAAATCATTGAACAACATAACGCTGATTATGAAGCAATCATTAATCATCAAAAGGAACTTATTCAGGAAATAGAACAAATCACTCCACCAGAAGTCTCGACGAATGATATTAAAGAAGATTCTATAAATGAAGTCCCTAAAGAATCCTTAAAAGAAAAAACATCCACCCCACAAAATAATCAATCGGAACTACGGGATTTATATTCGAAACTTCAAAAGAGCATGATGGATATCGTATTTAAAGAACGCTCGCCACAAGGAGTTGGAGAAGATGACATTCGTGATTTTATTACATCAAGAGAATATTTTAATGAATTACTTCAAAGTAGTGATGTTGGAGAAAACTATAAGGATAAAAAATCAAAGATAGACGATTTTTTTAAGAGGATTACTGAACAATATAACATTGATTATGAAAAAATTATCAGTCAGCAAGAGGAACTTCTTGAAGAAACAAAGCAACTGTCTACCAGTGAAGATTTCAAGGAAGCGTCTAAGGAAAAACCTAAAGAAGTAATTAAAGAAGAGCCTAAAGAAGCGATCAAAGAAGAAACATTAAATGTCCCAAATGAAAGTTCTGATGTTTCGTCTGAAGCAACTTCTTTTGAAGGCTTAAAAACCGCAATCACTCAAGTCACTTCGGCAGTAGATAAAAAGACACAGGCATTTAAAGAAGAAGAACAAGTTGTTACTGGTACTGTTCAGAGGGAGATTAATTCATTAGATGTTTTAATTGGTACATTGGTAACCATTCAAGAACATATAGAAAAAATCAAAGCCTCGGCGACAGAATTACAAAATATTAATATAGGTAATGTTTCACCTCAACCCAAAACAACTGCAACAGAAAATTCTTCAAACAATAAACCAGAAAAACTTCAAAACGATTTAAAGACAACTCAATCCAATGCAGAAACACTTAATCAAACCTTAAAAGAAATCAAAGAAAATTCTACTATTTCTATTAAAATAAAAGCACCTGAAGAAGTCACCTCTAAACTTATAACTCAACTAGAAGCTTTAAAGAAAATTTTAGATAATGATTGGTTAAGTAAGGTTCAAGAATTATCTAAGCTTAAAGAATTAAAGAATTTAGGCATTACCGACAAGGCATTGGACAAGTTTAAAAATCTTAAAACTGGTCTTGACGGTATAGTAAATAGTTTTAATAAAATTAATGATGGTGGTTTTGCTTTCTTAGATAATCTTACAATTTTAGCTCAACAAGGCGAAGCTCTTAAAGATTTAACTACTTTGCTTAAAACAAGCCAAAGTCAATTAACAAATGCACGTAATACAGTAAACAATAATAAGAACTTTATTGATGAAGATGTTTATGATAACAATTCGGAGCAATGGTTAAAGGATAATGTTGATGCTTTAAGTAATAATAGCAAATACATAGGGGTTTTGGATGCTGAAATTTCTCGTGCCACAAACGGTATGGTTAAATTCACCGCCAATGTAAAAAATGCTAAAAATGAATGGCAAAAATTAAGTGGTACAGTTAAGGCAGATGGAAGCCTTACTAATATTTCTTTGAAGAACATACAAGGTAAACAAGCGAATAATCTTGACAATGTTCTTAATGGCAATTCTAACACTTCCCAACTATCTAATAAGGAAGATATTTTAAAAGACATTGAGAAGTCACTAAAAACGATTTATGATTATCGCGTTAAGATAGCTTCAACTAACGATACTGATACTTTAAATGATTTACAATCCAAGTTAAGTTCAGAAGAACAACAATACAAGCAATTGGTTGATAATTACAAAACAAATTATTCTGCACACCCAAATGACTTAGATGATGACTTTAGAAATGTTGTCAAACCTGTTAAAGTGAAGGGTAGGAAAAATATAAGAGTTGCTAGTGCAGATGCTATTTTAGATAAAATAACAGAGCAACAAGCAGAAGTATCAAAGCTTAAAACCCTCGACGGTAGCATATTCAAGGATGAAGGAGACAACTCATTTGATGATTATCTTCAAGACCAAGAAAATAAATTAAATGAATTAATAAAAAAATATAAGCAATATGGCGATGTTGTTCAAGATGTTCAGCAAAAGATAGAAGATGCAAAAGCGAACGGTTCAAATGAGGGAATATCACAAGCAGACACCCTTAGAACAAACTATGACTCTGTAAATAAGATAGGTAGAGAGCTTAAAAATGGTAATCGACAAGGTTTTCTTGAGCAATATTACGTGAGGGCTAACGAGGCTGTCACAAAGTTGATTGGTAAGCAACAACAAGGTGAAGAAATAACAAAAAAAGAACTTCAAAATGTTCAGAGCCTATATAACGAGTATAAGAAAATAGCGAATGCCGGTACACCTCTTGCAGACAATATAAGAGGTAAAGTTAATGCCGATAGTTATATCTTAAATAACGCTAAGCAACAAGGAACTATAATTTCTCAAGGTGAGTTCAAGGAAACCGACATTTCAAAGGGTCTTGCAACTACTATTATTAAAATCCGTAATGCAAAGGGTGAAATTAGAGACCTTCAATATACTTGGTATAACGGTATGATTAGCATGGCTGATAATACCAAGAAAGTTCAAACTTCTTTAGTTGGCGTTCCAAAAATTATGGACGCACTTTCTAAAAAGTCTAAAGAGTTAATTACATATTGGACGGCTAATTACATAAATCCTTATAAGATAATCGAAATGATTCAAAAAGGTGTCAATATTGTAAAGGAACTTGATACTGCCCTTGTTGACCTTCGTAAGACTACAACAATGTCTTCGACAGATTTGAAAGATTTCTATTCTGATGCTAATGAGGCAGCAAAAGAGTACGGCGTTACAACTAAACAGATTATTGATCAAGCAAGTTCATGGAGTAGACTAGGTTATTCAGACAAGAACAGTGCTACAGAAATGGCAAAACTAAGTTCACAATTTGCTACTATCTCTCCTGGAATGGATATAGACAAAGCCACAACAGGATTAGTATCTACGATGAAGGCAAAATTATGCCTTTGTGTACAGAAATGTGCATATAGAAAATATTTAATTGCAGGTAATGCGTAAAGCCTTACACCACAATATAGAGGAAAACTACTATATGATGGTACGAAAGTAGAAAAAACGTAAGGATGGCATATGGTCAAAAGCCTAAGTGTCTGTTTTACTAATTTTATAAATTAGGAATTGCTGTTCATGCAACGAAGTACCCTAACGTATTCCGTAGACCATACGGTACTTGAGTCGAGGGTAAACGTTCAACGACTATTCCCATGTAGGGATTTTGGAATACTGATATGTCAGTTATAAAATAAAGGTGGAAATCCTGAATACCAAAATCATAAGAAGTAGGACGTAATCGCAAATGACGTGGGTGAAAATCCCTTAAATCGAAAAGGTATTACTGTTACTCTACATTAGAGTGTGGTTAAGAAATAGTCTAAACATATGCAGAAATGTATAGAAAATCAGTTTAAACTGATTTCACAAAGAGTTGCGAACTTTGTGTAATATATTTGATTTGACGTTCAAGTAGATGATGTTAAAGACGGAATTATGTCAAAGATTAATTCTGTTGGTAATGCATTTGCTACAAGTAATGACGAAATTATTGACGGTCTGGAACGTTCGGCTTCAGCAATGGCTTCAACCGGTGCAAGTTTGGAAGATACTATTGCTATTTTTACAGGCGGTCAAGAAATCGTACAAAATGCTGAAAGTGTTGGTTCAGCAATGAAAACCTTCTCAATGCGTATTAGAGGTATGGATGAAGAAGGTGAAGCCCTTGACGAATTATCAAATGTCAAAGGTGACGTATATGAGCTAACTAACGGTAAAGTTAGTATCATGAAAGATGAAAATACATACCGTAGCATTTATGATATTTTAAAAGATATAGCAGGAGTTTGGGATGACCTTACTGATAAAAACAAAGCCAAATTGCTCGAAAAATTATTTGCTAAAACCAGAGCAAATACAGGTGCTGCTATTCTTCAAAACTGGGATCAGGTTGAAAAAGCCGTTAAAACAATGGAAGACAGTGCTGGAAGTGCTGATAACGAAATGAGCATAGCGGCTGATAGTATTGAATTTAAACTAAATAAGCTATCACAAACTTGGGTAAGTTTTGCCCAAGATACTTTATCTCAAAATTCATTAAAGGGAACGATTTCTCTTTTAACAGGATTATCACAAACACTTACTGGAATTTTGGGTGTAATTCAAAACATCACATCTCTTGGGGGAATATTACCAAGTGGTGGATTGCTTGGAGACTTGGGAATTGCATCTGGCTTTGTGATGAATAAAATGGGTATTGGTAAACGTACAGTTTCAGTGGTAATGTACTGTGCCCACCCCTCTAAGATTATGTATAATGTCACATAATTAACGGACGGGAGTGTTAGCCACTTAAAATAATGACAGATACCTTATATGATAAATATAAAAAACCGAATATGCTGAGAACCCTAAAGACTATATACAATCCAAAACAGAGTTGGAAACAACAGATGGAACGGTGACGAAAGTCGGAAAGAAACGTATATAGTATGTTATATGATGAGAGTCTAAGTAACATTTTATGCTTTTATAATAAAGGAATGGGTAGTCAACAGGTAGGCTTATGCCGAAAGCAGGGAAAGACTAAGTTCTTAATTGAATATTATGTGAGATCACAACTCATTGTCTTAACCCCCAGAGACTGACAAGGTTTGGCAAAGATACAGACATAATTGTATTTTTGCTGTGAAATACAGTCCGAACCTTGGGAAACCAAGTTGTGTGTAATTATATTAATAGCTTCCGAAAATATTAGTATGATTATAATAATTAAATTAAATATATTGACTTTTCACTTAAATGTGATATAATATTTATAGAAATAAAAAATGTGGAAACCAAAGACGGTTGCCACGATACAAATAGTTACTATGACATGAGATTATTTAATCTCAATTATAGTGAGCCAATCTGTTGCAGCAGACGGCTCACTTTTTATTTCTATCGCAAATGTAAAGCACAAGTGCCATTACATTTACAACGGTATCAATAATAGTACAGATACCAAAAAATAAAGAAGTAATTATGTATCAGCCTCCTTTCAAGAAAATTTCTCGTCAAGAGCTTATACACAGCCTCCATTCCGCTCAAGCGAGATGAAAGGCAACCGTCCTTAAACCGTCATACCGTTTACAAAAGAAGCTAAAACTCAACTGTATAACGGCATGATTTCCACAACATTATTATATCAAATTCAACATTAACTGTCAATATATTCTTATTTTGAGCGTATTTTCGGATACGTTCTTTTTGTATGTAACAAAATTACAATAACAATTTTACAACTTATTTACAATTATTTATAATGTATTGCTATATAATGCCATATATTATATAATTATAGAGAAAACATTATGAAAAAGGATGAGATAAAAATGTATGAATTAACTGAACAAAAGAAGAATGATATATCTGTCTACGGCGTTAAATATGGGGATTTGCAGATAGATGATATATCAGCCGACAAAGATAAAGTTAGAAAATTTGTCAATGATATAAATAAATATCAACTATCCCCTATTCATTTGGGTGATGTTGTTGATGATTTTGTGGCGAGTATGTAATTAAGAAAATAAACGAAGGGTGTCTAATTTGATTGTTGCTTTTTGTTATATTTTGTAATATAATACTATTATAAATATAATAAAAGGAGATAATCAAATGTCAGAAAAAAATTCAGAAACTCGTTCACTACAAAATTCAAACAAAGTTAATGAATCACTTAGAATTAAGAATCCACCTACTCAAAGCGTAACACCACCTGCAAAGAAACCTGCAAAATAAAAGGAGTGATGTATTATAAAGGATATAGTCGAAATAATAAATAATTTACCAATATTAATGTTGTATATGGTGCAAGGATATGTCTTTATATCCACTTACTCATTCATACGTTTTAAGAAAAATGAATTAAATCATTTGTTTTTCAAAAGCGTAGTGAGTAGTTACATATTAAAAATATTATTTGATTGGATTTTTGTACATGCAGATTCTACAACAAAAATTATTCGTTTCTTCCATGTGCAATATGAATCGTTTGGATATGTTGTTCTTCTGTTATTTTTCTCTGTAGGATTAGCATGGTTAAGTGCCACTATTACACAAAGTAAACGATTTAATAAATTATTATTGGGGCTTGGAATTGTACGCACAACTAATTCAAACATTTGGGAAGATATTATTGAACGGGTTGTTGGTTGATGGTTTATTTAAATAGTCGTGAATTAGTATATTTAGGACAGTTTAAGTGCGGTGAAGAATTTGTTAATAAACCTTTAATAGTCTTAGAGCATTATCAAATTATGAATTTGGATGGAGAAATTATTTATGATTATTCTGACGATTCTAATGAAGTTGCATTGATTGATACAAAGAATATTGAGAGAATTGAAATTACATACCCACACAAATAAAGAATATAAAACAAAGACCACGTCCGACGAAGATGTGGTCTTTTGTTGTGTGCAATATTATCCTTATAGAAAGGAATGATTTATTTTGGATTTTAAATATCCCAATTCTAAAAAGTTATATTTAGTTATTGAGATTTCGCAATTACTATCTAAATATAATTGCACGTTTTCTGAAGCAGAGAGTATTTTATCTCTATCGTTAAGTGAAATACGGCAACAACGTGAAAATCTTGAATATGATACAACATTAGATTATATCAATGGCAATAAAACAAAAAATGTTGATAATGAAGAAATTAAGCCATTGCAGCATGTTGAACCATATTGTTAATGGTGGTTATAATTGTGTAAAAGTTGTCAAAATGTTATTGATTTTATCCTACGAAAATGTTATAATATTTTTAATGACATATGTAAAGTACTTTTTTATGTATTTTTGCATAAATATATTATATACGATAGGTGTTAATAATGATTAAGTATCGAAAATTCATTTATTGCTTAATTTTGGGAGTTATTTTTCTCGGAGCAATTGTTCCATTTGGAGCACAATTTTGGCTACCGTTTTTCAAGCAAGATGCTTTTACTAATGGTGCAGAAGTTTGGAATCAATATGTTAGTATTATATTAGGGATTATAGCAACAATATTAAGTATCGTATCATTGAAAATGTGTTTTAGTAGCGAGGAAGCATCAAATAAGGCAGAGAAAAGAACAGAAGTTCTCTGGAATGAAATCAAAGGGAAATTAGAGAATATTTCTTTAAAACAAGATGTTTTGCGTGATACTGTCAGACAGAATAATTTAAATTCGCAGACTAAAACAATTGAGGCGGATAACCCTAATTGGAAACCTGCTGATAAGAACACACAAACTAATATGATTGTAGATGAAGAAATATAGGAGAATATTATGTGCTTATCAAATATTAATGTAATAACAAAACTTTTTAAACACGTAACCAAGCAAGATGGTATATCAAAATATGAAATGCCATTTGACACCATCGTAGCAAAAACTCATGATAATGAAATTTCTATAGAAGGGTTTTATATTGTGATGGATTTCAATTTATTATCAACTAAAAATGTAGAAAAGCAAAAAGACAATATCGTGTACAATAAAGGAACTTTACAAGTTTTATTGAGATTCAGCCGTTTATCAACTGACGATGAAAAACAAATGAATTTAGACTTATATAAATATGACATAAATTTGAACGATGAAAACATTATTAGTTCTAAGGCTTGCGTTCCTTATGTACAATATGAAAAAATTCTAAAAGTTGATAAGGTCGGTTTATCACCAAAAGCAGGTTTAGGAAATTATGTTCTTAAAACATTAGTTCGGACAAATGATAATGATAACTGGAACATTCAAAATATTATACCATTACGAATTGAATAATATCTAATAACATAAGCAAAGACTTACCTCGAAAATGAGATAAGTCTTTTTTATTACCTAAAACTTACATCCACACTTATTACACTTATAAGTCTTACCCAAGTCCCCTGCTCCGAAGATACCGAACAAGCCTATCTTCCCTGCTTTTGAAAGATTTGATATTTTAGATAAGTCTGTGCTGTTGCAGTGTGGGCAGTGAGGTAAGCCGGATTGTAATTCTGCAATAACGGCTTCCTCTGCTTGTTTAAATGGTAAAAATTTTGTTCTATATTCAATAATGTCATCTTTACGAAGCTTAACCATTGCCTCTATAAAATCAGGGTCTTCTGTTTGATCCCAAAGAATCAAGTATTCGCTATCGGGTATATCAACTGGTTCTCCCTCGCAATGATGTTTAGGACAAATTCTTGGCGGTACTTCTTCACCACATTCTTTGCAATATTCTTCACTATATTCTCTAAAGAAACCATCACCCGTCTCTTCTTTACACTTAGGACAAAAGAATACCTCAAAGCATTCCATAATTATTCCTCCTTTATGATTTTTGTTAATATCTACATTATATATCAAAATTCGGTACTTTGCAAGTATATTTCCTCTATAATTATCGGAAGTAGTTATTCAGAATTAAAATTGGCAGTACAATATAATTCTGAAACAGATGAAAGATACTCACCTTGGATACAAGCAATAAAATCATTAAAGGAAAAACCTCGTACTACAATTACTAAAGAGGAAAAGAATTGGTGGAAAGACAAAGACCATAGACCAAATATTGTTCAAAAGAAACTTGAAGGTAATACAAAAGAAAAACAAGCAGAAATTCTTGAATCGTACAAAATTCCTACTAAAGAATTGGAGAAGTTCGTTCTTGCACAAGAACACGCTAATGACGGAGTAAAAGAATATAAAACTGTACTTGCTGCCGCTGGCAATCAAGGTTCAAAATTCGGTGGAATAGTAAAAAGTATCGGCGCAAGCCTTGCAAGTGCCGGTATCAATATGCTCATAGGCATAGGCATTGACTTACTTATCAAGGGCATTGATAAAGCAATTCATTATAGCGAAGATTTACGAAAAGCTTCTACGGAATTGACTAATCAATATAAAGACGAAAAAGAATCTTTAGATGATAATCGTCAAAGTTATGAAGAATTAGCTAAGAAAATGCAGAATGCTAATTTGACAACTGATGAAGTCAAATCAAATAAAGAAGAACTTGCTAAAATACAACAAGAGATTGTTGATAAATGTGGATTAGAAGCTGAAGGAATTGATCTTGTTAACGGTAAGTATGATGAGCAAATCAAGAAGCTTGATGAACTATCTCGACAAAAGGCTAATGATTATGTCATTGAGAACGGTAAAAATATTGAAGCCGACAAAAAGAAAATCTCTGGAAATGTTATAATTACAACTGGTTCTTATATACAAACAAATCCGTCAGTTAAGGGATGGGAAAAAGGTCAAAAAACTTTTGATTTGTGGAATGAATATTTCCCAGACGATAAAATGGAGAAAGATGAATCTGGACGATTTGTTCCCCATTTGTCTGGCGATATTGCAGATTTAAGAGAAAAATTAAGTACGGCTTCTTCTAAAATTATCTCTGAAAAAGGAAAAAATGATGACACAAAGCAACTTTTAGACAAAATAAGTAAATTATATGATGCCTTAGATGTTGATGAATATGACCAGTCATTAAAAAATGTCAAGGATTATTCAAAAGCACTTGTTTTGTCAAATGATAATTATTACGATACTTATACCGATTTACAAAATGCTATAAATGACTACAATACTGCATTGCAAAGTGGAGAAAATGTAGACCAAGCATTTGATAACTTAACAAGAATTCAAGACGAAGTCACTGAGATTACTCAAAGTACAGATGATGCGAAATATGCTTTTGACGATTTGTTGGATAGTATTGATAGAGGTCGTGAAACTGATTACAAGATAAAAGTAGGTCTTGAAACCAATAAAGATGAAGTTCAAAATATTCTACAAAGCTTTAAAGACAACGGAGTAAAGACAACAGACCTTTTTGACATTGATATAAATGCAGACGATACTAACATTCCTGAAATTCAGCAACAATTTAAAGATTTATGTCGCATATTAGGTATCACTCAAGATGAAGTAGACACTTTACTTACAAAGCTATCAGATGACAAAGTTATCATTGACATTGACAGCGAAGCGAAATCAGTTTCAGATTTTACAAAGAATGTTACTGATTTAACAACAAGTGTAAGAAAGACCGAGAAGTCTTGGAAATACTATGCTCAAATTGCAGATGTCGTAAACGGTAAAACGGCTATGACTGACGAGCAAATGTCTGATTTGGTTAAAGAATTTCCTGATTTAAAGAAAAAGTTAAAACTTACAACTGAGGGTTGGTCTTTGGAATCAGGTGCAATGGACGTTGTTCAAAATGGTATTGCTGACCTACAATCTGCATATTTAAATGCACAAATTGATATGTCAAATGGTGCATATAATGCAATGATGGCTCGTGTTGGTACTAATATGGAAGAATTGAATCAAATCCAAAATATTAGTCAGGCATATGCTATTCTTGCTCGTAATTGGGGAAATGCAAAATCACTTGCAGTCATCAATACTAATGGCAAAAATGTTATTGATACAAGTAACTTGAGTACGGATGAACAGTTTGTCGTCCAATATGCTACTATGCAAATTGCATCAAAAAAGGCAAAGGACAGACTTAAAGCTGCTAATTCTTTAGGGTCTGATGACAATGAAAAGAAAAAAGATTCGGCGAAGAGAACTTACGATAAAAAGGTTAAAGAAATCAACGAGAAACAATATGATGCTGATTTCAAATATCAAATTGATACTGTAACAAATGCTTTAAAGGCTTATACTGAACAGGTTGAAGCTTTAAAGACGGCATATGACGGTTTATATGAAAAAGATTATTCCGGTAAAATGGATTTGCTTAATCAGAGGTACTTGGTTCAGACTCAATATGCTCAAAGATTACATCAAGAATTAGATAGTTTAATAAATTCAGTTCCCGAAACCTCATCTTCTTGGTCTGAATTGGCTTCTACTCTTGAAACAGTATCAAAGGATTATTTTGAAGCTCAGAAAAATCTTATAGAATATCGTGACTCAGTTTACGAAACGTCCATTGATTCAATAAGTGACTCTGCAAAAGGTATTGTTGACCAAGTTAAAAATGCTAAAAGTTTGTTGGATAATTCTTTTGATTATCTCAAAAATGGTTCTTTGGCAGGCGACGGTCTTTGGTCTACTCCTCTATCCCCTTCTGTTTCAAAAGATAAAGTTTCTCAAGAACGAGCAGAAAAGAAAAAGTTATTAGAGGAAGAAAAAAAATATCAAAATAAGATTCAAGAAATTCGTCAACGTGCAACAAAAGAAGCAAAGGATTATGATGATGCACAACGTCAAGAAGAATTACAAGACGCTTTAGACGATTACAATAGTGCTATTGAACAAGCAACTGCTTCTGCAACGGCGGCATATACGGATTTTAACGATAGTTGGTACGAGGATACCAAGCTTACTCTTGATGAATTACAACAGTATTTTGATGAACACGGCATTAATATCAAACTTAATGTAAAAACTGCCGAAGAATTAGAACAAGAAGCTCAAGAAAAAGCACAAGAAGAAGGTACCAGCATTATAGATAAGACTAAGGGCAATAGTTTTTCTAATGTTAGAAGTCTTTCATCAGATAAAGCTAAATTCTATAATGACATTGCAAAAGGCAAATCAAGTGTAAAAGCAAGTGATATAAAGAATAGTATTGATGGAATTCCATTAGACGCAAAAATTAAGCGTGACGGTCATATTTATCGTGGTGATGAAGATTTAGGTACTTGGGGTGTTTCAAATCACAAGTTTGTATACGCTGAAAAGTATGCTAAAGGCGGTACAACATCACAAGGACTTACAATCACAGGTGACGGCACAGGAGTATATGCAGGACAAGAAGCGTATATAGGACAAGATGGCAAACTTCATCTATTCAATAATGAAGCACAACTATCTGAATTACCTCCGAATACTCGCATTGTCAATGCAAAAGACTTACAGAATATCATTAAATATACTGGTATGAAATATTTCTATCAGCCTATTGAAAATATTCAATCTGCAACGGTTGATAAGTTTGCACAAGGCAATACAAATGTTTCATTCTCCCCTATTCCATATAATGCGTTATCAACTCAAGCATTGTATTCAGATGTTGACGTACAAGCAATGGTTGAAGAAACTATTGCGGAAATCAACAATGAGTTTAATGCTTTAAAAGGCAATATAAAATTTAGTGCCGTACAAAATGCATTCAAGAACAGTCTGACTGACAAGAAGATGTACAAAGACTTATCAAACACTATCGTTAATATGACTTCACAGTCGCTTGACAAAGCTGATAAGAGTACACTTTCAGATTCGGTTGTTGGACTTATTTTGCAAAATTCAGCTTGGGACGATTTACCGAATGAATTGCAGAATAAATTGTCTGAATTGAATGTAAATGCAGATAATTGGACTGATTGGATAAAAGACTCAAATAATTCACTTCAAGCATTTAACCTAATGCAAGATGGTGGAATGAGTAGTTGGGACTTGCTTGATAGCAACGTAACTTCTCTGTTGCAACAAGCAGGTATTAATGGCAAAGACGCTTGGGATAAATTTGTACAAGATGATCCACTACAAGCATTGACTTTGTTATCATCTTCTTGGAATAGTATGAATGATACTATTGGGCAATATATGACAGATGCTCAAACCATTGCTGCCAATGGTGCAAGGGCTATTCAATCACTACAAATAATTGCACCGTCTATATCGGAGCAATCTTGGAACGCATTACAAGTATTGATTGCTAATAAGATACAAGAAATCATATCATTAATGAATGAAGTATTTGGTGAAAATACAGTTGATATGAACTTTGCTATCAATGTAGGCGGAAGTTTACAAGGAAATGCACAGACTAATCCGCAAGGCGAAAGTGCGGTAGTCGATTCTGCTCGTAAGTATCTTGGAACACCTTATGTTTGGGGCGGTACTTCTCCGTCTGGTTTTGATTGTAGCGGATTTGTACAATATGTATTAGCTGAAAACGGTAAATCAGTGCCGAGAACATCACAAGAACAGTTTGCAGGTGGACAAGCAGTTGATAAAAGTAATCTTCAAGCTGGTGATTTAGTGTTCTATAATTGGCAAGGTGGAGCAGATGCAACCCATGTAGGTATATATGAGGGTAACGGCAAAATGATACATGCTCCACATCCGGGAGATGTTGTTAAAGAAGTTGACTTTAATTCTTACGGACAAAATGCGTATCTTGGTGCAAGACGTTACTATAAAGGTACTGAGGGTGCATTGCCTGGGCTTGCTAAACTCGGTGATGAAGCAGAAATAAGAGGATTAAACTATCCTACACCTGAAATTCTTATCAGACAAAAGACAGGTAAAGCATATCTTACTGGATTAGACGGCACACAGATTGTCAATCTTGACAGAGGTGATACTGTTATCCCTTATGCCGATACAAAGCGAATTTTAAACGGCAATGTACGTCATGCTTATGCTAATGGTACACCAAATGCAAAAGACGCTATATCAAAGATTTTAGGTATAAACAATGTCAAGAATAGAGTGAATAATGGCTCTACAAGAAGTAATAATTCGGGTATAACAAATAATACAGTTCAACAATCTTGGGATACAAATGATTTTGGACAAGGTGTAGGTAAGTCACATTCATATACCCCTTTTGACGAAAATGGATATTTGGGGTCATCTCTTGGATATTGGGATACAAGCTCAAATGCATGGAAGTTGTTTAAGAAGTTATTGGATAGTGGCGATTTGTCAACCGATGAGAATGGTATCTATACATATAAAGGTGCTCGTCTTGTAGCTATGACATCGACATTCGGTAAAGCCGGAGATGTTATGAGATACACTCAAGACGATGGCTCTGTATTTTACGGTATCATAATGGATGAGAAGTCCCAAGAATATACATCATATGACCATAATCCTGCTAATAAGTGGGGACACAACAACGGACAAGATATAGTTGAATTTGAAGTTAAGCGTTCAGCCATTGCTCCTGCTTATAAGGCTAATGGTGGTACTCCTCCATATGGTAATCTAAATCATGCAATTACTTTAATTGAGAATTTAGGTTCATTGGAAGGCTTTGATTTTTCTGATATGCCTTCTGTTGGCGGAACTTCTGTATTAACTCAAAAAATGCAAGAGTTTATGTCTAAGCTTCAACAAGTTTATGGTACATTTAAGACCAACACTCATACATCGGCTACTAAAGTTGGCAATGTCAAATCTTTAGGCGACAAAAAGCAAAGTAATTATAGTTTTGATGTGCCGTTTACTCAAAGAGAAAAAGGTGGCATTGCTCCTGCTGGAACAGTTGTATTAGGTAATGAATATCGTAGGACTGAAGCAACTATTGATAAAAAAGGCAATCTTGTTCCGTTGGGTGACGGTACTCCACAAGTATTTGTTTCTGACAAACCATTCCCTGTTATTAATGCCGATGATTATGCTAAGATTAAGAAGTATGGCGGTGATAAAAAGCCAGTACAGTTCTTAAAGAACGGTAATACATCAGTCAGTGTTAATGCCGATAATACAGACGAAGAAAAGGAACAAACTGCCGAAGAACGTAAAGCAGAAGAAAAAGAAAAAGAACGTCTTGGTTTCCTTGAAAGCATTTCTAAAAATTTAACCAAAGGTACATTAGATGATGAAATCAAAGGTTATGATTATGATACTTTAAAAGGTTTAAAAGAAATGTCTGAATCTTGGGGCAAAGATGATGAGCTTACTTCTGAAATTTTAAAGAGTTTCAAGGACTACGCTGAAGATTTCTCAAAATTGGACGATTGGATTGAAAATGACCTTGAGGATACTTTAAATACCTATAATGAAGACTTTTATAAAAAGTATTACGAAGAACAGGCAAAATATAATACTTGGCAAACAGGATTTAGAGAAAAGACCAATGACTTTTTAAAGAATCCTACTGACGGAGATTATATGAAACGATTCTTTGAATTGGCTGATGAAGCTACTTCAAAGAACATGGAATCTGTTATTACGCAACAAGAAATGGTTGCCGATAATATGAGAAGTGCTATCGCCGCACTTAAAGAAAAAGAAGAAGTAGCTATAAAACTTATGCAAGATGCTCCTACTGCTACTTTGGCTAAAAAAGCACAAGAAACTTTAAGTGATATTCGTGAAAATATTCAAGACGTAGAGTCTGATTTTGTGGACGTAATGGAAAAGGTTACGGAGCAGAAAGTTCAAAATATTAAGAATCAAGATAGTAGATATACTCGTGAAATCGGCAATTTGGAATATGATGAAAATGTTCTTGTAAATCGTCATAGTAGAACAGAAGATCAGTATGAGAAAGCACAACTTTCAAACGATATTCTTGAAAACTATAATAAACAGCTTGAGTTCCAAACTATGCGAAAGAACGAAGCTCATCAAGGTGTTCTGGATATGTATAACACGGATAAGGCTGATGAACGATTTATTTTAGATAATGTCAAATTTGATGAACTTTTTAATGCAGATGGCAGTATAAATGAGTATGCTCACGAAGCGGCAAAAGCAGTATTAGAGAATATGGAGAATGGTTCTCAGTATGTTCAAACTTTTGAGGGTATGCTTACCCAAAGACAAGAATATACGCAAAATTGGCTTGATGCTGTTTCAAACGAACGCGATTTAATGGATAAAATTGCAGACCAGCAAATAGAAGACGCTACTAATAAGATTAAAATCGCTACGGACAATTATGAGATGATTAACAAAATCTTAGATGTTCGTTTGAACAAAGAGAAAGCTATTACTTCTGCATTACAAGAACAGTATTCATTCCAGCAATCATTGAGAGATGCTGCTTTGGATTATCAAAGTGAACTTATTGCAAATAAAAATCTTTCTCAGTGGTTAGATGATGATACAAGAGCATTGCTATTTAATGAGAATGATTACTCAGATATGATGAATACTATCAATGGCTTGAATAATGAAATGGCAAGAGCCTATAAAAAGTATAAATCAGATATTAACACGTTGGGTAAGGACGATTATTATCAAGAACAGCAAATCACCAATGCTTATAATCGCCGTATTGAACAGTTAAAAGAGCAATTAGAAGTTGCGAAACAGAATCTTGAAGTCACAAAGAAAAATGCGGAGTTCCAAAACACTTTAAAAGAACGTGATACTCGTATTCTTGTTGGTGACAGATGGGTCAATGTTGCTGATCCTGAAAAGCTTTATAATACTCAGTTAGAAGCTACTAAAGCTACAATGGCTCGTGACAATCTTATTCAAGATAACGTTGAGAATGAGAATGTTCGTCAGATGGAAAAGCAAAGTGATAAGACTCAAGAAATTATTTCAGCAAATCAACAATATATTGACACATTGTCAAATATAAACGGAGAAGAAGCTGTTCGTCACGCCGAAACAATGGAGTCTCTTGAGGCTCTTATTGCTACAAACAATGCGTTAAGTGGCAACAGTATTAAGTGGGCTAATATCTTTGAAAATTCTGATAAATCTATTTATAGTCAAATAGCAGGATTAAGTGACATTGAACTTGGAGATAATTTCTCATATAATACTGATTATGCAAACAATCAAGGTCATGCCGATGAGATGCACAAAGCAGGTATTTATTCAGATGAAGCCTATAATGCTATAAGCAAAATGAACGAAACTCATGTAAACAGTAAGGTTACTACTGATAACAATAGTTTTCAATATTCACAACGATTTGAGCATGGTGGACTTGAATCAGAAATAGCTTTAGGTAAAAATGGAGATAAAAAGCTTGCACAGTATAGAGAAGATAATGCTGAACCTATTATTGATTATTGGGAAGAAATTCAAAAATATATTGACCTACAAAATAAACAAAATGGTATATTGACCCCTACCCAGCTGGAAGAAGCACAACGTTTAGAATATCTTAGAAATAAAAAGATTGCTGATGAAGGATTGGATTATGAGCAGACTAATTTATTTGGCTCACAAAAATTTGATAATCAATTGCCCAAACTAACTGACCGTTTTGAACCGGTTACTTTACAAGGCATGGTTGCAAGTTCAAATTTTGAAAATATTATGACTAAAATGATGGAATATTATGCAAGCCCTATGGCAATGCCTGATTTAATTCCGCAATCTCCTCAACAAATGCCTGCAACTAACAATTCAACGTCAACTACTGAAAGCATTACGTTTACGGGCGATATAAATGTGACTGACCCTGTTCCGGACGCAAATGCTTTTGTAGATTCTTTGACAGACAAAGTTAAATCACAATATCCAATTATAAAGAACACAAAAATATAAGTTATAAGTTAGATGGTTGCTCCCTTTTGGGAGTGACTGTCTAATGCTATTTTTTATCGGTTGAGTCAAGGAATTTCGTGGATTGGTATTGATTTTTTGAAAAAAATCGGTTATAATAGTAATAGAAATTTTATGCGATTATATAATCGAAATGAATCAAAGTATAGTGATTATAACTTTCGCTGAAATGCATATAATATTATTAAATAAATGTTTTTGAAAGATATAGTTCAAATTATTTATAAAAGGAGGAATTGTCATGGGAGTATATGCTATAAAGAGTGAAAAGCCAATAGTTACAACCAAACCACTAGTAAGAAATACGGTTAATCAAGATTATATGAATTGGGTAAATTATATGAACACTCATGATTTTACCTTCAAGATAGACGGAGATAATAATTTAAAAGTTAAGGCAACAAAGAATAAATAGTTTATGAATCAAATAGAAAAATATACAAATGAATTACGTCCATTATCCTTCAAGTTTTCTTCTGGTAATATCGCCATTGATAATTTTCTGTCAAGTGATGATGCTCTTGATAGGACAATAGGAATTACTTATGTATTATTGGATGAAGAAAGAACTCGAATTATTGGTTATTTTAATATCTCCGTTAGTCGTATTGATGAGATAAGATTGCAGAATGGAGAAGCAACTTATCACCCATTAGGTGGTGCAGCAAAAATTAATTATTTAGCTGTAGATTCAGAATTTCAACATCAGCTTTTATATCAAACAAATAACGGAGATAAAAAATATATCGGAGATTATTTATTGGGTCAATGCGAACAAAAAATATGGGATATACATAATGACATAGGAATAGCTTTTATTAATGAAGGCGAGAACACTCGCCACTTCAGTGGTGAGATGAATCGCCGCTAAAGAGAGAATATACACATGAGGTGATAATTATGGAAGTTACTCATGGCAGAGGATATGTATATTCAATTCAATATCACATTGTTTGGTGTGTGAAATATAGACATAAAATCTTATATTCTAAAATTGAGAAAAGATTAATGGAAATTCTAAATATGGTTGCGACTTATGAATGTTTTCAGGTATTGGTGTGTAATACAGACAAAGACCACGTTCATTTGTTAATCAATTGTTCACCACAACATTATATTCCCAACATAGTCCAAAAAATGAAAGGAATGTCTTCTCGGATACTTATGCGAGAATTTGGAGAAACATTAAAGAAGACACTATGGGGTGGGCACTTATGGAATCCTTCATATTTTGTGGCAACAGTATCAGAAAATACAGAAGAACAAATTAGAAGGTATATTCAAAATCAGAAAAGAAAGTGAGGTGAAGTCGGTGGAAAAGGCTTATAAATATCGTATTTATCCAAATAAAAAACAAAAAGAACTCATTGCTAAGACATTTGGATGTTCTAGATTTGTATATAATACATATTTAGCAAAACGAATTAAGTTATATGAAGAATCGAAAAAATCTTTATCATATGTGCAGTGTGCAAATGATATGAAAAAACTTAAATCTGAATTGGAATGGTTAAAAGAAGTTGATTCCACTGCACTTCAATCTTCACTTAGAGATTTAGACATAGCATATCAGAAGTTTTTTAAAGAACATTCTGGTTATCCCAAATTCAAAAGCAAGAAAACACATAAATTTTCTTATAAATCAAAATGCACTAACGGAAATATCCAATATTGTGATAAACATATTAAGTTGCCTAAGCTTGGGATGGTTAAAACAAAAAATAAGTTAGTTCCACAAGGAAGAATACTTAATGCAACTGTTTCACAAGAGCCGAGTGGTAAATATTATGTATCGCTTTGTTGTACAGATGTTGATATTAAACCATTAAAACGAACAGGAAATTCTGTAGCTTTGGATTTAGGAATTAAAGAATTTTGTATTACATCTGATGGTGAAATGATAGAAAATCATAAATATCTTAAAAAATCATTAGCTAAACTTGCTAAATTACAACAAAAATTATCTCGAAAACCAAAAGGTAGTTCAAACCGTAATAAAGCAAGAATAAAAGTTGCACAACAACATGAGAAAATTGCTAATCAGAGAAAAGATTTTCTACAAAAGTTATCTACTGAACTAATTAAGAAAAATGATATTATCTGTATTGAGGATTTACAAGTAAAGAATATGATAAAAAATCATAAACTTGCAAGAAGTATTTCAGATGTATCGTGGTCTGAATTTGTAAGACAACTTGAATATAAAGCAGAATGGTATGGCAAGCAGATTGTTAAAGTAGACAAATTTTATGCAAGTTCTCAGACTTGCAATGTATGTGGATATGTAAACAAGGGAACTAAAAATCTCGGTGTGCGTGAATGGGATTGCCCATGTTGTAACACACATCATGACAGAGACATAAACGCTGCAATTAATATTCTTAATGAAGGATTAAGGCTATTAGAAGTAGCTTAGTAAATTATAAACAACAACCGTTGGGACAACGGGGATAGCTTGGTAAATATTCTAACGTTGGTTGGAAATTCCCAAGAATCTCGTGGCTTTAGCCATGAGAGGTTCAAATAAATATATTGATGACTTATATTATTATAACTAAAAACAATACGAACGACTAATAAACAGTTACGTTATATTGCGTAGCTGTTTTTTATTGCAAAAATTTAAGGAGGTGAAATATTTGCTTAGAAAACCAGCATTGCAATATCCACACGCAGAAGTTGTAAATCCAAATGAAGAAGTTGATTTTCAATGTGAATTACAATCAAGCGGAAAGATTGCAAAAGCACGATTAATGATAGATGACAACAATTATGAATATTACTTTGATAATTTTGATGTGCAAAATTTGCAAGAAAATAATTATAGTTCGTTGGTTACATACCCTATTAAGAATAACATTCCCACATATAAGATATACAAATCGGACAACAATAGAACAAGTAATGAAACCACGTTTTCATTCGCTGCCGGTGAAATGTATACTTGGAAGATGAGAATATATGAGGACGATACCAAGTCTAATTATGTGCCGTCTTCTTGGATTGGTAAAGGTACTGTTATGGAAACGTATCAATATGATTCTAATAGTCATGCTCCCATAGGAATTAGCACCAGTGAAATAATCGGCAACAAAATTATTCGTATCAACCCACATACACAAATGTATTTTAAAGATAGTATGGGGATTGGAACTGCTTTATACGAAAAATTTTGGACAAGATATGATGATAACACTCGATATTATATTAAAGTTGGAAACAAATTTACTGAAATCAAAAATTATTATTATTTCTTACCAAAGCACGACAAAGGTGTAGGTTATGCCGGAGGAAAGGTAACTCACGTTAATAAAGATAGTGATTTAGATTCATATGGCGATCCAAAATTTGGTTATGCACTTATAGACGAAAAATTCAATGTTTCTGTCGGTGATACCTATACCATATACTGTAATTACATAGATACAGACCAATATTATTTCGACACAAACACACCTCCTAAGATTAATTTATATGAAAACTTTACAAGTGTAAATGGTGAAAATGTGACAAGAGAGATAAATTTATCTGAAAATACGCAACTTACTCCCTTATCATTATCATACAGTAATTTTCGTATTACTGGCGAATATTCACAAGCAGAAGGTGTAACAGTAAGTCATTATAGTTTTCTTTTAGAGGAACGTGAAACTGAAACAAAGTATTCAACTGTTGCTTATTCAAATAATATATATTCTACAATTATAAATTGGCAGTATGATAGATTTATAAGTGGTAATGAGTATAGATTGACATTATCTTTAACAGATAGTGCTGGTTTTACGTCTGAAAAAGTTATTTATCTTTCGACAGAATATAACTCTATTTCCTACCCTACCAACTTAAAGATTGAACCGTATAGGAAACATAATTCATTAATTGTAGATTTCAGTGAATTGCATTCAATTACCGAAACAGAAAAAATCAAGGACGGACATCGGTTTATTGCTTATAACGAAAACACTGATAAAGTTGATACTACTTTGGAGATTCCTAATAATTCGTGTCACGTTGACAAGGGAAACTATCTTGTTTATGATTTGATTGACGGTGAAAAAGATTTGTCATTCGGTACGAATACCGTATATACAACATTCCGAGTTGACACTGATTATACCGGCAGAATATTTGAAGTGACAGATGATAATGGAATAATGACAACGTTAGACTGGGACGGTATTTATTTTAGAATATATGTTGGCACTGAAGATAATAATGGTGTGAGATTAGAACCATACTCTCCTTATGAAAATTGGAATAATAAAACCACTGAAGAAAAGGAACAAGCAATTAATGAAGCATTGATGAAAGAAGAAACGGATTATTCTATTCCTTACTTATATATGGACGGACAGATTAATTATGGAGACAGTTTGTATTATCATACTGAAACTCCTATAAGTGAACAAACATGGCTTGTAATCGTAGATACGGAAGGAAAACGTGCATATTTTAAAAATATGTCTGATAAAAACAGTGAATTTGTAGAAAGAAAGTGGGGTACTTATTAATGGCAAAAGTAAAATTATTCGGCGGTGTAACGTACTGTGCTTTTGGCGTTGATGAAGGCTCACACTCACAAGAAATGATACAAACACCACCTACGCAAACATACGGTAATTATAATTGGAATACTGACACGAGAATGTTGTCAAACTTCAATGATAGTTTGTCGGGTAGTAATTTCGATGGCTCATATGAAAACATAGACCATTTTGAAGTATATAAAACACTTGGAGAATCAAATAGATTGCACAAGGTTTGTCAAACAGAAAATTCTGCTCAACGTGTAATAGAAGATTTTACGGTTGGCGACTTATGTGATTACAAGTATAACATTTTTGCTGTTTGTAAGAATACGATGACAGTTAACGATACGGAAGTTAATGTTGAAACCATCTCTCCTTTTGTGTCTGATAAGATTCAATTACATAGAGGTGTTATATCTGTTATAGGACTTGTTCCAACGGATAAAGAAAATACTTATACCATAGACGAAGATAACATATGGCAATTAGATATTAATGTTACTAATGACGGTTATACATTAAATACTGACAAGACGTTCTATCAAACACAAAACGCATATGGCAAAGCCACCGGTGGTAATCGTAAACAAAGAACTATGTCTATTACAGGGTTGCTTGGCAAGATAGATTGTAGTAATGACAGTGAATATGTAGACACCTATGATGACATTATAAATTGGGAAAACTTCGTATCAAGTAATAGTCTTAAAATGCTCATAGATTTAAGAGGATTAATAACAATCGGCGATACTGACGTTAATCCTACATTCCAATATGATACAAATGATAACCATGACGTGTCAGTAACCTTTACATTTAATCAGTTAAATGATATTGATACGGTTGATGTGTTGGGTATGACATTGCCGATTAATCCATTGTATTATGAATATTTAGCGGATAGCGAAGGAGCTTTGTTGAAAGATACAGTTGAAGTTGATTCGAATAATAAATATCACGAATACCTTGCTTCTCCCCTTTTGGACGGTGGTTTAATATGAACATATACAAGAACGGATATGTAGTTGACAGTATCCATAATATTAATATTGCAAATATAACAAAACAGGTATATCTAAATTCGTTCAGCAAACTTGGGTTTGAGAGAATGCTCAAAGTGTTCAAAGCTGATATAGTTATACCTGTTTTTAGATTGTATTTGTTGGACGAAGATGAAAATATATCAATAGACGCAAGCGATGATTTAATGTCAGCGAGTTTAAGTATTACATATCAGACTGGTCAAAGACGTACAATGAATATTACTCTTGCAAATATAGATAATAAGTGGAAGCCTAAGCCGATCAAGGGACTAATATGGACTGGAAGCAAATTCAGATTTGATTCTGGTATTGTTATTGGTGACACAATATATTGGAAACAACAAGGAGTATTTGTTTTTAAAGACCCTACATTATCAAGAGAAAATTCAAATCAAACAATCTCATTATCATTATGTGATAAGTTTGGCTTATTCGATGGCAGTGTTTATGGAACGACGAGTTTAAAAACAATCATTCCTGTTGGTGTTCCAATGAAGAATGCTTTTACTTCTCTATTGGCAAGCGACAGAGGAAATGGCAAACCATTTGACTTAAAACCAATTATTTTTAATAGTGAATATACGGACATTAATACATATTACACTATAAAGCAAGATGCCGGTACAAAAGTCAGTGAGATATTTACAAGTATGGGCGAAACAATTTCTTCCGATGTTTACTACAACGAATTTGGCAATATGGTTGTTAGTTCTAATGTTAATGAGTTTATATCATCTAACTTCCCTGTTGTATATCGTTTTGAGGAAAACGACAAAGATATTGTGTCGGCAAATGTTGTTTATAATACATCACAAGTCAGAAATAAAGTTGTTGTTAAAGGTGCTATTGCCAACGGTTATCAATTCAGTGCTATTGCCGAAAATAAGAATTTGAAATCAGACTATTGTATTCAGTATAATGGCGAAATACCAGAAGTTATAAATGATAGTAAACTATATGCTGATTCATTGTGTATGTCACGAGCAATGTATGAATTGATTAATTTTAGTCGTGGTACGAAAACATTGAATTTATCTTGCACATATAATCCTATATTCGATGTCAACCAGTCTGTTATGGTTAATTATCCAAGCTTGGGTATTAACAACGAAAACTATGTCATTGACTCTATTTCAATGAATATGGATAGTGGTGCAACGACATCTTTGACAATGACAAATATTAACGAGGTGATCTTTTGATAGACAAAGAGGAAGAAAAAATAGATTTTAATGATGAAACAGTTATTGCATATGTAAATATGATACGTCAAATTATCCAAAGTGAAGTTTCAACATATTTAAAAAATCAGAATATTGAAACATTTGAGGATTTAAAAGTGCAAAGCGTTTCTGATGACGGATTACACGCAACATTGAAAGATACGACTACAAAAGAAGTATATGAAAATATACCTAACTATACAAATATAAAAATCAAACCAAATGATTTTGTCCGAATGTATATTAGTAATCAAGGATTAAAAAAATATATTGGACAAACCTTTGGTTCAAGAACAGAATATCTATGTCAGATAGAAGACAAAGGCGGTGATAAGTAATGGCAGATTTACATATTGACACAAGTAATGTCAAGTTAATGAGCGAGTTTAAAGACGCAGTTGAGGAATATGTAAATAAATATGTATCAAGTATTATACAAGGATTGCATGGAAAACAGACACTTACTCAAAAAGCTACTGCGAGTAGTCGTGACGCACAAAAAGAAATAATTCCTGTGTCTCTAACAATCAACGTTCCTTTAGTTAAACATTGGGGCGTATTGAACGTAAAAAGAGTTAACACTAACGATTCGTTATCTCAAGTTATTTTTTGGTGGGATAATGGTAATTTTAAATATAAAATATCGTACAATTCATTGCTTGCTTGTGATATGAATCGGTTTCAACTGCAAACTATCCAATATATAGATTCAATAGCATTTAATGAAGATGGAAACGAGTTGTCATTTAACATCATTAATGATGTCTATTCCAACTCGACCACAAAAAGAGAAAACGGTAACTTTGAAGTTGATTATCATATTTGGTAGAAAGGACGGTGATTAGATGGCTCATCTAAATTTAAAAAAAAAAGATGCACATATTTTTACTCAAGCAGGTGTGACTATTCAAAACTTATTGAATTTGATTCAGTCATTTGAAACAAATGAACTTGAAGAGTTAAGAGATTTAATTGCAGCAATTAAAGATATTAACACGACAGATGATGACCAAAGTTTTAAGCAGCAATTATTGAATGTATTTGATAATGCGGTAATGGAAGATGAAGTTACAACAAAACTTGACAATACAAGCACTCTCCCACCTCAGACTAAAGTTGTAAAGAAAGCAATAGATGATGTTCTCGATAGGATTAAACAGACTAATTCAGATTTAAGTGATGAGATTTACAATAGACAAACTGGAGACCAAGATATAACTACCTTGGTGGAAAATGAAAGTCTATCAAGACAAAATGCGGATGATAAAATCAACAGAGAATTATATGGAAGTACAACAAATAGTTATACACTTTCCTCTGATATTGATCCTGCTCAAGTTGATGTCACTATTCAAGGTGGTTCTGGTGTTTTAAGTGTTGATATAGAAAATTTGACAAACGCCTTTGTTCTTAATGGAACAAAGGTTGTATCAGAGGGTAAAACAGTCGCAACATATCAGATTGAGTACGGTGAAAATATATCAAGACTTTTTGCAGTAGTTGATTATAATGTACAGTTAAAAACTTTTGATTTTAAATTAGTTAAATCAGATGATATTACATCTTCTGTTGAGGGAAACATTGCAACGCTTGTATTAGGATTGATAGAATTTGGTTATGGATTTAATACAAGTCAAGGATACTTTCTAAACGATGTATCTAAGAGTTTTCCATATATGTATCAAAATGTATCACAGAACACAGTTATCAAAATAAACGGATTAGCTGATTTGCAGACTATTGATAAGTCAAGTTTTATGTCTGCCATTAATGAATTAGCCAGAACAGATATGAAGGTCAATGTATCTTTGAACGACATAAAAAAGGAACTTAATGGTATGTCAAAAGGCGGTATTTGGCATTATGGTGAGGTATTGACACACACCGCTAATTTAAGTACCCCTGTAATAAATAATGCGGTTGACGCAAATATAGGTGACTTCTACCTCAACTCAAATACATTTTCAGTATATTTTTGTGTAGGAGATGATAATGGCAATCATAATTGGTTATATATCGGCAATTTGACAGGCAGTTTTGATTATTCAAATTATGCAAGTATTAATTCTCCACATTTTGAAGGAATACCAACAGCACCTACTCCAAGTGCTTCAAACAACTCTACGCAGATAGCTACAACGGAATATGTTAGAAGTGCTATTGATAAATATGCAAGTGGTGATAGCAGCGAAAATATTGATGAGTTAGACAAAATAGTAGATGATATCTATTGTGACAATAAAGAGTGGACTTGCACAAAAGTCGATCGAAAATTCCCAAACGTCACATTAAAAGATACTTCTACTGGTGAAATTCAAATTAATTGTATTGATTTTGGAAGATTTAGATTTTCTGAAAGTTTACCAACCGAAATTTCATTGTTTAGTTCAACTTCATCAAAAGAGAAGATTACTACACCAAATAAGGCGGTTTTGACTTATGTACCACAGTCGGGAGAAAAAATATATATTAATGCTGAGTATGATTGGTCTGAAAACGTTTTACAGTTGTCTTTGGCAAGTAATAAAATTGATGAACATAAGCAAGTTGATTGGATTGATTCGGCAAACAAGAGATGGCAATTTACATTAGGTTATTATGTTGTTACGTTAGCACAAGATACTTCCAAACAATATAGTATTCAATCTCAGACGTATACCCTACTTGATAATGGATATTTTTATTTTGCAAATGCATCATATAAGATGCCATTGTCAGAACTTCCGACGACAAATCACACAAGCATTTTATCTTCAATTATCGAAGTTTCAAATAATATATCTCAACTAAAGAGTGAGCTTGCAATTGAAAGAAATAATATTGCCGAGACTATATACTCTTTACATCCTACTGTTGAACAAATAACAATAAGTGCTGATAATAAACCGTCTAATAATTGGTATGGAAGTTTAATTACAACTGAAGTAAACGAATTGTTTGTTTTGGATAATCGGTTAGGAGATTTTTTTAAAGGGACTTACAATAAACAAGGTAATTTTCTTTATACCAATGACGAAATTGGTTATGTATTAACAAAAGATATTTTGCTAAATCAAAAAGCTTTTTGTCGTGTGCTTTCTAATCCTACGTCAGGAGTAGATAGTGTTTTTGGAGAAATAGAAGTGTTATTAACATTCTAAGAGGAGGAATTTATTATGACAAACATTAACTGGAAAGTAAGAATTAAAAATCCGATGTTTTGGGTGCAAATTGTGGTTGCTATTTTTGTCCCTGTACTTGGCTATATGGGGATTACGGCACAAGACCTAACTACATGGCAAGCAGTAGGCAATGTAATATTGACAGCTTTTTCTAATCCATATGTATTGCTGTTGATGGCAACGAGTGTTTATAATGCTATTATCGACCCAACTACAACAGGCATTACAGATAGCAAAATGGCACTTACATACAACACGCCTAACAGTGATAAATAAGAGAACATTCATCCTATGCGAATGTTCTTTTTTTTGTGCAAAAATTAAAGAAAGGAAGATTGCTATGAATATAATTGAAGTTGCTTATAAATGGCACGGTGGCTTTACAAAGCGTTCACGCACAGATTTTATAGCGTTACATCACGCAGAAGCAGTTAAATGTACTCCACAAGATATACACAGTTGGCACGTCTCAAATGGTTGGACAGGCATCGGTTATCATTTCTTTGTACGTAAGGACGGCACAATTTATCGTGGTCGTCCGCTTGATGTGGTTGGTGCTCACGTTCAAGGTATGAACAGTTGTTCTATTGGCATTTGTGCTGAAGGTGATTATCATACAAAAGAAAAGACAATGCCACAAGCACAAAAGAAATCTATTATCGAGTTATGTCAATATCTTAAAAAGAATTATTATCCAAATGCAAAGATAGTTGGACATAGAGAAATCGGTGACAGTAATTGTCCTGGTCGATATTATCCACTTGATGAAATTAAATTGGCTGTTGCCGGAGGAATTACTGTTCAAGCAGAAAATCCTCAAAAGATTGCTTTGGATAAGTTGGTAATGAAGGGTATTATTACAGATGCATCTCAATGGGTACTTACTGATTTCTTGACAAATGCAAAGGCAGTTAGAGTTCTCGACCTGCTTTCAGGCGGTACTTGGACAAGCGAGAAAACAAATTCAAGTATTCATTGGGCTCAGCCAAATGTCATCTCTTTAGCATCTAAGGATGGTGGTTCTTCGGACGGAACAAAAGTCATTGAAGATATTGACGGAATGGTTAATAAACTAAATGTCTGGATTTCTAAGGCTACATTATTGGCTTTGGTTGATAAGCTTACAGGCGGCACAAAAGAAAAATACAAGAATAGAAAAACAGACCATTGGGGCAGAAATTGTCTTGATAGCCTTTGTGACAAAGGCATAATTACAGACGTTAAGTATTGGGACTCCGATTTCGAATCTACAGTAGAAAACGGAGTTTTTTTAGTGCTTTGTTGTAATGCGTTTGGTCTTTGAGGGAGGGTTTAATGTACACGATTACTCTATTAAACGATAGAAGATTATATGGAGCTCACAAAGAAGCAATTATGCAGTATGACAATATGGTCGGTAAAATTCAATTTTTAATTCCACAAACATATGACGGAAATGATATGAGAAATTTTACGACTGTATCATTGGAATATATCTCCCCTATTTCTCATTTGTATAAGCAAGAATTTTTAACTTTATCTGAGGAATTGGTAGAATATGCTGATGAACAATATTTAGAATATTTGCTTCCTATTGGCTCAAAAATGACTGCTGAAAATGGGAATATTGAATTACAACTATCGTTTTACCAAGTTTATATGGACGAAGATGGTGTAGTGCAAGACCCTGTTCTGAAAACACAATCTTGTAGGGTAAAAATTATTCCTACAAAGAACTGGGCTCAATTTGTACCGTCAGAATCTATGGCGGCACTTGACCAACGTATTGCTCAGTTGATTGCTTTGGAAGAAGAAATTACCGAATTACAAGGACAGATTATTGAACATCATGACAATTTTATAAATGATGATGTTATTTCTGATAAGACAACATATTCGTCAAAGAAGATTGAAGAATTTATAGACAAGAATGAACTTGATGAAACCGTTGAAAATATAACAAATACTGAAAAACAAACAATCTCTGATGAAGAGATAGAAAATCTATTCAAATAATTTAGGATAAATCGCATTATGCCGGCTAACAATGCGTTTTATTATATACATAACTTATACACTTTTATTAAATTCAAGGAGGAAATTAGAATGGCAAACGAAACACAAAAGTTTTTAAGTTACGAAGGTCTTGGTACATATGACAGTAAAGTCAAAGCTTATATTGTAGATAAGGCTGACGCTGCCAAGACATCTGCTATCAAAGCAGACGCGGTTGTAGTTACTACAGATGTAACAACAGAAGGATATGCAAAGTCTTATACCTTCACTCAGAATGGTGCAACTATTGCTACGGTTGATATTCCAAAGGATATGGTCGTATCAAGTGGTAAAGTGGTTGTCAACCCTGAAGGGCAGGATGAAGGCACATACCTTGAATTGACACTATCTAATGCAACAAGTGACAAAGTTTATATTAATGTTGGTAAGCTTGTAGACATTTACACTGCAAAAGCCAATGCAACTCAGGTTCAGATTGCTATTGATTCTGCAACAAGAGAAGTTAGTGCCACAATTGTTGCTGGTGGTGTAGGTTCAACAGAACTTGCTGACGGTGCAGTTATTACTGCTAAGATTGGTGATGCTCAAGTTACAAAAGCAAAATTAGGCACTGATGTACAAGCTTCTATTGATAAAGCCGATTCTGCAATTCAGTCGGTTGCTACCGGTAAAACAGACGGTACAGTCGCTGTCGATGGCACAGATGTTTTAGTTGCAGGCTTAAAGTCTGCCGCATATGCTGAGACAACGGCTTTTGATGCGGCTGGTGTTGCAGATACAAAAGTAAAAGAACTTGCTGATGGTGCAGTAAAAACAAATACAAGTGATATTTCAACACTAAAAACAAAAGTGGCTGATCTTGAATCTGTTGCTATTGAAACAATCTCAACAGATGAAATAAATGCTCTATTTACAAAAGTGACTGAATAATTTATTCTCTGATTAATTCAAGGTGATACATATTTCTAAGGGAAGGGTGACGACTCTTCCCTTTTTGTATTACTTGATACTATATGTTTTTGCAAAAATATATAACTCGTTTTGGAGGAAAGAAAATGGAAGAAAAGAAATTTTTAGATTTAAATGGTTTAAAAATAGTTGTAAATAACATCGAGAACGAGATAGATGGAAATAAAGGCGACATATCTTTTACCGATGATATTACTTATGAACCGTTAGAAGAAACGGAGGCAAGTTCATAATGGCTATGTCTTTAAAGGAAAGCTTAGAAAGCTTAAAAAATCAAACATCTGCATACACTCCATCAGTAATGATGCTTGAACCAGATACTGAACCAGAGATAACAGTTGATATGGACAATAGAACGATTACTGTTCCGTCTGAATTGCAGACAATAGGTGTAGCCACTGAAAATAATGCCGAAACAGTTTACATTCGTGTTCCGTCTATTACATTTGACGGAATTGGTTTAACTGATAAGACTGCCTATATCTATTTTGTGAATGCCGGCAAAGAAGTGAATATTTACAAAGTGACAGATGTTGTCGTTGAAGATAGTTCTATTAAGCTTGGATGGACAATTACTAATGATGTTACTCGTTATGCAGGAACGGTATCATTCTCTTTGGCGTTTGAGTTGGATAATTCATATAAATGGACAACCACACCTGCTACTTTAACGGTTCTTAAAGGATTGGACATTGACCAAACAATTTCAAAACAAGACACTGCTATCGTATCTGCTCTATATGACAAGGTTAATGCTCTTAATACAAAGGTAGACAATGCTGTAAATTCAATGGATAATTCAGTTGCAACAATCAACTCATTGCAGAGTGCTATACAATCGTTGCAGTCGGAATTAAACTACATAAAAGAACACGTTGTTTACGTGATAGATGATATTGAAAATTAGAAAGGAGGAACTTAATGGCTAAAGCAAAATATTTTACACAAAATAACGAAAAAGTATATCCTATATCACACACCAAAGCAGTATATGATGGCAATGGTAAAGTCTTAGAGGATAGATTAACTGAAGATGAAACTGCAATTTCAAGCCTACAAACGGACGTAAAAGGCAAAGCCGATAAGACTGATGTAGACAATAAGTTAAGCTCAAATAGTGCCATTTCTGATACTACTGTGGCTTTTACAGAGGCTTCAGCAAGGGAAAATATTGTTTCAAATGAAAAGAGTTCTACTTTATTTGGTAAAGTTCAAAAATGGTTCTCTGATTTAAAAAAAGTTGCTTTTACAGGTAGTTATTCTGATTTGATTGATACTCCGTCAAATGCTACTACTACCATTAATGGTTTAATGTCGTCAAGCGATAAAATAAAATTAAACGGAATATCAAGTAATGCAAATAACTATATTCACCCCACTACATCTGGCAATAAACACATACCAAGTGGAGGCTCATCAGGTCAAATATTGAAATGGTCGGCAGATGGCACTGCTATATGGGGAACTGAAAAAACATATAGTAATGCTACCACTTCAAGTTCAGGGTTGATGAGTGCAAGCGACAAAACAGACCTCGATGCTTGTGTAGAAACTTTAAGTGCCGATGCGTCTATGTTTCTTAGTTCCATTAAATCTCCAGCTCCTGCTGAATTTGAATTTGTTGAAACTTTATCATTAAGTAATTTAACTTTAACAGGTGATGTAGTATTTTCCGATACGGGTTTATTTAATGGATATGCTTCATTAACTGAAATCACATCAGGACTTAATGATATTTTTCAAAAGAATATTGATAACGGATTTGATTTTGTTTACTATATGGTACATAATACAAGCAGTAAACGATTTGAATTTTCTGCTACTGACCCATTGTATATATCCAGTAGTCAGGGTGGTAAATGGTATTATGATGGAAACGAAATAGCAACAAAGTCTGATATTCCAAGTACTTCTGATTTTCTTAAAACATCTGGCGGTACAATGTCTGGGACTTATAAATTAACATCTGGTTGTAGTATTGATTCTAGTTACAATAATAATTTAAAATTATTAAGAGTTGATTCAAATTTTAACTATTTTGGTTATAGAAATAATGCTGATACAACAACTATAACTAATCATTTTGGTTCAAGTTATAGTCCATCATATGCAAAAAATATATTGAATTATTACGGAAGATATGCTGAAACCAATCACTTTGGTGCAAATGCTACAAGTAATTATTTTGGTAGTTCATCAACAACATCATATTATAGAGGTAATACAATTTATTTAGGTGATTTACAAGCACATCCTGTATATATGCAAGGCAGTACTTCATATAAAGTTGTAGGAACAACTACTGGACATAATACAAAAGTCCATGTAGCAAGTTCACAACCAAGTAATATGTCAGTTGGAGATATATGGTTTAAGATACCGTCATAATAAAGGAGGTTGATTTTTATGGCATACTGGTCGGATTCCGGAATAAGAGCAACCTCATTTGCTGGTGGTAGTGGAACATCTAGTAGTCCATACTTAATATCCACTCCAGCTCAACTTGGTTATTTATCTTATTTGATAAATAGTAGCACCTCATCATCATATAAAAGTAAATATTATAAAGTTACTGCAAATCTTGATATGTCTGATAATAAATGGATTCCTATAGGATATGCTTCTAGTAGCTATTCATTTACTGGTACATTTGACGGGGATGGATATTGGATAAATTATCTGACTGTAGAAGGATCATACTCCGGAGCAGGTTTATTTGGATATATCTCATCGTCATGTAATATAAAGAATATTAGACTAGAAAGTCCAGAATTCATATTAACAGGCTCATCTACTACATATAGTGGATTCATAGCCGGATACAGTAATACTTCAAATATAAGTAATATACTTATATCTAGCGGATGGTTAAAAAGTAGTAACACAACTACAAATTATATTGGTGGTATTGTTGGAATGGATTATAATCCAACAACTGTCACTGATGTTTATTTGGACTCATGTACTATTGAAACAACATCCACATCTCACAGGATTGGTGGAATTACAGGTTGGACTAATAGTGCAAACCTTACAGTTGAACGTGCTAATATATATCTAACTGTTAATTCATCATCGTCTGCTGGAACTAACTATTGCGTAGGGGGAGTAGTCGGTTATAATTCTAACTCAAATTCTAGTTATATAACCAGCTTAACAGATGTGAATATATCATTGAATGTTACAAATAAGTCATCATCATCTACCATGGGTGGGCTAATAGGTAACCTATCGACGAATATAAAGGCTTCTAACATATTATTAGAACACGTATCTATATATAAATGCTATTATTCTGGTAGTGCGAATACTTATGACGGTGCATTAGTTGGTGGTAGTTATACTTGTAAAATTAATCCAGTATCAGGTTCAACTCTGTTACTTGACTATAATACTGATAATTCAAATATCACCAAATATACAAATGGTGTGAGTACATCATTAACTACATATTACTCATCGTTCTCAAGTGAATTCAAACCGTCTGGTGGATACTATGATGACAGTGGTAATAACGTCAAAACATACATGATTAATACATACGGTAATGGTGAGAATTGGGTATTGAATGGAACCACGCCTTTTGTTAAAGTCCCATATGGTCCATCGAGTCCTAAAAGAGTTTATGCCCTACAATTAGTAGATTGGGAGTGGATATATTTATTTGGTGGTACGGGTGACCAAACCATAAAGGTAATATATACAACTGCATCAACGTATAAACTGCCTTTCCCGGATAAATATGCTTATCTTGGAATAACTTTGAAAGTACAGAGTTCTGATGGTAATACAACATACATGTCAAATGCCAGTCCTGGAACACCTATATCAATTGGTGCTGATAAAAAAATTACCGTTAATACTCTTGATAAAACAAAACTTATATCATATAAAAAAGACAGTTCAACAACAGTCGAAGTTGAAGATATTTGTTATAAAAGTGATTCATCTACGATTAAAACTGTAAATGATTATAAATATAAAAAAGATAGCAGTACTATTGTTTAAAAGTAAGGAGGTTTTAAAATTGCTTATAATTAATAATGAAATCCAAATTCTAGAAGGAAATGAAATCTATGAAAGAGAATACCTTACAAGAGGAGCAAGAAGAACTTGTATTCAGATAGAGATTCCTAAACAAGATAATGTCACATACGAAACGCTTGCAGACACATTTGTAGATGGTGTTTCTATTGTAAGACGTTTAACCGAAACAAGAATTGAGCCGACACTTGTAACCGAAGCTACAGAAACCGAAGAAGCGGTCTATGAGGATAAAGAAGTTGAATATACTAATGACTATCCTCTATCTGACTTTGTAGTTGCAGGTGATATTATTGATAAGCGTGACGGCACATTCACAGTTTATATGGGTAAGAAAACATCATCTGAAATTCTAGAAGAAGAAAATGCTGAGCTGTTGTTGACACTTGGAGGTGAAATCTAATGTATTATTCTATGATAAAAAAATATTATCTTGAAGGATATGGCTATCCTAAGAGATATTACAGCGATACAGATTTGGACAAGTTTGTATCTAAAGGTATGCTAACTAAGGAGCAGGCTGAATCTTTAAAAGTAGAAAAAGGAAGTGTTGAATAATGGCTGAAAATGTTGAAAAAACTGTGGAATTTCAAATTGAAGATATGAATACGGTAATAAATTTACTAAACGACATAAGTGTTCGTGGCAACGATGTAATAAAGTTTGCAAATGTTCTACATATTTTACAAAGCAAAGGTACTATTAAGTAAGACACCAAGGAGGGCTAATGGAAGTAATATCAGAATTACAAAATATAGATTTGACTTCGTGGATTATTGTTGGTTTTATGATAATGGCAATCATTGTAACATTCTATGAGGTCATATGTAAAGTATGTGCCATTTTCAATAAGCCAATAGGAGCAATGAAACAACGAAAGGCTGACCATGCATTGTTAGTTGAGACGGTTCAGGATTTAAAGCAATTACACGAAAAGCACGAAGAAGATACTAAGCAGTCAATTAAGCACGATAAGATTATCAAGGAAGAACTTTCGATGCTTGCCAATACTGTCAATAGTATTGCTACCAATCTTGAAGATATGGAGCGAAAAAATAACGAAACCAAAGTTAAGGAATTGAAAGACACTCTTATCAATTATTATAATAAGTATCGTGTAATTGGTGAGTGGTCAAACCTTGAGAAAGAAGCTTTTTGGGAATTATTTGAGGATTACGAATCCAGAGGCGGCAATGGATTTATACACAGTATTGTTGAGCCTGTTATGCGAGAATTAAAGGTAATTGATTAAAATCCAATAATCGAATATAGCACAAACAACACTTGAGGTTGTTTTGAACGTGGAAGCAAGATGTCGGTTCGCTTTCGGTGTCTTGTGGAGTTCTATGGAGGTTGTGTGATAACCACATAGCGAATAAGTCTTGGACTGAAAGAAAACACACTATAATTTTAGGGTAGAGGAATTAAGTTTCCCCTACCCTATTTTTTACGCTTTTCAAGAATAATTTATAGAAATATAGATTTATTTTCCTTTTACTTTTTAGATTATAATAACACCAATTTTGATACCAATTTGATACCAATTAATTGATAAAAGTTGATATATTTTGATACTTTTAAGCCTTTTAGAATTATTTTCCAATCTTTGAGCCCTTAAAAAATGGCTTAAAATAAAGGTTTCTGAGGATTTTAAATAGTTTTTGATATTATATCACTTTTTTTCTCAGTTGTCCACAGGAAGCTGA